TCTGCCGCGATCATGTCGATCAACCAACTTTCACCATAGTCGACAGCGTCGGCGTGTGCGTGGTGTACGTCGGGCAGTCGACCGGATGCGTGTCCGTTGTCCCACACGACCACGTATCGCGGCGCAGAGAACGCCAACGTGTGGACACCGCAGTGGTACGGGCAGCACATAGCCTCCCACCCGCCGTTGGTGCACAGAGACTGACGCTCGGCCAGCGCGTAGATGCGGGAGACCAGTTCTTCGGTCGACAGCTGCTTGGCAGCCGCGTTGGCCCGCAGGTATCGACGCTCATCGAAGTCATGGCTAGGCGCAGTAGGTAGAAAATGACCCGAGGTGGAGGCTTTCCATTCGCCCCAAACCACCTCGAGCCACTTCCTATCCTGGTCTGCAATCCGCAGCTGAAGGTTCTCGTACGCCTCCGCGGTATGCGACCAGGACCACATCAGAACAGCTCCTTGGCGCGTTCCTCGAAGAAGCCCTCGGGCCACACGTCCACGAACTCTCCGGTGTTGTCGACCCGCAGGGTGTGCGGTGTCAGATCCTTGGACAGCACGATGACGTCGACCTGCCGGCCGCCGATGTGTCCCTCCCGCACCTGTCGCAGTAGCCGCAGCAGCGGGAGCTCCATGAGCGTCACCACCACCGTGTGGCTCATCACGTTGACCATCCTGTCGACGATCGAGTCTGCGAGCTCGGCTTGGATGCCGGACGGCACATCTCCGCGTAGCTCCGTGTAGTGGTCCAGCACCAGGTTGTTCATGCTGACGTGCCTCCGCAGGTCGTTTAGGCTAACGGAGCAGCTCGTCACCCAGACGACTTTACTCCACTTGGACGCCATCCACTCATCGTACGTGGTCATCGTGCCCTCTCCGACTGTGCCCGCGCGGCCTTCGCGACTGCGACGCGCTTGGCGCTGTTGATCTCCGCGTCGGTCACGTTCAGGTTCTTCTTCACGACACCCCAGTCGTTCGTACGAACCCACTCCTCGAGGATCAGCCTGTTGGTCTTACTCAGTTTGAGCTCATCGATAAGCGGCATCCGTATCCTCCTCATCCTCTTCTTCGTTGTCGTCTTCCTCGTCTTCATCATGACAAGGGCAGTCACAGCCAGGGTCACGCCAGCACATGTCGTCGGTGCAGCTGCTGCATTCTTGGTCTTGCGCCATCTCATCCCAGATCTCAGTACCGGCATCGCTGGCTTCGAAATCGTCGGCTAGCCGGTTCACACAGATCATGCAGATGATGCCAGCGTCTCGCTTACCCTCGAATGCGTGCAGATTACCGCCACGTGCCTCTAGTCGACCGATCTCGACCAGAGCGCACTTCTCCCCCAGCAGTACCGAATTGGTGCAGCAGGTGCAGTCCCTCCACGAGTCCGTTGTTCGGATCGGCAGGACATCAGCGGCCGCTGCGCGCATGTGCGCTAGCGTGGAATCGAAGCACCCTTCGTGGAATAGCCTCGGCTCATAAAGCGGCTCGCCAACTTCACTGATGATCGGCGGCATGGCCAGTTCGTTACTTTCCGCGTCGTGCTCCAGCCACACGCCTTGTACGAGCGTAACGAACTCACCGTAGACGAACTCTTCACCGCACTGGTAGCAGTGCTCCCCCGAAAGCCGCACTTCCGGCGGCGCACGTCTACCGAACCCCGGATACCGCACTACAGCCATTGGCCACCAACCTTTTCCAGTGTTGTGCGCTCTAGGCGAACCCACCGAAGAGAAACGCGGCTACGGTGCATGTCCGGCGATACTCCGTCCGGTCCAACGTCGCCCAGCAGCCAAAAGCGCTCGAACACATCTTTGCCGTGCTCCAGATGCACTCGCCGAGAGCACTCCACACCTTGCGGCAAGCAGAAACGCTGATCCTTGAAGTCGAATCTGAGCTCCAACTCGCGCATGTACAGGTCGTCCTGTAGGTCGTACTCGTCGCAGCAGACACCGTACCAGTTGGGCGTGCCTGGCCTTGGGTACTCGCGACCAGACCACCTGCAGAGCGTGCCGGGTTCAGCGAGGCCAAGCAGCACCTCGAGGTCCCGTTGATTGACGAATGAAACGAACCCATCCGGGTCCGTGAGCCGAATGCGTAGTCCGCCCAGCACACGGCCCGGATGGGGCCGGTAGACACCTTGGACTGTCCACACTCGTGAGGTGTCGACGGTATCGTCTATCTCAACGTTGGTCAGCCCGAAGTCGTCTACCAGCAGGTTACTGTCTGGGTACGTCTGGAGGGGCTCGCGGTAAGGATTGATGATCACGCTGTCGCCTCACTACCGTATCGCGGCATCCGTAGAGGAAGCCCTCAGCGAGGGCCAATAGAAACAGCCACCACATCGGCGGCTACTCGCTGTCGGTACTGCTGTCGTAGCTGGCGGAGTCGTCCGCCCAGCCAGCGCCGTCGTCGAGCTCGTCGAACGGCACTGCGTCCACTGGATCAGGGATACCCTCGACCAGCCCAGAGAGAAGACTCTCGAATACACTTTCCCCAGGCTCAGTCATCGACATGCACTCGTTCTCCCGCAACCGTGTTGATCGGTTGCTCTCAATGCTGTTATGCCGCCGCTAGCGCGATCCTTGCGTCACCGTATGCCGACGGTTTACGCTCATTGCGCGCATCGCGCGCCGGAGAGGCGGCCCGCCTCAAGGACCGGAGAACATGACATACGTCAATCCCGAAGAAGGCTTCAACGTTCTGCGCGATCAGACCGTTGACGAGATCAAGAAGCACTTCCCTCTGACTGGTGCCAAGCAGTCGCTGCACCTCGAGGATGTGGAGTTCGGCCACGTTCCGAAGGCCGACGACATCAAAGCGCAGCACCAGGCCAAGATCTCCGGGGATACCTGGGGAGTTCCTGTCTTCGGCCGTGTGACGCTGCGAGACAACGCCACCGGAAAGGTGTTGGACCGTCGCAAGGTCAAGCTTGTGGATCTTCCGAAGATGACGCGCGGAAGGTACAGCTACATCGTTGGTGGGCAGGAGTACCAGCTGGAGAACCAGTGGCAGCTGAACCCGGGCGTGTACACGCGTCGACGTCAGAACGGTGAGCTCGAAAGCCGATTCAACCTGGCTGGTCGTGGCTCTTTCGACATCGTGTTTCACCCGGACAAGAAGCAGTTCGTGTTCAACTGGGGTAAGAGCAATCTGCCGCTTTACCCGATCCTGCACGCCGCGGGGATGACGGATCCGGAACTCGAGCGCGCGTGGGGCAAGGACATCCTGGAAGCCAACAAGGATGTACGCGGGGCCGCCGGCGTGCTGATGAAGTTCTACAAGTCGGAAGTCGGAGAGGCACCGCCGTCGCACGAGGCCGCGGTCGAGCACCTACGGACGCTGCTGTTCAACTCGAAGCTTCGTCCAGATATGACCAAGCTGACGCTCGGGCGCCCGTTTGAGTTTGCTTCTGGCGAAGCGATGACGGCCGCCACCAAGCGGCTGCTGTCCGTACATGACGGGCAACCGGAAGATGACCGCGACAGCCTGATCTTCAAGTCGCTGCGGTCGGCTGGTGAGTTCGCTGCAGATCACATTCGTCAGGCAATTCCGCGCATCCGCACTAAGGTGCAGCGAACCATCGATAGCGCCACCAACGTGCGTGAGGCGTTCAAGACGGAGTTCTTCAACGAGCCCGTACGCGCGATGTTCCGCTCGTCTCTCGCCCGGGTGCCTGACCAGATCAACCCGCTTGAGATGGTAGCCAGCTCCATGCAGACGACCGTCATGGGGCCCGGTGGCATCCAGTCGGCGCACAAGGTGATGGAGAGCTCCAAGCTCATCAACCAGAGCCACTTCGGATTCATCGACCCGCTGCACACGCCGGAGGGCGAGAAGACCGGCATCACGCTGCGGCTACCGCTCGGCGTGCGCAAGAACGGATCCGAGGCTCAGCTTCGAGCGTACAACACCAAGACCAAGAAGCTCGAGTGGATCAACCCGGCAACGTTCTTGCAGTCGAACGTGGTTCTTCCTGATCAGGTCTCTTGGAAACCCGACGGGACACCGAAGGCGCTGTACCCGTCGGTCAGCACGATGGGTGTCGGCAACCATATCTCGAAGAAGCCGATCAGCGAGGCCGACTACGTGCTTCCGCAGGCCACACAGCTGTGGGACATCGGGTCGAACTTGATCCCGATGCTGCCTTCGGTGTCTGGCCCTCGCGCGTCGATGGCCGGCAGGCACATGGAGCAGGCCATCTCGCTGGTCCACCGCGAGCCGCCGCTTGTGCAGGTGAAGACCGGCGTCGGCAACACCACGTTCGAGGAAGTACTTGGGAACGTAGCGTCGCACCAGTCTCCTGTCGACGGTACGGTTCACCAGGTACGCCGGGACAGCATCATCATCAAGGACAAGGACGGCACGGCGCATGACGTGCCACTGTACGACCACTACCCGCTGAATGACCCCCGGGCGATGATCACGTCTATCCCGCTGGTAAAGGCTGGAGACACCGTCAAGAGCAAGCAGACCATCGCCGACACCAACTTCTCCAAGAACGGCGTCATGGCGCTCGGCACCAACATGCGCGTCGCGTACATCCCCTACAAGGGACTGAACTTCGAGGACGGTGTTGTCATCAGCGAGTCGGCTGCAAAGAAGTTCACGTCGAACCACCTGTACAAGCCCAGCCTTCGCACAGACGACACGGTGATCTTGGACAAGCGAAAGTTCAACATTCATCACCCCGGCGTCTACACGAAGGAGCAGCTCAGCACGATCGGTGACGACGGTGTTGTCCACGTTGGGACAATCGTGAAGCCTGGAGACCCTCTGGTTGTGGCACTGCGCCCTCTGGCTGTGCAAGACAAGACATCGCTGGCGCATATCCACAAGAGCCTCGCCGCCCATCACTCCAACGCCTCCGTAGCGTGGGACTCCGAGCATCCCGGCGAGGTGATCGCTACGCACCGTAAGGGCAAGGACATCGTCGTGCACGTGCGCACTGCGGAGTCCATGCAGGTCGGCGACAAGATCGCTGGTCGCTCCGCCAACAAGGGCGTCGTCACGCGCATCATTCCAGACCACGAGATGCCACACGACGAGCACGGTAAGCCTGTCGACGTGTTGCTGAACCCGTTTGGCGTGCCGGGACGTATGAACCCTGCGCAGCTGTTCGAGACCGCCGCCTCGAAGATCGCCTTGAAGATGGGCAAGCCGTACGCGGTTCGCAACTTCGATCCTGGGGTGAACTACCTCGACAAGATCAAGTCGGATCTGGCCGCACACGGCATCAAGGACACGGAGAAGCTGATCGATCCGCTGACGAAGCTGCCTCTTGGGGAGGTACTTGTTGGGCACCAGTACCTCCACAAGCTCGTGCATCAGGTCGAGAAGAAGGTATCGGTGCGGTCCGGAATGGGGCTGCCGGGTCAGCCAGCCAAGGAACACTACGATTCGAACATGCAGCCTGTTGGTGGCGGGCACCAGGGCGGGCAGTCGATCGGCAGCCTCGGCTACTACGCGCTCCTCGCACATGGCGCCAAGGCCAACATCCGCGAGATGAACACGTGGAAGTCCGAGGGTACGCCAACGGAGGACGTGAACGTCAAGGGCGGGCACGTGTCCCAGCACGCCGAGGTATGGGGCGCCATCCAGCGAGGTACGCCGCTACCGACACCGCAGCCGACGTTCGCCTTCAAGAAGTTCGAGTCGTACTTGCGCGGTGCCGGCATCAACATGGAGAAGAAGGGGCACAACTTCGTTCTGTCCCCTCTTACGGATCAACAGATCCTGCGCTTGTCGGCCGGCGCCATTCCCGACCCGATCAAGGTGGTACGTGCGAAGGACGTCAAGGAGCTCAAGGGCGGTCTGTTCGATGAGAAGCTGACCGGCGGGTTCGGTGGAACCAAATGGAGCCACATCGCGCTGGCGGAGCCGCTACCTAACCCGACGTTCGAGGAGCCGATCTGCTCGTTGCTGCACCTCAAGGGCAACGAGTTCGACGCTATCGTGGCCGGCACCAAGGGGCTGTCGGCAGCCGGGCACGTGGTCGAGCCACACCAGGGCCTGACCGGCGGCACGGCCATCGAGGCGGCCCTGAAGAAGATCGATGTTCAGGCTGAGCTCAAGAAGACGTTGGCCCTTCTGTCTGCCTCGTCCAACAAGTCTGCCAAGATCAACGACTTCCTGAAGCGAGCAAAGTACCTGCGCGCGCTAGACCAGCTGAAGATCGGAGCAGCAGACGCGTACGTGCTGCACCATCTACCGGTACTACCGCCCGCCATGCGCCCTGTCACGGTGTTGCCGTCTGGCGACATCCGCTACGACGACATCAACGGGCTCTACGTGCAGTTCGCGATGCTGAACGAGCAGCTAGCGAAACCCGGCCTGAAGCTGAAGGCACCGCCGCAGTTTCGTGTCGATCTTCGGAAGTCGTTGTACGACGGCGTCAAGGCCCTGATGGGGGTTGGCATTCCGTACGATCGCGCAGATCAGAAGGGACTGTTGCACACGATCCAGGGCATCCAACCGAAGAAGGGCTTCTTCCAGAAGACCCTGATGAGCCGTCGACAGGACCTGACGGCACGCTCCGTCATCGTTCCTGAGCCGGCACTAGGTCTCGATGAAGTGGGTATCCCGCGTGACGTCGCGGTCAAGCTCTTCAGGCCGTTCATCGTCAACAAGCTGGTCAACACCGGCATGGCGCCGATCGTGGCGCAGGAGCACTTGGCCAAGAACGGCGAGCTCGTGAATCACGCGTTGAACGAAGTGATCGCAGAGCGCCCCGTGCTGATGAAGCGCGACCCAGCGCTGCACAAGTACAACGTCCAGGGGTTCAAGCCGCGCATCGTGAACGGCACCGCGATCCAGGTGCATCCGTTGATCTGCGGGTCCTACAACGCAGACTTTGACGGAGACATGGTGAGCCTCTACGTGCCGATCGCGCACGATGCGGTGCAGGAGGCCAAGAAGATGATGCCGTCGGCAAACCTCTTCAATGAGGCGACGGGCAAAGTCATGTACCAACCGACCAAGGAGTCGTTGCTGGGCGTCTACCGGCTGACGATCCCTGGGCAGAAGACCTCCCATACGTTCTCTTCCCACGACGCTGTGACGGAGGCGTTCAAGAACGGGCAACTGAAGTACTCCGACGTCGTGAAGGTTGGTGGAACGGAAACGACGCCCGGCAGAGTCCTGGTGGCCAACACGCTTCCGACCGCGATGCGCCCGTACCTGCTTGGCTCGATGGACAACGTACTGACGTCCGACAAGTTGTCGCACGTCATGACGACGTTGGCGCGAGATCACGCGCCTGACTTCGGCACGGTGGCAAACAAGCTGAAGGATCTGGGGAACGGCGCGGCATTCGGGGTGATTCCGCAGACACTCATCGGAAAAGACGTGCCTATTGGGGCGCACACGCTGAGCCTTTCTGACTTCACTCCCGACAACAAGACCCGCGCGACCGTCGTCATGGCGGCGCAGGCTAAGGTCGATGCCATCAACAAGTCGTCGCTGCGCGAGCCAGAAAAAGAGCGACGCGCCGTGGAGGTCTGGAAGGCAGCCGACGCTGAGATGAAGAAGCTGCACAAGAGCCACATGGACTCGAACCCGTCGAACCTCACGCTGATGGCCACCTCCGGCGACAAGCCCGGGTGGACACAGTACAAGCAGCTGGTCTTGGCGCCGATGACGTTCCAGGATTCGCTGGGTCGCGACATCCCGATCCCGGTCACAAAGAACTACTCGGAGGGCCTAGATCTTGGCGGGTACTGGACGCAGATGTACGGAGCGCGCCGTGGAACGGTGATGAAGGTGCAGGAGGTGCAGCGTCCCGGCTACCTGACGAAACTCATGATGAACTCGTCGATGCACATGGTCGTGGCGGAGCCCGACTGCGGCACCGACAAGGGCATCGCGCTGCCGGTCGTGGACAAGCACGGGCGCAACACGACGGACGTTCATGACCGCTTCCTGGCACAGCCCTTCAAGGCGAACGGTCTGGAGATCCCTGCCGGAACGGTTCTGACTCCATCGCTGGTAGACCGCATTCGCGCAGCCAAGAAGGACGCCACGTTGGTCGTGCGCAGTCCGTTGAAGTGCGAGCACTCACATGGCTTCTGCCAGAAGTGCCTTGGCCTGACCACCTCCGGTGGCCTGACCCCGATCGGTACCAACGCCGGTGTGGTGGCCGCGCAGACGCTAGGGGAGCGAGCGGTGCAGCTGTCGATGCGCGTGTTCCACACGGGTGGTGCAGCTGGTGGAGGCGGCACGCTGGTCGGCGGTCTGACGAAGCTCGAGCAGCTCACCAACCTGCCGAAGACGTTGCCGGACGCAACACCACTGGCCATGCGTAGTGGCACGATCGACAACATCTCTGTTGACCGCACAGGCGCCACCATCCACGTCGACGGGAAGCCACACCACGTTGGGCGTGACCACGCAGGTAACCTGCTGCACCACCCGCTGCCCGGTGCCCCAGTTGAAGGGTGGGAACCGCCGAAGGTCGGCATGAAAGTCACGGCGGGGCAGCCGCTGGGTGACCCTAGTCGCACCGTCATGAACCCGCACGCGCTGCTGGAGGCAACGGGCCGCATGGACGTCGTCCAGGGGCACCTGGCGAACGAGCTCCATCAGCTGTTCAAGGACGAGGGGGTGCGCCGTCTGCAATCGGAGATCGTCGTGAAGGCGATGGGCAACCTCACGAAGGTCACCAACCCGGGTGACCACCCGACGATCCTACGTGGGGAGTTCCACCCGACCAGCGTCGTCAACCACATCAACGCCACACAGCTGAAGGGCAAGCGCCCCATCCAGCACGAGCCGACGCTTCAGGGCGTCAGCATGCTCCCGCTGTCGGTGCAAGAAGACTGGATGGCGAAGCTGCAGCACAACCACATCTCGGCGACCATCCTCGACGCGGCCGCAACTCACGGCTCTTCGAGCATCCACGGCACACACCCTGTGCCGGGCTCCGCCTACGCGGTAGAGTTTGGCCTCACGTCGACCGACTCCAAGAAGCCGCAGTACAGCCACCTCAAGGACGTTCCGACGCACCACTACTGACATGCCGAAGTCTTTCCGCAACACGATGACCAGTGACGCCGGCACGGACCCGGCCCTCTGCCTCGAGGGCCGGGTTGTCGACGTCAACATGAAGAACTGGACCGTGGACGTAGCCAGCTCCTTCGACCAGAAGACGCTGAACGACATCCAGGTTGGGTCTCCCTACGTGCACTTCAACAACGGCGAGGGCGTGTACTGCATGCCCGACGTTGGCGCTGTGTGCAAAGTGATGATCCCGAGCGACACCACGGCGCCATTCGTCATGTGCTTCGTCATGCCGATGGAAGTGGTGGCATCGGATGGCGGCGTGCAGGGCTCCGTCGACGACGTAGTGGTGACGGGCCCCGATGGGGTCAAGAAGGCTGACCCTAGCGCGATCGTTGGCGGTGATGCTCCGACCGGCACTGTGTCGCGCTCGAGCACCGGCAGGTCCACCGATGCGTCATTCTATGGCGGCCGACCGGACGCGCTCATGGGCGACATCGTGATGCGTACGCGCGACGACAACTTCCTCATCCTGCACAGGGGCGGGGTCGTACAGATCGGTGCATCGGAGATCGCCCAGCGGATCTTCCTGCCCATCGGAAACTTCATCGAAGACATCTCCGGCAACTACGCGCACCGCAACACCGGCGGCACCATCCAATGGGGGCTGCAGGACATCACCCCGGACGACGCGGCGAAGTCGCCCACGAGACACATGGAAGTGTACCGTGTGTGGGCTGACGACAAGTACGCTGATATCCGCGTGACCCACGGCAACGCTTTCGGCAAAGAACCAGCCGCCGAAGGGTCCATCAGTGGCAACATCGTGTACGACTTCGTGATCGCTCCAGGTGGCTTCGACGCCAACACCGGCGACTACAACAAGCAACCGATCCAGTTTCGTCAGACATTCGATGACGCTGGCAATGCGCTGATGAAGGGCGCTGGCGATATGAAGATCGACTTCTCCGGTGAGGTGTTGATCTCACCAACTAAGTCGCTCATTCTCCGATCTATCGGACCCGCTGGCGGCATTACGATCGAAACGCTCATTCGTGACATCGTCGTACGCGCGCTGAAAGGCGACATCGACATCAAGACGTTGATTGGCAACATTGCCTTGACGACGCTGCTGGGATCCATCGACATGCGCGCGCTTGGTGGAATCACGATGCAGAAGACCGATGGGGTGCCGGTAGAGCCGCTACCGATGGGCATCCAGCTCCTAGCCTGGCTGGCAACCCACACGCACGTCATGTCCTCTCCCCCTGTGCAGGCTGGCGCGCTAGCCGGCATCCTGTCGACAACCGTCAAGATCTCGAAGTAGCCCAGCCATTCTGACCTCAAACCCACTGTGGTAGCCTCGCCATCATGAACCTGTTCGAAACACCGAGCCTGACGTTCGAGAAGGTCGCCGCCGAGACGCCCCTCTCGGAGGACCCCAACAACTGGCCGCAGGAGATCACTCAGGAGCTGTTCAAGCAGATCCCGTACGTAGCGGATTTCGATCCGCACTGCGTGATGGACCGTGTTCAGGCAGAACAGGGCTACGCAATCGGGCACTTCGAGGTCTCGAACCAGACCAGTGTGCCGGCGGATGACCAGCCGCAGCTGACCGCCATGGGCGTCAACATGGTGCGCGTCCCGTTCGTGGTGAAGAACAGGAAGCTTCTTCCACTGGACCTGATGCTCGGCCCGAAGGGCGACTTCCAGCCGCTCACCGAGGAGCGACTGCGCCGCGCGCTGTTCAGGCCCAACACGTTCGATGCTCTGGCGGTGCCGCAGAACAACGATCAGGCAATCTTCGGGCAGATGTGGCCGCCTAACCGTCAGATGGCTGGTATGTCCGGCAACCTGAACGCGATGGTCATGGATGCCAGCGCGATGGGCAAGTACGCCAGCATCCTTCCGATGATCCTTCCGACGATCAACCGGTCCGACTGGGAGCAGTTCACGGACAAGGTCGCCAGCGATCGCAATCTGCACGTGCAGTACTCGCTCAACGCGTCGACGCACGAGTCGCTGGCTCGTCTGGCATCCTACGAGCCTCAGGATGTGTCGAAGCTAGCTGCGGCGGCACTCGACATGGTGGTCCCGTCGGTGGTTCAGGTCGAACACCAGCCCGGCGCGGGCTACACCGTCAAGACAGCGAGCCACCTGGCATGGGCCCCGGAGGTCACGACGGTCGATCGTGGCGAGCTCGTGCGCTTGGTGGGTGTCAAGCTGGCCCTCGAGGCCGACATCAACGGATCCGCAACGGTCGGCACTACAACCGCAGTGGCGTCGGATGACCCGGAGGCAGACCGCCCGGAGTTCATCAAGGACTTCGGCATGTACGAGGTCAAGACCACCGAGGGAGAGCTGCTCGTCGGGCACTGCTTCCCGAACCTCATCGATCTCGATGGGCACTCGCTGCCGATCACGCTGTTCACCAACGGTAGCCAGACGGCACTTCAGGGTGAGATCGTCGGTGTCAAGGTCAGCGACACCCCCGGCATGAACCGTTCTGGGCGTCCTCGTGGCTACGGGTGCTTCTGGGAGCGACTTCCGAACGGGCGTGTGCAGGCACTGCTGCCGATGAAGATCGAGGTCGCTGTCTCTACCGGGGAGGGCGGTCACCTACAGGCCACAACGTTCGACGGTCGTCCGGTTCAGGTGGTCGTGACGCCGACGACGGACAAGCCGGTCCTCAGTGGGCGCTCGCTGCTGGTGCCGGCGCGTTTCTTCTGGATGCCGCTCGACAACACCAAGAACGTCGTGCTGGCCAGCACACCGGAGGACTACACCAAGCAGGCTTCGGCTCAACGGATGCTGTCGTCGGCCATCATTCGTAGCAGCGGCCCTGACGGCTTCCAGATCAGCGGTCCCGTCGTCGAGAAGCTCAGCCACAGTGACCGAGACTGCAACGCCCGTCAGGCGATGTTCCTACTGGTCGGAGCTGGTGCGGACCCCGGCTACGCCCGCCAGAAGCTCGCAGAGGCCGCCAAGGGCATCCGTCCGGTGGCGCTGTCGGGCCTGAGGACGATCGAGACCCTCGAGGGTGCCAAGCTGGCGTCGCTGCGTAAGGCGGCACAGGAGCTCCATGGCGTCCCGAACCTACGGCAGGATCTCGTCAAGGAGGCGTCGGTCATCCCGGACCCGACGGCTGTCGACACCGTGCTGAGCCTCAGCTTCATCAACCCGGAGAACACGCTGGCGTTCACCTCGTACATGCCGTCGATCGAGTTCGCCCAGAAGCGTATGTGCGAGCTCCTGATGGCAGCACGTCTTGGGATGCGCGACATCCCGGTTCAGGCGCTGGAGAAGGCCGTGCGGTCCACCGAGACGGTACTCGAGGGCCTGAAGGTACTGATGCTGCAGAAGACCGCATCGGTCAAGAAGACCGACAACCCGTTCGCTGTCGCGCTATGATGCGCCGGCGATGATCAGAAGGTCTCCCGCCGAGTACTACATCAAGTTCCTCGTCAGCCACCCCGACGGGTTCACCAACGAGAACGTTCGCGAGGTACTGGAAGACCGAGGTCTCGACTACCTACGGGATGCCTACGTCGACAAGCTGCGGGCTGCGATGATGCCGCCGGTTCCCTTCTACCCGAAGGACCGGCGGCATCAGCCGTCTCAGAAGTTCCTGCAGCAAGCGCGCATCGCACGGCTCTACTTTCCCGACGAACCGATGAAGGTGGCCTGGGAGGTGCTAGGTCGTCCTCGGATCAAGGAGACGATCGAGACGTTGCTGATCGTTGGAGCTCCAGACTCGGCGATTGCGATGGACCTGCGCCGGCAGTACGGAGTAGAGGCAACCGCAAACGTCGTTGAGGTGTACAGGCACTTCTTCTGGAATCTTGCGCTACTCGATTCCACCGACGTACGGGTGCTGCTACAGATGCGCGACGAAGCCGGGCTGATGGAAGACGACCTAGCGCCACGGTTCGAAGCCAACATTCGAAAGAAAGCCGGATACCAAGACCCACGGCGCATCGCCGCGTCGCTGCCGAGCTCACCTATCTCGGCGATCATCACGCGCATGAAGATGGGCCACATGCCATCGAGGCTTGATCACGTCAAGATCCTACAGTCGGCTGCAACGCTGAGCTCGATGCGCGCATGGGAGGCAGCCGCACTTGGTGGGATGATGAGCTCCAAGCAGGCGGTGGAGTACTCCACCACAGCAAAGAACCTGCAGGACTTGCTGTCCTCCATGGCGATGCCGACGCAGGATCTACGTCGACAGCTAGGTCAGGTTGTTCTACGTGGTACCGGGCGCGCAATTCCAACCATCGACATGGTCAGCGAGGGCAACCACACGGCTGAACTCATGTCGGCCAACCAGGAGGACGCTGACGATGCAATCGACGACGCCGAAGAAGACGATGAAGATCTTGGAGACGATCCCGTCGGAGCAGGAGAGGGGGAAGTGGAGGGAGGCGACGAGTCAGATTGACGGCGATCACGCCGCTGACCCGGTCGAGTTCGAGCGCTGCGATCTGTACACGACCTTCGAGGCCGAGTTCCGCAATACGGAAAACGACCTGGTGGCGCACTTCTTCCTGCCTGACGAGTTTCAGTACATCCACACGGTCGACGTCAACATGGAGACCGACGAAGGCCGGGCACTACGCCATAAGCTCGAGGTGTACTGGCTAGAGCAGTTTCCAGCTGCGCTGAAGGCAGCTGGCGAGAAGGTGTTTCGCGACACGCGTCGAATGTCGGCCGAGATGGTGGTCGGGGTCGTGCCTTCCTGGGGAAGCCCGACGAAGCCCTGCCTCAGCTACTTCTTCAACGCGCGCGGGTACGTACATTCCGTGGACCCGCTGGCCATGCTGGACCGTCTGTTTCGCGAGCTCGACAAGCTACTGACGCCCGCGGATCAAGCACTGCGTACGACGAACGTGTAGTAGTCGTTCCTTCTCTTTAGCTCCGACACCTCCAGCCCCACCTCTCGGCAGTAGTCGCGGATGACCGCCAGCACAAGGCGGTCGTCCGTTGATCTGCGGTCCACAGTACGCAGCACGAAGCGGTCCCCATCCTCGGTCTGCACGTGCATCGCGTCCTCCGTGAGCCCCGCACCGGCTTCACGTAGCAAGCGCCACAGCCGCTCGATGTTCTCGTGTAGGTTGCCGTGCTGGTCTGACATCAGTACCGTTACGCTACCATGGCGTGCCCGATTCCGTACTGTTATCGAGACGAGAGACCGGTAGAGCTCACTGAGGAAGACCTGTTTCCGCTCGAGATGACCGATGAGGAGCTTCGGGCGGCCACAGCTGGGGATGACCGCTCGAAGTTCAGACGCTCGGTAGACGACATCTGGCTGCCGGCCAACGACTCTTGGTCGGATTCTGTCACGACCAACGACACGGTGGATGACGGCGGGCCCCTCGAGGTCAGCCTATCGGACTTCGTGACGTTCTCGTTCCGGATCATGGGCGAGATGGGCCTGGTCCCGTTCTCGTTCGAGGGACGTCGACACATCAAGGACATCTACGATGACTCCCCGTCGGAGACGTCGAAGAAGATCCTTCTGAAGACGGCTCGTCAGGTGGAGAAGTCCACCATGCTGGGCAACATCGCGCTCAGCTACTCGTGCTTGGTGGCCGGGCATAAGACCCTCTACGTCAGCCCATCATCCACACAGACCAAGACTTTCTCCAACGATCGTCTCAAGGATCCGATCGAGACATCGTCGGTTCTCAAAAGCTTCACGAACTACGATCTCAGCCAGAACGTATTCCGTAAAAGCTTCATCAACGGCTCCTCGATCGAACTCCGCAACGCATACCTGAACGCAGACCGTACCCGCGGCATCCCGGCGTACAAGCTACTGATCGATGAGATCCAGGACATCCTAGAGCGCAATATTCCGGTCATCGAGCAGTGCACGGGCCACGCTCCTGATCGCTGGCGCAGCTTCGTCTACGCCGGTACTCCGAAGTCCACGGACAACACCATCGAGACATGGTGGTCTCAGCACTCCACGCAGGGCGAGTGGGTGGTGCCGTGCGACCGCTGCGGTAGCAAATCAGGCACAGGCCGCTTCTGGAACATTCTCGGCGAGAAGAACATCGGTCTGAAGGGCCTATCGTGCGAGCGCTGCGGCAACCTCATCGATCCGATGCACAAGGACGCCCAGTGGGCGTTCCAGACCAAATGGGATCCGGCTGCAACGCAGTTCAAGGGGTACCGGATTCCTCAGTTGATGGTTCCGTGGAAGCCGTGGAGCGAGATTCTCTACAACTACCGCAGCTACCCGCGAGCTCAGTTCTACAACGAGATTCTCGGGCTGTCGTACGACTCTGGAACTCGTCCGCTCAACATCGGGCAGGTCAAGAACGAGTGCAACCCGCGGGTGTCGATGCATCCGAGCGAGCTCGATAAGTATCGCAAGCTCAGCTACAGCCACCCAATCTTCATGGGCGTGGATTGGGGCTGCCACGATGAGGAGACGCGGATCCTCACCGAGGACGGCTTTCGCTATTTCCGCGAGTTGACCGGCAAGGAGCGTGTGGCCCAGTGGGATCCTGACACGCGCAAGATGACGTTCGTGGAGCCAAAAGTCCTAACTGTACGCGACTGGGACAAGCCGCTGCTGCACTTCAAGACCGACGGGTACGACCTGATGGTGACCGACACCCACCGAATGCGTACCGGTACCCGTCAAAGCAGCGCTTGGCTGACTGAGTCAGCCGGCAAGACCGCCGCGCGCGGAGGCGCTGCAAAGTTTGTGGGCTATGTGGGTTGGGATGGCGAAGAACGAGAGACGTTCATGTTGCCAGGCGTGGCGCGCAGCGCTGGCTACGCTGGGTCGGCCGCACGAGAACTGCGCATGGATGACTGGCTGGAGCTTCTTGGGTACTTCATTTCCGAGGGCGGAGTATGCCTGCGCGGAGACGACCAGAAACCGTACTGTATCAAGATGTCGCAGCGCGCTAGCGCCAACCACGAGAAGGCTTTGGCGATGAAGGCATGCATGGGCCGACTCGGCATCCCATTCAGCGAGTTCCCGAATGAAGAGACCAGCGATCTCAACTGGACCATCTGCGGCAAGCAGTACTGGCGCTGGTATGCCGACAACATCGGGATGCACGGTGACGCTAAGCGGATTCCTCGTGAGTTTCTGGCGCTAAGCAAACGACAGCTCCGCATCCTGTTCGAAGCGCTAGTGGACGGTGACGGATCGCGAGATCCACGCGAGGGCTGCACCGGCGGATCGTACTTCTCGACGTCACGCGCTCTGTGTGAGGACTTTCAAGAGTTGTGCATCCGTTTGGGCATGCGGTGCATTGTGTCGCTGCATGCGGAGGCTGCTGGCAACCGTAAGACACGCTGGCGAGCGAGCTGGTCCGAAGGTCGGGATCATTGCTTCAACGCGCCCAACAAGAACGTCGAGCACGTCCCGTACAGCGGCAAGGTGTACTGCTGCGCAGTGCCCAGCGGCTACATCGTGACGGAGCGCAACGGCCGCATCGCCTACCAGGGCAACACGGGCGAGAATACCTACACGGTCGTTACGCTCGGCACCTACGTACGAAACCGTTTTCGTATCTTCTACGCGCATCGCTTCACCGGCCAGGAGCTCGAGCCGAAAGTTCAGCTGCAGCTGCTGATGCAGATGATCAAGCAGTACAACGTACACTTCATCGGCACAGACTACGGCGGCGGCTACGACCGCAATGATGTGCTGATCCGAAAGTTCGGTCCAACTCGCGTTCGCAAGTACCAGTATATGGGCCGTACCAAGAAGAAGCTCGAGTGGGACTCGAAGCTCGGGCGCTTCAAGGTACACCGCACCGAGGTGATGTCAGACGTGTTCAATGCGATCAAGCGGCATCAGTTCGAGTTTCCACGCTTCGAGGAATGGAACGATCCGTATGCGCAGGACATGTGCAACAACCACGCTGAGTACAACACTACTCTCCGGATGATGCAGTACGACACCACACCGGGAAAGACCGACGATACGTTTCACTCTGTGTTGTACTGCTTCCTGGCGAGTCAGCTGGAGATCCCCAGGCCCGACATCCTGGTGCCAAAGAAAGAGCTAGCCGGGATCGGACCGCGATGGGCGCAGTCTTGGACAGACGTCAGTCAGGGGTAGCAGTAGCTAGTGAAAGAGAACCGCTACGCTTTCGCGCTGCAGTTCTCCGTCACCCGGGCCGCCACAGGGGCCGACTCCCGAGCGGCCCGTGCTGGGCCTACTCGGTGACGGTCGCGGCGACCGTCATGCTGCCGGCCTCGGACCCGATCCCCATGTGGCCGAGGAGCCCCTTGCCGGTGTAGGCGCGGGTCGCGGCGTTCACGGCGACGACGGTGCCGACCGCGACGGCCGTGGCGAGAGCGATCTGTGCTCCCGACGCGACCGCGTGGATCGTCACTGGGCGGGCCCAGTCGCCGACCGGGGTGTCGTAGGGCGTGCTCCGCCAGTTCTCGTGGGCCGCCTCCATCGCGACGTCGCGGGTGAAGTTGCCGACCGACGCGACGATGCCGGGCCCCTGCGGCTGCGTGCGGCCGGCGGTCATCGCCGTCATCGCGGCCTCGAACCGCTCCTGCGCCTGCTCGGCGCGGCGGTCGGCCGCGGCCTGCTGCTGTGCCATCGCCGCGAGGACCGTGGCGATCTGGGGGTCCGGCGTCGTGGCGGCGGGCGCGGCCGCGGCGCGGCTGGCCTGCGCCTCGAGCGCCTCGATGATGAGCTTCTCCTGCTCCTCCTTGGTCTTGCCGGCGAGGTTGAGGCGCTTGGCGAGGGTGTTGTTGATGTCGAGCTCGTGCGTTGCCATGGTGATCTCCTGGTGAAAGGGTGGTGGGGAGAAGAACGGCCCCGACGTCGGTGGGTCGTTCTTCCCTTCACTATTCTTATGCCAGGGTGAGTGGCCAATTTGGCACTTTTGGGACACCCAGGTGGCTACACCAGGTAGATCAGCGAGATCAGCTCATCCACAGCATGATCTCTAGTTCGCTGACCTACGGGCTGCTCGGCAGCGCCACCACGGATCTCTGCAATCGACCCGAGCAGTACCCGACGAGCAAAGTCCAGGTAGCCCAACGCAGCCGTCATTGGCGCGTCAAACTCGCGCATAAGGTTGCCCTCCGACTCCACCAGCAGGCGCTCCACGAGGCGAAGAAAAGGTTTCCACGGTTTTGGGTCACCGGTTGCCTGCTCAACCAGCCTCAGGTACTGCGAGTTCATCTTCAGTAGTCGTTTGGCCCACTCGAGCATCTCGATGGACGTCACGTAGCGAATGTCACTCTCGGCTAGGCGGTCCGCCTGACTGTACAATTCGCGAATTGCGTCTTCGGATACGTCCAACACCGCGCCGTCAAGCCCAAGCACGGACAACAGCTCACGAAGATGCCGATCGGCACGTTCAGCTACCAACAGCGCGCGCTCTGCCGTGGCGGCTGCGGTCACCGGGTCGACGCGTCGTTTGTGCTTTTGGGCCATCAACGCGAGGAGATCTTCGACCGAGTACAGGTGCCGTCGGTCAACGCCGCCCTTGCGTTTGCGCACCAGGCCACTTTTCACCCAGTACTTGATCGTTTGCGTCGACGCACCGGTTAGCGCGGAAGCGGCCTGTAGCGTCTCGTAATCGTTGGAACTTGACCTTCCCATTCTTATCGACACCATGGTACCTCTTGATGCGAGGAGAACGTAGATCCGTGGACATTCTTCGCGGCCTCCAGGGCAGTACCGGTGCCATTTCGGGCGAGCAACTCGAGCTGATGGGCAAGCAAGCCGCGGCCAACTGGGAGCACGGACAGCACCGTGATCTCACGACCGCGGTGCTGGCCGTCATCAAGGAAGCGAATCTCTCGAGAGAGCAGATCCTACGGGTCGTCGAGCAGACAAACCTCGCGGCCTACCATGCGGCCTTCCGCAAGGAGGGATCGGCGCACAAGGTCATCGAGTTTCCAGGTGGCCCCGCCGACCCCCACACGGTGATGAAGAAAATCGCCAAGCAGAACGGTCGTAGAACCGTGGAGGCGGGTCTCAACGACTACGCAATGCCGCCGGGCACCAAGACTGCGTCGGTCACATCCGAGGCGTTCGCCAGGATGTTGTTTCCGACATCGGAGGAGAAGAAGTCCGTCAAAGAAGCCACTGCAGACGCGATGCACCTCCTGACGAACATCAGTGGGGCCGCCGATAGCCTGTCGGCACAGGCTGGGCACGTAGAGCTGCTACGGGACAGTCGACTCAGCGAGTTCTACAGCGAGGTCAAACAGGCCGCTATGGACGGCACCACCCTCGGGCAGGTGGTGGCCGCCATCTCGCAACTCAACCCGCATGACGCCTCGGTCAAGACCGCGTTCGCGTACACGGCGCAGAGACTACAACGTGAGGGCGTGTTCCAGTCGGTAGAGGACATCGAGGACTCGCTTCAGAAGACGGCATCGGTTGGCCTCGTCAACATGCAGCACCCGTTGGTGCAGTCGTTCGCCGCGTACGAGTCCACGCTGAACAAACTGGCAGAGCTTCGCGCGGCCCTTCAAGTCACTACACAGCAGGAGTCCCAGCTTCGTAGGTTCCTGCAGGAGAACGTCTGATGGACTTCGCTCGACATGCGGAACAGCTGATGGTGCTACGCGCTGCAGCCGCAATGATGAAGACGGCTGAGCTGGCCGAGAAGGCGCAACGAGCAGCGGAGCACGCCGACAATGCGTTCATGACAGCGGTCAAGCATCGTAAGCCGCTCGTCAAGGGAGTCCTGGGAGTGGCAGCGGCGCTGTACGCAAAGGACAAGATCCAAGAGGCGTACGACCGCAACAAGGGCAAGCTACGAAGCGCCGCAACCTACGTGCCGTTCAGCCAAGCTCGACGTCAGATGCGTGAGCTCGTCGCGGCCAAGCAAGTCGGTGACTACGACCAGTACCGCCAGGCGGTAGAGCAGGGGGCAGTCTGATGACCACCGAGACGCCGTCCTTCTTCCAGAACATGCACAAGGCCACCGGGGCGGCCTGGCAGGCGCTACCGGAGCAGCTCGCCGGATCGGCCATGCTGGGGGCCGCTGGTGCGGCTGTGGCCGGTATCGGCGTGGCCGCTCATAAGATCTACGATGCGGCCACCAAGACTCGCGACTTCCGTCGCATGCTGGCGTTCGATCAAGATCTGGCGCAGCAGGCCAAGGAGAATCCGAAGTTGGTCAACCAGGCGTTCACGACTCTTCGGACGTTCAACAAGCCGTTCTCCAGCGACCCGATGGTGGCGAGCTCATACGTCAAGACGCTCATCACGAATCCCCAGGGTGCCGCCAACACCGTGGGCGCAGCTCTGAGCGCCAGCGGGAACCTGCCGAACGCAATCGGAGAGACGTTCAACCGCTCTGCCGTGACGGGTCTGCAGTTCAAGGATCCGCAGAAGCTCATGCAGAAGGATCTCGCTCATCAACACGCCATCATGACAATGAGGCGTGATGTGGAGCGGGATGGCGCCACAAATCACGAGTTCGCAGTAGCGAGAGCGCGCGCTGAGGGTCAGGGACTTGGCAACCTCACGCATGCGCGCGCTCTGTCGGCAGAACAAGCACGTGGACAGCAGGCGGACGACGTGCGGTGGACTGATCTTCTGCATACCCACGACAAGGCAGTCGCGCAGGGCGCCGGCAAGTTGCCGTACGATCAGGCAGTTCAAAAGATGCGCGATCGTGCCATGGGCATCAAGCATAAGCTCGACATGCGCCAAATGTCAGCTCAGCACGACTTTGCGCGCGGCGAAGGCGTCGCCAACAGGCTGCAAGGCGAGCACCTTCAGGGCATCAAACGCCGCGACATGGAGGCTCTCGAATACCTCAAGCACTACCTGCGCAACGAGCCGAATCCGTAAGTCATGCTGAAGGTCGCACTACTGCCGAACCTGCCGGAGCAGCCGACGGTCTTCCCGCTGTTCACCCGTTCCGACGCGGTGTTCGAGAAGACCGCGGCTCCGCACCTGCTGGATGAGGTGACCCGCTACATCGACCAGTTGCGACCGCGCGAGGGCAGTCAGTACGTGCTGGTCTCCGCCATGGGGTCGAGCGAGTACTGGGGCCAGAACGTCAACGGAGACATCTGGCCCGAAGATGCTCTGCTGCATGTACCGGCGGACTGGCGCGGCGTACCGGTCTACGACCGTACCCGCGCAGAGAGTTGGCCGTACGGGTACCCGACGTTCTACCGAGCGCACCCGTACGCGCACCACGTCAACAAGGATCCGTCGAGAGCCTTCGGTGAGGTCGAGCTAGCCGCGTGGAACCCGCGGATGCACCGAGTGGAGCTCGTCGTCCGCATCGATCGACAGAAGTGCGTCGAGTTCGGCGGAGTGAGCGTCTGGGACAAGATTCACAATGGTGAATTTCCAGATACGTCGATGGGCGCAAAGGTGCCATTCGATCTGTGCTCGATCCACACCGATTGGCCTCTCTACTGGAAGGCCGTCAACACCTTCGACAGTCGCCGCCACAAGTATCCCGGTGAGGCGGTTCTCGAGTTCCACAAGGAGCTGAAGAAGCGCAACGGCACCGGGATCCCTGGTTTGGCGATTACCCGCCGAGAGTACTGCGAAGACACTCTTCGGCGGATGAACCATGTGTTGCCAGATGGCCGGAAGATCGGCGTCGTCAACACCTACCCGGCGTTCTTCGATATCTCGTTCGTGTTCATCGGGGCCGATCGCACAGCCAAGACGATGCTGAAGATCGCCTACGAGGGGACGCGCCTCTACACGTTCGGTTCTGCTGAACGCGCTGAACAGATGGGGTACGTGGAGGAAGACCAGGTGAAGACCGCCGCGCCGGTCAAGCAGGCCAAGATCAAAGCCGGTGAGATCAAGAAGCACACGCCGCCCCAGTGGGCACCACAGGCGGTTCAGCGGCTCACCGGGTCCGAACGGGACATCCCGGATGAGCTGATCGACCGTCTGGCCCACAGCGGTCCTGAGAAGGCGTTGTCGACCACCGCCGGCCTCGGGATGGTGCTGAAGCCCCGCGAGTTCCAGCGGCTGATGCTGATCGGAACTGGTCGACGCGATCTGGCAGATCGGCTAGACCATCGGCGTGAGGTGTTTGGGCGCACATCGGAGTCAATTCCGATGCCGATGTCGCTCGGGCATTTCAGCCCGCTACTGGCGCAACTTCTATCTCCGATGATCGAGGAGCGTTCCGCTTTCGGGCCCCACATCGAGAAGCGCATCACCATCATCGTCCTCAACCCGTCCCGCCGAAACAGCACCTCCTCTTCCCTTGGTTCCAACGAACTGCGTAAGATGAGCGCTGCGTACAACGGATACCGGGAAGGATTGATGAACCTCGTCGCCCAAGCAGCAGAGACAAACCTCAATGGGGACTTGCTCAAGCTCGCCAGCGACGTCGACATCTTCACCCCTCTCTCGGTCAGTTACCTGATCGAGTCCTACTGGGACCACATCAACTAGGGCCAACGCCCGACGTGGAGAGGGGACTCCCCTCAGGGACCACGAGACCACCAGAAGACATCGAGGATCATCACCATGAACGAGTATCTCGCGCAGCAGTACGGTACGAACGTCTCGCAGGAGGATCTCGAGAAGGCTGCCAACCAGGAGTTCTTCGCAAAGCTCGCCGCCGAGGCCGGTGTCGACCTGACCCAGTTCTCGGACGAGCAGATCGACGAGCTCTACAACGACGTGATGGGCGGTGGCGGCCAGGCGGCCCAGCCCCAGGGCCCCACCGAGGCCGAGAAGCGCGCCGAGGAGCACGCGGACTACTGCGGCCGCAAGATGGCCCACGCGTACGCTCAGGAGCTTCGTCTGATCACGGAGCAGAACAGCGCCCAGGACAGCCTGGCCAAGCAGGCTTCGGAGGAGTTCTACAGCATCAAGGCGGCCGCTCGCGCACCGTACGCGCGCAAGCATCCGAAGCCGTTCCAGGCAGAGGAGCCCGTGGTTCCGGGCCCCGCAGAGCAGCAGCGCATGCGGCAGGAACGTCTCGAGCGCCTCCGTCAGAGGGGCGAGCAGGAGAACCGAGCGCACGTGCAGTCGCTGCACGACGGTGGTACGCACACGCACCTCGATCCCACGCAGATCGGCAAGAAGCACGACTCGTACAAGCGACTCGGCGATCGTGTCGGTACCGCGGGCGTCAAGGTTCGTGACGCAGGCAAGGACATCAAGGACACCGCGGCTAAGGTCGTGCACTCCATCGCGGAGCACGGACGCGCCGCAGGTGCCGCGATGGGCCGTCATCCGTACCGTACTGGCGCAGGTGTCGCCGGTCTCCTAGCCGCGGGTGGCGGTGCTGCGTACGCGCACCACCGGCATCAGGCGACCAAGGAGGCATCGGCGATCGATCAGTTCGCCATCGAGTCGGCTCTCAGCAAGGTGGCGGAGGCTGGCTACGATCTCGATGAGGCCGGTCAGCGCCTCTTCACGCTTCTCACCGAGTACGACACAAGCAACACCAAGATGGCCGCTGCCAGTGACGTTCAGACGGCCGTCGAGATCCGCTCGCTCGAGCTCCTCGAGGGCGCTGGCTACCCGGTGACCTGGAACTTCTGACGATGGACCGGGTGCAGACGATGTTCGGAGCGTTCTACGACGAGCTCAACAAGATCGCGGCAGATGCGGTCGGTTCGGGTGTCGCCGAGACAGCATCGTCTGCACCTGTTCCGACCTCGATCGTCACGCAGACGGCACCGGCGGCGATGAAGGGCACGGCGAAAGGGCCGATGCCGCCGGCCTCGGTGGGGCCCACGAAGGTCAACACTGGAACGCCGGCCCCGGCCACCAACCCGTTCGGAAACCCGTCGGCGATGCCGCTCGGGAACACCGTCTAGGAGCTGAAGATGAGGACGACACTGCAGGATCTCGTGAAGACTGCGCTGGCGGGTGTCAGCCAGGCCAAGCTCGCCGAAGAGGCCAGCAAGGACGACAAGAAGAAGTGCAGCAAGTGCGGCAAGGAGTCGTGCAAGGGCGACTGCTCCGACAAGACAGCCGAGGCGAAGTACATCGGCGGCCTCAGTGACGCACTGCTGTTCCTCTCCGACAACCTCGACAAGGTGGCGGAGATGCCTGCTCCCGGTACGGGCCCTGGTGCACTCGAGGTGGAGCCCACGCAGAACGTCGCGCCCTACCCGACCTCGATGGGTCGGGCGGTGCACCAGCCGCAGAACCCTGGCCTGCAGAGCGCCACGGGCTCGGCGAGCCCCACGCTTCTGGCGGACAACATGGAGCAGAGCGTCAGCCCGATGAAGCTCGCGCAGCGCAACATGGCGCGGCTCGGTCTGAAGACGGCCGGTGATGACGCGGCTGCCCACGGCGAAGATGGCAACCTCTCCAGCCGGCCCAACCTCGGCGCACCGACCGGCATGGACTCGGCGCAGTCGATCGGTGGCTTCGGCGGCAACAGCGGACTCATCGGGTCCAATGAGGCGGCGATCAACTACAAGAAGGACCAGGCTCTGGCACCCCAGAAGGCGGAGCTCGCGCGCTACCTCACGGAGCCCGCGATGTCTGGCGTGCACGACTCGACGCTCAGCCACGCGTTCGACAGCACGATCGCAGCCGGCGCGAAGCTCGCCAGCGACGTCAAGGTCGCGGCGGGTCGTGCGCTGCTGATGAAGATCGCCGAGGATGGCGCTCGCAGCGATGCGTCTCCGGAGATGCGTGAGAAGCGCGCCAGTCTGATCGCCGCGATCAACCGTCAGATGCCCCCGACCGCACAGATGCGGCCGGTCAGGGCGTGAGGAGAGGGCATGCACAAGATCAGCCAGGAGAAGGCCGCGCAGGTACTGAAGGAGGCGTCCGCAGCTCTCCTACGACAGCTCGGTCAGATCGAAGAGCTCGAGCAGAAGGTCGCGCAGTACCAGCAGCGTGAGAAGGTCATGAAGCTCGCCAGCCAGATCCACGAGCGCGGCATGACCGACAAGTCGCTCGATGTCCTGCAGGACGAACTACAGAAGGTTGCCGAAGAGGGGCAACTTCAACGCGTGGAAGACGCCTTCCACAACTTCCCGGGCATGTTCCAGAAGCTCGGTTCCCTCGAAGACAAAACGAGCAGTGAGGGTGCCGGTGGTTCGGCATTCGAGCAGCTCCTACTGGGTCGGATCTAGTTCAGCCGTCGAACAACGGCTTCGTCACAAGGAGAGAAAGCAATGGCTTCGACGCTGTTCAAGGTCAACTTCGAGCCGATCTCGCCGGTCGAGCTCGTGCAGCGGCGTTCGTTCACACCGGTCGACAAGACGCTGCTCGAGCCGCTGAACGCGGCCGTGTACGTCGATGGCGAGTGGGTCGTGATCAACGACGACGGCAAGATGCTCCGCGCTGTGGACATCAGCCAGGCGGCAGGCACTGCCGCAACGATCCGCAGCTACCCCCTGCACGTCGAGCGCGGCCGCTACGACGTCCAGTCGATCAAGAAGGCTGCGGTCTTCTACATGGGCGAGTACGAGGCCAACACCCGGATCTTCGACTCGGATCTCAACGGCGCGGGTGGCTTCAACTACGGTGACACGCTCTCGGTCGCGGTCATCTCGTTCGGCGGTCGGAAGTTCTCCGGTCTCGTCAAGACCGCGTCGACGGAGCCCGTCGTCGGCATCGTCACCAAGAAGCCCTCGAAGAACGGCCAGAAGCTGCGCTTCAAGTACGCCTGGACGAAGTAGTCGGCGACAAGGAGCAAGGAGAACGTCATGGACATGTCCCAGGCACAGCTGATGAACGAGATGTTTCAGCAAAAGGTCGCGACCCAGGAGGGGCGTGACAAGCTGAACGAGTACGGTGGAAGCTGGATCCGCGATCGTCTTCGTGAGGTCAGCTTCTTCGACAAGCTCGTCCCGCCGGAGCGCGTGACGCGCAACGACTGCCAGGTCTCGACCGAGACCGACACGCTCGTCAAGATCGTGTCGCTCGAGCCGCAGAGCCGCGCGATGACCCTCGACTTCCGTGGGCAGCCGGAAGTCAACATGATCCGGGCGCCCCGCATGCCGGTCGGCTTCTTCACGATCTCGAGCCAGAAGTTCGAGAAGCACGAGCAGGAGCTCCAGGCGTACGGCGACATGCCGATCACGAAGATCATCGAGGACAACTCGGTGAAGGACATGCAGGAGATCAAGGACCGTGAGGCCCTTCTGCACGTCGAGGCTGCGGTTCAGGCGCTCCAGGAGGAGGCCAACGGCGCGGCCACAGCCCTCAACAACACGTCGCTCCAGGCGGGCGGCCCGATCGAGTTCTCGGTCATCAAGGGTGAGATGGCGCGTGCCTCGCTGGGCGCTCCGTCGGCCAACCCGTTCCCGATGCAGCGTCCGGACCTCACGCAGCTTTTCAAGCTGCTCGACGGCAACCGCCTGCGGTGCGAGCGCCTGCTCTTCACGGAGTCGGACTTCGACGACATCCTCAGCTGGACCGTCGAGGACTTCGGCTCGAAGATCCAGTCGGAGACAACCGTCGAGGGCTACAAGTACCAGACGCTGCTTGGTCGTCCGTTCATCCGGACGATCAAGACCGACATCCTGCGCCCTGGCAACGTGTACGCGTTCACGGCGCCGCAGTTCTTCGCCAAGTCCTACATCTTGAACGATGTGAAGTTCTACATCGACAAGATCGCCAATCTGATCATGTTCCAGGCGTGGAAGGACGTCGGGCTGGCGATCGTCAACGTCGCAGCAGCCCGCAAGCTCGAGCTCTACTCGGGTGACGCTTCCTCGCTCGACGCCGACGGCCTCATCGACCAGGTGATTCCGAAGCCGGAGGATCAGCTCGGTGCGGTCAACAACCGCGTCGATTCGGGTCTCAAGTTCCCGGACGTCAGCACCTACTAGAGCCCAGCCTCTAGCGGTGGCAGCATTGGGGCGCTGGTGCCATACGGCGCCGGCGCCCCATGCGTTTCAGGAGACGATCATGAACTCGGCCACCGAAAGCACCAAGTACCTCATCCACAACACCACGCACGGCAGGCACAACCGCGGGCAGCGTCGACTGAATCCGCGACACAACACACGAACGCGTACCCCTACTGGCGACCGTGTTCTGCGCGCGCGCCCGCGTGTCGTCTACCGGCACCAGCTCGAGCAGCACATCGAGCAGTACAGGGCTCTCGTGGCCAACGGATCCCTCGAGATCCGCACGATGGATGGCGGTCTCGTCGACTTGACGACCTTCACGGCGACACCGACGTTGCCGCATCAGCCCCCGCCGAAGGAGCGGATCGATACACTGGCCAACGACACACCCATCGGCATCCCGATGCCGCAGTTCGTCGAGGGCATCCCGCTGGAGCTGTCGGATGAGGCGGCGCAGGCAGCCCTGGACGATGTGCCGCCGGCACCTGCGCTTCCTGACGGCCCGTCCGCCCCGATCGGTACCGACATCCCCGACGCGCTAGTGCAGCGCTTCCCCCACGATCCGATCAACTTCGGCAAGAAGTCCAAGAAGAACCGTCGATGATCATCTGGAATCTCACGGATGTTGCTACGGCGGCTCTCGAGGAACGTCACCTCGTGAACCACACGTTCTCCATCGGCGGCGTGGTGCTCGAGCCCGGCGCATCGATGGACGTAGCCAGCCCGAACGTGGCCGCGATGGCGCCGCTGGTGCAGTGCGGTGCTCTCGCGGTGGAACGCCCACCCCATGCGTACGTCGTGGCCAAGCGGGCAAGCGTGCAGAGGGTTGCGCTGGAGAACGAGCAGCCACTTCCAACAAGAAGGAGGACGCGATGAGCCTCGATGGATTGCCGGGCACCAGCCAGCCGTTTCGAATGCTGGTTCAGGAGATCCGCTACTACACGCGCGACTTCGCAGAGCTCAACAGGCTACTGCGTGGAGAAGAGTCGAGTGACCGGCAGATCGCCTGGGCCATCCTGGACGCGGTGGAGGACTTCAACGGCACACCGCCAATCACCAGCTACTCCGTAGAAGACCTTCTGTCGCTGCACCAGGCTGCGCTCCTGCGACGGATGGCGGTGGTCAACCTCATCGAGTCGGTGGCGATGCTGCAGACGCGCAACCACGTCAACTACTCGGACGGCGGGCTCAACCTCGGTACCAACGACAAGACACCGTTGCTGATGAACTTCATCAAGCTGTTCGCCAACAAGACAGAGCAGATGAAGCAGCGGGTCAAGATCGCTCTCAACATCTCCGCAATGATCGGCGGCTCCGACACTGGCGTTCACTCGGAATACTGGGCAACCAACGCGACCTACATCGGCCTCTGAGCGGCTTCTTCTACCCGTAGGACAACGACATGCTGAAGACGATCAAGATCACTGGTCTCGAGGAGGCTACTCACTTTCTGCGCGGTGGCATCCTCGGCAGCCCGATCAAGGGCAATGTGGGCCTGCCGCTGGTCGGAAAGACGGTGTCGTTCGAAGAGCCGCCGTTCAGCCACACGTTCGTAGCGGTCGCGACGACGACCCGGGACGGCAGCTACCTGCTGTACACCGACATCAAGAGCCAGATCGAGGCTGCTGAGCCCACCCTGAAGGTGACGTCGTTCGGTGGGCGTATCGGCTTCATCAAGCGGACTCCGACAAGCGCCACGAAGATGTTGGCTCCCAGCGCTGGCGGAGCAGCCGTGCGGATCGGAACCGTCGACGTCAACGAGCTCGTGTTCGGCGCCGGCGGCACGCTGGACGGCAAGGTACTGAACCTGAAGATCAACGGCGTGGCCAAGGGCGTCACGTTCGCCGCACCGACCAACCGTCAGGACGTGCTGGACCAGATCAACGCCGTGATCGACCCCACGGGCGTGGCGAGCCTCTATGGATCCACCTACCTGTCGATCGCGACCACTGATGTCGGCGACTCGAAGACCGTGCAGGTCGTTGGCGGCAACGCTGCCGCTCTGCTGGGTCTGGCGACAGGGACAACGACGGGCGCTGCAACCAACGAGGCCAACGCACTGCTTGGTTTCAGCGGTGCAGCTTCCGGTACCGTCATTTCCAAGTCGGGGGGCTCTAGCCCTACGCTGGAGTTCATGTCGAGCACGATCGACAACACCGTGGTCCTGGTCATCGACGAGTAGGAGACGAGCATGTTCGAACGACTTCTGGCTGTGGAGATTCCGCTCGAGGAGGCCGCAAGCTTCTTCTACCGTCTGAAGCACGCCGAGGCTGTGCCGGTCCCCGGTGCGCCTGCCGCCCAGCAGACCCCGGCGATGCTGCAGGACCCGGCGGCACCCGGCGGGCAGGTACCTCAGGACGTGCTGAACCTGATGGCCAAGATCGTTCAGGGCGAGTTCCGCTCGATCTACGCCTACCGGGCCTACGCGGAGGCCCTCAAGGACCTGAGCCACTTCGCGATCTCCGAGCAGTTCGACGACCACGCGGACCAGGAGACCGACCACGCGGAGTTCATCATGCGCCGCATGTCGGTGCTCGGTGGTCCGCTGAACCTGCCCGACATCCCGGCACCGCCTCCGTCGAGTGATCCGCACGAGATCATTCAGACGATGATCAACATCGAGAAGGAAGGGATCGACGACTGGCGCCAGCTCCACGGGATGCTCGAGGAGAGTGACCCGACCCGCTTCACGGTCGAGCAGTACATGCAGGACGAGCAGCATCACCTGGACGAGCTCATCCAGATGATGCCGTCTGTCCAGGCCACGCAGCCGTCGACCATCACGGTCCAGCAGAAGCTGTCGGCGATGAAGCGCGCGATGCACCCCAGCTTCATCACGACGCCCGGCGTCTCGCACGATCCTGCCAACGGGCCGATGAGCCAGCGCTCGCGCGCCGTGTTCCAGACTCTGCAGACGCCGAAGCCCAAGATGCTGCCGAACGGGCAGCCTTCTCCGTCGGCTCCTGGTCAGCAGAAGACCGCGATGTCGTTCGAGCACTACGGGCAGGGAGACCGGATCGTCACGAACCACCGCTCCAACGACCCGAAGAAGCTGGCACAGCTGCTGAACGGTCCGGTGCAGACACGCGAGCAGATGCACGTGTCGGTCAAGACGGCGTCGATGCTGATCCGCAAGCGCGCCGACGACATCATGGCCACCGGTGCTGCCCCGGAGGCGCCGATCGATCCCGAGAACCCCGACATGGGGGCGCTGTTCCAGCAGGAGCAGCAGGGCACTGTTCAGCAGCTGCAGAACGAGACGCAGTTCTTCCGCCAGAAGTCCGAGCAGCTCACGCAGCAGGCGCAGATGCAGCAACAGCAGCTCGAGCAGGCCCAGCAGCAGCAGCAGATGTCGGATCAGCAGATCCAGCAGATGCAGCTGACCGCCCAGATGGCAAACCAGGCGGCCAGCCAAGCCACGATGGCCAGCATGAACGCCCAGCAGCAGGCCCTGCAGTCGACGCAGCTGGCGGCCAACATGCGGATCGCCCTCCAGCAGCACCGGCAGGCCCTGATGGACCTGGCGGCCCAGGACCCGGCCGCCGGCATCGAGCAGCAGCTTCAGGCGGCCAACGCCAACGCGCCCCCGCCCGGCCAGGCTGCCCTCGGGCAGGCGGCTCCCGGGGCGATGGGTGCCCAGGCCCCGGGCCAGCTCCAGCCGGCCCAGGGCGACCCGCAGCAAGGTCAGCAACCGCAGCAGGCCCCCCAGGGTCAGCCGGCCGCGCAAGACGCCCCCCAGGGGCCGGCTGGGCAACAGCCCCCCGGTCCTCAGCCGGCCCCTGGCCAGGGCGACAAGAAGCCGCACGGACAGGGCGGCACGACCGTGACGATCAAGCAGGCGGCCCACCGGATCAAGCAGGCCAACCCGTACTGGGAGCAGGTCGGCCAGAAGCTGATGGCCCGGCTACCGTACGGTGCCGCCGGTGCTGCCCTCGGCGCTGGTGCGTCGATGGCCAGTTCGATCGGCGGCGTCGAGCCTGCCAAGCAGCGGCTCGCCGAGGCGCAGCAACACCACGACACCGAGGGCACGTTCGGAACCGCCATGGAGCTCGCACAGGCGAAGGCCCGCATGGCGTTCCGTCAGGTAGCTGTTGATCATCCGACCGGCTCCGCCATCTCGGGCGCAATCGGTGGGTTCACGACCGGCATGATGGTGGGTCCGGAGATCCACGATCGAGTCAAGCGCATCGGCGAGCAGTCGACCGAGCTGTATCAGAACCTTCGCAACATCCACGGCGGGAGTCACTGAGATGATCGATCTATTCCTACAGATGGAAGTCGAGAAGCACGCTGCTCAGGAGCGTCAACAGAAGCTCGCCGAGCAGATGCGAGGGCTCCCGGCGGAGGCACTGCGGAAGCTAGCGTCCGGCGATCTGATGAAGGTCGCGGAGGACCGTGGTGAGAGCTGGCTCGAGCGGTTCACCGGTACCCCGCTGCTGCAGTCGGCCATCGCGCTCGAGAACGAAGAGATCGCGCTCGAGATGGAGAAGAACCAGCACGACATGCAGCAGCCGCCTCCGATGGCGGATTACTGGCAGCGCATCGAGCAGATCCGCTTGAAGAAGAAGATGCTGGATCTCCAGCGGGTCCAGCAGGAAGCCGGTGGTGAAGCCGCGACCCCGGAGGCTGCGGCCGCAGGTCAGGCCGCCACCACCCAGCCGGCCGCGGATCAGCCGGAGATGGGGGCGGTGGGCGCCGGCAAGATGGCCAGCACCGCGTGGCAGCGCCAGATCGCCGCCGGCAACATCACGTCCAAAGAGGTGGTTGACCGCGTATCTGGGCATGGTGGCCTTACCGACTGGATAAACTTCAAGTCAAGAAGTGCGCCGGAAGTAACACGTGCTGTGCGCGGCAGCATGGCCTCTACGCGTGTACCGGTGTGGGGTTCTACAGTGGGGAACCCCATCTCGCGTAAGTCGTTCGCTGCGTTCACCCAGCCCACTAGCGGTGCCGTGGCTGGTGGTAGGTGGGCGAACGTGGCAAGACAACCATCGTCCGTGGCGCCCAGGGATCCGCAAGACGCTACTGCCCTACGGATCAATCAGAACATGGACCGGAGACTGGCCGGTTATGGTGGCTACGTTCCGCCAGTCCAGGATGCGGACCGCCCCAACGTCAGGTTCACGCAGGGACCGCCGCGGAAGGTTGCATCCATCGATGACTTCGCCGACCAGATGGGCAGGGAGCTGGCTCGCAACGACTTCCGCATGTCCACAGAACGGCAGATGCTCGACAAGATGGCCAGCACCGCGTGGCAGCGCCAGATCGCCGCCGGCAACATCACTTCGAGGGACGTGGTCAGCAGGCTGCGTCCGGCGGACCGTTCGGCCATCTCTGGGATCGCCAGCACCAGTGCGGGCTCCAATGAGGTGCTGCGTAGGGTTCGATCGACGATGCGAGATGCGTCTGTGCCGGCGACACGCGGCCGGGGCACTGTCCCGTCGTTTGCGGCGGGTGTGGACAACAAGCTCTTCGGCAGGTCGGCGCAAGCTATCGGCGGTCCGCGACCGGTCGATTCACAGGACTCCACGGCATTGGCGATCAACGCCAACATGGACAACAAGTTTCGACTTGGCGCTGGTCCGGCAGCAGAGATGTCCAACAGCAGGTTTACTCAGTACCCGCAAAACTTCGTGCGCAGCTACACGAAGACCGCCTCCATCGATGACTTCGCCGACCAGATGGGCAGGGAGCTGGCTCGCAACGACTTCCGCATGTCCACAGAACGGCAGATGCTCGACAAAATGGCTGCTGCCGCGGGCCGCATCATGACCAAGATGCCCAAGCAGGCAAACCTGCTGGCGGCAGCATCGGGTCTGATGAGGAACCCGAAGGTTCAGCAGGCCGCATTGGGTGGGGCGATCAACGCGTTCCAGGCCCCCAAGGGTGAGCGGGTGAAGGCGTTCGCCGCTGGAGCGGCCACAACCGCTGTCGGCAACATGGGCCAGGGCGCCCAGCAACCTGCAGCAACACCCGCTACGCCGGCTGTTCCGTCGGCCAACCAGATCGCCACAACGCCGCCTCAGAAGCTGGCGCTCGACATGAACATGGTTCGTGAGTTCGCCAAGCATCATCCGCACGCGGCGGCCGGTGCGGCTGGTGCCGCGGCTGGTGGTCTCTGGCGGGCCATGAACCGTGAACGTGATCCGATGACCGGCCAAGAAGAGGGCATCATCGAGGCCGTCGGTCGCGGAGCTACCGCCGGTGGCGCACTCGGTCTCGGTGCATCTGCGGCCGCCAAGGCGATGGCCCACCACAGCCCGATGGAGTCGCTCTCGGGCGACGCAGAGCACGGCTGGAGCAGCATCAAGAAGCTGCTCGAGTCCAAGGAGAAGCCGGCCGCCGAGGCAGCCAGTGCAGCGTCGTGATGGCACGCTCGATCGACATCCTAGATCTGCGGGTGAGGTCGCTCGATATCGACTTCAACGAGATCTCTTGGCGCGTCGAAGGCCATGGCGACGTCCTCGACTACACGTTCCAGATGATGCGGAGCGAGTCACCACTGGGTCCTTTCGAACCGCTCGCCCCTCCTTTCGAGGATCAGTACCTCTTCGTCGACAACCGTCTGCCGGCTGGATACCAGTGGCGTCAGCTCTACTACCAGCTGCGCCTCACCGACAAACGTTCGAACGAGCAGACGCTTTTCGGCCCCGTCGCCCACGAGGCCGATCCTGACATCATGGCCCTCGAAATCCGCCGTCACATTCAACTGTTGATGGCGGAGTTCGTGGGCCGTCGGTGCTGGGTGCTGCCGATCCGGACGTTCGGCCCTCGTTGCAGCTGTTGGTCGACGACGCTCAACAAGATCACCCGGTCTGGCTGCAGGCTCTGCTATCAGACCGGGTTCATCCGGGGGTACTGGCGTCCGATCGAAGTCTGGGTGCAGATCGATCCTTCTGCGAAGACCAAGCAGACATCGTCGCTGGCCGTCACCAGCCAGGCCAACACGACGGCCCGCTGCGGGTACTTCCCCTCCCTCAAGCCGGACGACGTGCTGGTGGAGTTCGAGAACCGTCGGTGGCGAGTGGTCAAGGTGTCGGCCACCGAGAAGGGTAGGGCCATCCTGCACCAGGAGCTCGAGCTTCACGAGATCCCGAAGTCAGATGTCGAGTACTCGATTCCGCTCAACATGGACGAGTCACTGCGGAATCTCTGGGCAAGCCCGGCTGGCAACTACGCGCACTCCACGAACCTCGAGTCGTTCGAGAAGCTGCACCTGCAGAACATCTTCGCCAACTACAGGAATCCTCGATGACGCTGCCGTCGATCTACGAGTACCTGCCTGAGCACGCGGATGCACTGGTGAAGGCCGCGCACAGTCGCAATCTTCTGCGCGGTAATCTGCAGAAGATGGCCGCTGTGGTGAACACGCAACCGCCCAAAGCCGAGGCCCCTCACCCGTACCGTCGGGCCATCCAGATGGCCGCGATCAGCGGGCTCGGCATCGGGCTCGGCTACATGGGAGGCAGGGCTGCCGCACTGGCTGTCGATCCGCACATGCCGCTGGGCCAGCTTCCGATGTTCGTTGGTCCCGCGCTAGCGTGGGGAGCAGGCTACCTGGCTGGCAAGCGCCAAGAGGTGTCTGACGAGGAGATGCGCCGTGCCTACGAACTCAAGAACAACCGAACCCCAGGACGGCTTTCCCGATAGCTCCTGGAAGTACAACCCGCTGCAGCATCTGCGGTCGGTCTACGTTCGCTTCGTCCAGCTACTGTTCTGGTACTCGGAGCCCGGGATGCTCCATTGGGAGCCCGGCAACACCGGCGAGATATTCATCTCCGACGACAACCCGATCGACTCCGTGGTGGTAGGCAAGCGCCCCGCCATCTCGTTCAACAGGAGCCACGTGCAGTCTAGCCATCTTGGCTACGACGACATGCAGAGCTTCAACTTCGAGACCGGAGCCAAGAAGAAGTCGATCCTGCTGCCAGGCATCATGGCGATCAACTGTTGCTCCACGGTTGATCTCGAGGCCGAGTACGTCGCATGGGTCGTGTTCGAGCACCTGTGGGCCCTGCGCGACGTGTTGATCCGTCAAGGCTTCTTCGAGATCGGCCGCAACATGGGGATCAGCCCCGTGACCCAGGCTGGCTCACTCGTGGCGAACGATAATGCCCGTGAGTGGTACTGCTGCACCGTGACATCTCCATTTCAGTTCCAGCGTACCGACAAGATCTCGCCGCTGGCGTCGAAGGTTGTCAGCGGGATGGGGATGTCGGTCAACGGACTGACCAACCGTCGACGTACTCCTGGATTCCCATACCAGCAGGGTGCGGATCCGGCTGTGCACATCAGCAGCCATGTGGGCGATTCGTTGATGACTGGCAGCTGTAGTGCGGCAGTTCCGCATCCACTAGACCCCACGCAGCAAGTGGTGATTCGTGCTGGATCGTCCAATAGACCGGGTATTCGACCGCCTTCTCTCAACGGACGTGTCCTTCCCACAGCAACAACGTGCGTGGGAGAATCCTCGGGAAACAGCGTCCCAGGCGCGACTGTGAAGATCTGAAGAAACCTGAAGGAGATCGAGAATGAGCAGCCCCGCAGAGCTTCCGCGTCCTGGAGTAGAAGTCATCCAGGTGTTCCGGTCGGTCTCGCCGACGATCGTCACGCCGACCCTCAAGGGTTGCGTCGTTGGCGTCGCCAAGCAGATCGTCGATGTCCTGGTCCCGTCGGCCAGCGGCAGCAACACGCTCAACACCGACGCGCTGGTGTCTCTGCCGGCCGTTCTACTCCTCGACCCCGAGACCTACAACGTCGATGGTCTGCATCTGGACTTCTCGGTCAACAACGCCCCCGACACCATCGTGACGTTCGTTGGAACGGGTCTGACGGCTGCACAGCTCGTCAGCCAGATCAACCGTCAGCTCGTCAGCGACGGCAATCACGATGCGATCGCGGAAGTGGTCGACGAGGAGACGCCTCGCGCCCGCATCCGTACGCGAGGTACTGGCGACTTCCAGTCGCTCGAGGTCAAGTCGTCCAGCAGCCCGACGATCTTCGGTCTGCTCGGTCTGAACGCCGGCAAGCACGTAACCGGTCAGTCGACCTACCAGCAGTACCGAACGGCCATCTCGGAGAAGAACTTCCCCGATCCGCGCGCCAACATCGCGGAGCTCGCGGTCGAGCTCGACACGATCCGCGCGTTCCTCTACCTGGGCAGCGGTGCTTCGGTGCAGGAGGTCAAGCGCACCGAGACGTACCTGCGTGGTGGCGGTTCTCCGGCCATCGCAACCCTCAAGAGCTCGCTCTTGAGCGGGCTGGTGTACGCGACCTACGGAACCGTGACGGGCAACGTCGACATCCGTGCCGGCGGTGGCGCCGGTCTGTTCGATGGCGAGGCCAACGACATCTCCGGCCTGACGTTCACGGTCCAGCTCAACAGCACGACCGTCCGGACCGTCACGTTCCGGGCCAACATCGCTGATGAGACGGAGTTGATTGAGGACATCAACAACACGGCTGGTCTCTCCGGGTTCGACCAGCCGTTCGCGTCGATCGACGACAACGGCTACCTGGTGCTGACGAATCCGCAGCCGGGCAACACGCCGTACATCACGATCGCCAACGGCACCCTGACGGTGACGGACCTCGGCATCACGACCGGCACCACGCGCGGTGTCAACGGTGATCTCTCGAACGGCACGCTGACGATCCGCATCACCAAGGGTGGGGTCAACACGACCATCAACGGGGTGTTCAGCTACCCGACGACGGCCAATGAGGTCGTCAGCCAGGTGCAGGCGTTCACTGGTTTCGCGGCCAAGGCTCTCGCCAGCTTGAGCGGCGGCAAGCTCGCGATCTCGACGCTCGCGGACAACACCGGCCCGACGGCCATCGTGACGCTCACGGGCGGTACCAAGGCCGCCACGCTGGGCTTCACGGGCGGCAACCTGTCGGCTTCCGGCACCTACTCGGTGCAGGCCGTCGATGATGGCAACGGCGACGCCGTGACGCCGGTGGTGCTGCTCTCGAACGAGAACCTGACGGCAGCGGCTACGGCTGCGGTCGTCGAAGGTTCTGGTGATCTGTCGGTCAGCCAGACGCTCACGGACCTCGAGGACACGACCCTGATCATCAGCGACGGTCGTCAGCCGCAGACGATCGTGTTCCCCGCGGTCGCGGATGGTGATGCGGTCGTGGATGCCATCAACGCCGTGATGGACGACGGTGACGGTATCGTGGCGGATCTCGTCAACACCAACTACCTGCGGCTGACGTCGCAGGCCGAAGGCTACGACGGCAAGATCAAGATCCTCGGCGGCACAGCCCTGACGTTGCTGGGGCTGACGGTTGGGACGACCGTCGGTAGCCCGCACCCGGTACAGGCGGGTGATGAGCTGTTCATCGATGGTGTCTCGTACGGCCTGATCAACAAGGTCGCGCCCGGTGGCGTCACGAACTACGTGCGGCTGAGCCGCCAGCTACCGCTGACGTTCACCGGCAGCCGCTTCTACATCATCGCCCGGAACCTCAAGGATCCCCCGGCGGCTGGTCGTCCGCTCCCGAACCTCCGGGTGAGCGCCACCGGCACCGTGACGATCAAGCACGACCTGCTTCGCGACACGACCGGCAACCCCCCGGCATCCAACAAGGCCAGCATCTACCTGGCGTACCACGCGGTTCGCCTCGACCTGACGGCGCGTGCGAAGAACGCTGCCCTGCTGAGCTTCGACGACACGACGCAGCTCGGCAACATCTGCGCGCCCATCAACACGCAGAACCCGATGCCGCTGGGCGTGTTCTTCGCACTTCAGAACGCTCCCGGCGTTTCGATCAACGCGATCGGCGTCGATGAGATCTCTGCGGATGAGCCGTTCGGCACCGTCGCGGGCTTCACGCGTGCTGCGGAGTTCCTCGAGCAGTTCGACGTCTACGGCATCGCTCCGCTGACGCACAACCCGGTGGTCCACCAGGTCTTCGGGACGCACGTCACGACGCTCTCGGAGCCGACCAACAAGCTCGAGCGCATCGTGCTGGTGAACCAGAAGCAGCCGGTGCGTCGCGTCGACACGCTGGTGGCCTCTGGTGCGCAGGGCAACCTGACGAACAACCCGAGCCTGCTGGAGTTCGACACCGGCATCCAGAACCTCGCTGCGCTCGTGCTGGCGGCTGGCCTCGATCCGACGACGACGATCCCGGTCGAGGACCAGCTGTTCCTCGACCTGGCGAGCGACGACAACGCGTACTCGATCGAGTCCATCGATGGCCCGATCATCACGCTGCGCAACACGTTCACCACGGGTGAGAACGACGACGAGTTCTTCACGACCGACACACTCACGGATCCACTGATCGATGAGACCTTCGCGATCCGCATTCGTGGCGCCGCCCTGACGCTGACGAACGGCGATCCCGACAAGCTCAACATGGCCGTGACGTACCAGCAGATCGGCCAGTCCTACGGCAACCGCCGTGTGTGGATGACGATGCCGGACAAGACGGCAGCGATCATCGATGGCGTCGAGCAGGTCATCGAGGGCTTCTACATGAACGCCGGCCTCGTGGGCGCGATCTCGCAGCAGCCTCCGCAGCTGTCGTTCACGAACTTCCCGCTGACCGGCTACACCCGGGTCATCGGTTCGAACGGCTACTTCACGGAGAAGCAGCTCAACATCATCGCGGCCGGCGGTGTGTGGATCCTCGTCCAGGACTCGCCTGGCGCGGCCATCACGACCCGCATGGCGCTGACGACCAACATGACGTCGGTCGAGGCCCGCACGGACTCGATCACCAAGGTGGTCGACTTCACGGCGAAGTTCGTTCGGCGTGGCCTCAAGAACTTCATCGGTCGCTACAACATCAACCAGGGCTTCCTCGACACGCTCGGTCAGGTCACCCAGGGCCTGTTCACGTTCCTCACGGACGCTGGCGTGCTGATCGGCGCGAGCCTCAACAACATCGTGCAGGATGAAGCGGAGCCCGATGCGGTGCTGCTCGACAGCACCCTCGATGTTCCGTTCCCCTGCAATTACGTCCGACACACTTTGGTCATTTGAAACTAGCTTGTGGTATAAGTCCCTCACCGGAGGTGACTCATGCCCAGGACTGGTAGGCCCAAGAAGGCTACGAAGGAGATCTGCAAAGTGGTCGGATGCGCAACGGTGACTGTCGCAAAGGGGATGTGCAACACGCACTATGCCCAGCTTTGCGCAGGCATTCGCGCCGATGACGGCACTGAGCTGCGAGACCCGCTGCGCGTTGTTTCCTACGGCGATGACGCGCAGTGTGGACTCAAAGGGTGCACACGGCGGCCCAAGGCTAGGGGCCTGTGCATGTACCACTACCAACGAGCACGAAAATCAGGAGCTCTCGAGGCCAAGATTGAGCGCGTATCGAAGTACCAGTGCGAACCCTGCATCGTCAAGGGCTGCACTGGTCGTCCTGTCTCGCGGTTCATGTGCTCCAAACATGCGCAGCAGCGAGAGGCCGGAATCATCGACGAGAACGGTCGACAGCTGCGCCCGTTGATCAACCGCGGGCGTACCCCTAAGGATGGGCCGATCTACGATGGCGCCGGCTACGTGCTCGTGAGACCGCCGGCCGACTACACGGGTCCGACTCGTCAGGGGCGTGTGCTCGAGCACCGGCTTGTGGTGGCGCAGAAGCTCGGTCGACCCCTACAGCCGCACGAGGTCGTTCATCACATTGACGGCAACCGACGAAACAACGACCCTTCGAATTTGACTCTCTTGACGCAGCGGGACCATCCGCCAGCTCACGAGCACACCGAGGAGACCGTCATGGAGGCGCTAGCGGCTCTTCGTCACAACGACCCTGAAGCGTACGGTCGTCTAGTTCAACGTCTCTGAAGACAGGAGAAGCCGATGGCTGGTGGACAGTTCAGTGATTGGGCCCCGTACCAGAACTACGTACAGGGCGGGATGGTCGACGGCGCATTCGCGAACGCCGGCTTCACGATGATCGCCGCAGGTCCGCCGCGTGTCGCCCAGATCGGTGGCATTGCGGCGGTCGAGGGCGCCATCAAGAACGGGCAGCAGGCGAACCAGATGTGGATGCCGCTCGGCATCGTGCAGAACTTCAGCCTGAGCCAGAATCGGCAGTTCAGTCGGATCTTCGAGATCGGGTCCGATCGAAGCTACTTCATCGCGGGCCGCACGGTCGGTCAGGTCGGCATGAGCCGCATCTACTACCACGGGCCGTCGATGCTCCGGATGATGTACGCGTACTACCAGGACCTGGTGCCGCCGACGATGGTGCCGGCGCTGTTCCCCAACCAGGGCAGCGCCACGATGGCCAACCCGCACGACGTCATCGTCCCGCCGGGGTACGAGAACATCTACCTGAACCTCGCGAGCGATCTCTTCAGTCAGCCCGTGGGCCTTCTGGTCTACATGCGCGACAACAACCTCGACACGCTGGGTGCGCTGGTTCTCGAGGCGTGCTACGTGCCGAACCACACGTGGGCGACGGACGCGCAGGGGGTGCTGGTCCAGGAGTCGGTTGCGCTGCAGTTCGAGCGTGCCGTGCCGGTCAACGTGTCGGCACTGACGGTGATCTCGAAGGCGGCCGGCAATGCTGGAGGCACCAACGCGCCGTCTCCGAAGTGACACGCTGAAGTGACACGAGGGGCCGCCATTGGTAAAGTGGTGGCGGCCCCAGCAGGCCAGTGAGGTGAGGATGAACTCCGTAACATTGGCCAGCTTCGTCGACGAGCTCGACAAGATCGCCAACGAGCAATCGGGTCTGAAGCCGTCGGTCCAACTCCACCAGCATCAGGAGGAGGCCATCAACAAGCTCGTCCGTCAGGGCGGGCAGTTGCTGCTTGCGCATCCTGTTGGGTCTGGGAAATGCGTCCGCGGTGGCACGCCGGTGCTGACTAACCGAGGTCTGCTGGCGATCGAAACGCTGTTCGGTACGCGCCGTGAAGGGCCGGAGGACGAGCTGACGCTACCAGCTGACGGTCTGCAGGTGCTGTCCTACCGAGATGGCGCGTTCCGGTGGACACCGGTACGCACTCTATACCGACAGCGTCTACGGTCTTCCGAGACCACCATCGGCATCGGGACGCTGCGCGGTGGAATGGTCGACATTACGCGTCAGCACCCGCTGCCTATCGTACGCGGCGGCGCTGCTGTGTGGGTTGCGGCTGGCTACGTGCAAGAAGGCGACTTCGCCGTAGTCCCACGATCAATCGAAGAGCCGATCGACCCGTACGAGGTAGACGACGACATTCTGGCACTGATGTCGTGGCAGATCACCGAGGGGCATGAGCAACCAAACAATGGTAGCTGCTGCATCACGCAGGATAATCTGCCGTTGCTTCATGATCTGAAAGAACGTCTTCATCGCGTTGTGCCGCGCGGTACGACCGGCAGTGTGTGCCCTGCAAAGATGAGCCGCAAAGGCGTGATGAAGACGCCGTACTTGCGCTTCTCTTCTGTTGAGTATCGTCGGCTACTGGAGAGCCTTGGATACACATGGGGCAGGCTATCGTCCGCCAAGGCATTCCCCGCTTGGTTCCTTCAGTTGTCTAACCGACAGCTGCGCGATGCGCTGCGGATCGTGTTCGATGCCGAGGGATCGGTCGGCGAGGGATCGGTCGAGTTGACCACCAAATCGCCTGAGTTGGCCATCCAGATCCAGTACGCGTTGCTACGCTTCGGTGTTCGAGCGTCGCTACACTCTAAGACCGGCATGGCCACGAATGGCACGCGCATCCGACGCACTTACTGGCGTCTGTCATTCAGTGGCGAGGATGCGGAAGCGTTTCTGCAGGTTGGTTTCGCTACCGACTACAAGCAGCGTGCGTTGGCGCTTGTGGCAAGCCGCACCCGTAACCCAAACTTCGGTATTCCGGTTCGGCATATCTTGGACCAGCTGACCGACGCTGGTTTCACCTGGGAGACACTACAGCTAACGCGAAAGAGCGATCTGCAGACGTTGTCGACCGACAGCTGCTGGCAGCTGATCAATCGTTTGAAGTTCTTGTCGTCGCCAGACGGTGTACAGCGCTACGAGCAGGCAGCGGCCAAGCTACGTGGTACAGCCGGCAGCTACAGCGCCAGAACGTTGCAATGCCTCAAGGAGTCGCGGGCCCTGCTGACTGAGTGCGTACGCAAGCTACAGGCCCTGCTGGATCCGGCGGTACGGTACGAGCTGGTGACGCTAGTCGACGAGTCAGCTCGTGGCGGTTTCGTTTACGACCTTGAAGTGGACAGCGACGAGTACGACGAGAAGAACTATGTCGCCGGCGTAGGCGGTCTACTGCTGCACAACACCATCACCAGCATCGCTGGGTTTGAGCGTCTACGTGGGCTCGGTCTGGCAGACCGGGCCCTCGTCGTTACCCCGGCGAGCCTACGTGCGAACTACCTGGAGAACGGGATTCAGAAGTTCACGGCCGCCAAGGGCGCCGTGTTCGGCAACAGCCAAGAGGTTGCGGCTGGAACGCATGTATCTCTCGAGCGGCCGGATCCGCATGCCCGGTACCACGTCGTCTCGTACGACATGTTCCGCAAGGACCCAATCCAGTACGTACGGGCTGCCGGAGCCGACACCGTCATCTACGACGAGCTCCACAAGGCGAAGAATGAGGGCGTGCTGACGACAGAAGCCATCAAGCAGGCACGACCTCATCACCGCAACTTCATCGGCATGACCGGCTCGATCGTCAGCAACACCCCTGCGGACCTCGTACCGCTGGTCGATGCGATGACCGACGGCAAACACGTGCTGGGCTCGAAGTCGGCATTCGAGAGCCGCTTCGTCAAGATGGACGATCAGGGCAACAAGGTTCTGCACAACCCGCAGGTACTACGCAGTCTGATCGCCCCGTACATCCACTACGTGGCGCCAGAGGACGTGCAGAAGAACCAGCCGAAGAAGGTCGTCGAGACCGTATCGGTTGAGATGTCTCCGCATCAGGCGGCGCTCTACAAGTTCATCGTCAAGAAGCTCGATCCGATCACCGCACTGAAGTACCGGCTGAACTCGAGCTCGCTCAACGGAGCTGAGGTCAACGACCTGTTCAGCAAGATCATCCGGATGCGGCAACTGTCGAACTCCGTCCATACGATCGACAAGAACGTGTCGGTCGAGCGCTCCGCCATCGAGACTCCCAAGATCAAGCGACTTCTCGATGACGTAGAGGAGCACCTTGGTGAGACGTCTGACGGGCAGGTCGTGATCCACACGAACCTCATCCACGGAGGTGTTGACGTATTGCAGGCCGGTCTGAAACAACGTGGAATCGACCACGCGGTGTTCATCGGCAAGGGCAATGAGGGCGTCACCGAGGGCGCCCGTCAACAAGGTGTGCAGGACTTCCGAGCCGGCAAGAAGAAGGTGATCGTGATCTCGGCAGCTGGGTCTGAGGGTCTTGACCTGCCGAACACCACGATGATGGCAATGCTCGACGGCCACTTCAATCCGGAGCGGATCAACCAGGCGGAAGCACGGGGCATCCGTGCTGGCGGTCTCAGCCATCGTGCGCCGGAGGACCGCAACGTGGTGGTGCGCCGCTACGTGTCGGTGCTGCCGTCGACCAGCAAGGAGCGGCTCAGCGAGATCGCCGCTGGTATCTGGGACAACATCAGCCCCAGCGCGATCCTGCACCGGCTACAGGATCCGTCGGCGCCGGTGTTCTACAACCCGTTCCACAAGGACAAGAGCCCCGATCAGTGGGTCTACGGGGTGGCGCACAGCAAGGAACAACTGAACAAGGCCCTGCACAGCACCGTCAAGACCGGTAGCGTTCAAAGGGCAATGGGCGGAGCCGCCATCGGTGCACTGTACGGTGCGCTGTTGCCGATCGAGCAACCCAAGAGCAAGCGTCAGCGTGAGGAAGATCCCGGGTATGGGATTCGCCGACGAATTGGGTCAATCCTCGGAGGTGCCGCGGGTGGTGCTGGTCTTGGCGCGGTCACCAGCGGCATCACGCACGGCATTCCGAACATCGGAGCCCTGTACACACCGGTGCTCGGAGCTGTGTTTGGGCCCCACGCCGGACAGGGTCTGATGGACGTAGCGTTCGCACCGGTCAGCAAGGTACCTGACGAGCTCCGCAGTATTGTCGGCGACCAGCAGAACATCCGCGAGAAGGACCTGTTCAACAAGTACTGGGAGCGCTTCGGCGGAGAGCTAGAGCGCGATGGCACCGATGCTGCTCTCGATCCTGTGGATGAGAAGAAGTTCGTCGATGGGCTTCGTGCATTCTACGAGCGAGCCAAGCGACCAGAAGCCAACACAGACGGCGCCAAGCGCTTCAGCAAGGCACGCATCGCAATGAGCGGTCTAATTGGCGGTGGCCTCATGACCGCGCTACCGGCCATCGCAACGAGGTCACCCGCAGCTGCACTAAGCGGTTTGCCGGCAGCCGCCCTGGTAGCCGTTGGATCCGGCAAGCTGTACCGGGCACACCATGTGGACCCGAGGTATGAGGTTCAGAGATCTGGCGCCCGGACTCGTTCGAACTTCACGGACGAGCAACTACGCGATCTGCTCCGTGGCAAAACCGTGGAAGAGGTCAAGACCAAGCAGCACGTGATCAAGTAAAGATGACTACACCTGCACTGTCCGAATCAGCAATCCAAGAGAGCCTTCTGCAAGGACTGCGGAAGGCTTTCGACGACAACGCCCCATCGGTCCTGATGGTCGAGACCATCAAGGAGTCGGACGGTCAGGTGCTGATCGGCGGCACCTCGAAGAAGCCGGAGATCGATGAGACGATCGCCAAGACGATCGCCATCGCGGTAGGCAGCGAGATCTACCTGAACCTCAAGCAGTACCTAGACGCGACAGGGGCCTCCAAGCAGCGCATCGGTGTAGCGCTGCTTGGTACCAAGAACGGCGTCAACATGACGTTCACGACGCCGCAGAAGTTCATCAACGAGGGTGGCGTAACGATCGCCATCTACCTGAACGGCATCCGTCTCGACAGTGCTTCGCAGTATCTGCTGTCTGAGTCGATCGCCGATCAGGGCTACGACACCGTCACTCTCGTCGGGGTAGCCGCACCGACGCTTGGACAACCTCTCACGGCTGACTATGCGGAGCGAACATGACACTGCTGGCACTCATTGGTCCTGACGCGGACGCTACGATCGACAAGTCGATCTCGTTGATCGAAACCAAAGGCGCGCTCGGACTACTATCCGTCGTCGTATGCTTGACACTGGTCGCTGCGGCAGTCCTTGCATGGAAGGCGATCAGCCGTTGGGCGCTGTCCAACGACAAGCTGGCCAACGCCATGTCGACATCCAACGACAAGCTGGCCGAGGTACTCGGCAAGTTGAACGACACGTTGAGTGCCAACGAGGTCGCGGCAGCAACCCGCCATGGGGAGCTCAAGACGGACAACTCGCAGCGGCATGGCGAGGTGCTGTTGGAGCTTCGCCGGTCCACCGATGCGATCGCGGCCCGCATCATCGGGGCCGTCCACGACTCTCACTCGAGCATCGACAAGAGCCTCACGGTCACGAAGACCAAGGTGGAGAACATCGAAACCACCTTGGACAAGTTCGTCGGCGAAGTGGAGGGGTGCACCCAGGACAACTGCCCCACGAAGCTGAAGGCCAAGAAGCCGATCATCAAGACCCCCTAGCTTCCCCCGGAACCGACAGATCGGTAGGATGTCGAAATGCAGACCAGCCAGCAGTTGATGACCGAGTACGGTAACGAGCGCGAGATGATGCGCGGTGCCCTGATGAAGATCGCCAGGGCCACCACGATGGTCAGCGCTGCCCAGCCTCTGGCGATCAACACCTTCCGCGGTGTGCAGCCTGGTTCTGGTCCGGTCTCGGCATCGGTTCGTCCTGTGACCAACCGCGGTGGACTGACGGTCGCGTCGGACGCACACGCAACGGCGCGCCCCGACTCCTACGCGCCGGTCAACTCGAGCGAGCTGATTCCGTCGAAGCCAGCTGGGTCGGTAGCGGGCCCGAAGACCATTCAGTCCCCGGCATCTCCTGGCGCGGTTCAGCGTGCGGCGCCGTCGGTCTCGGTGCGCGAGCCGAGCTCTGGTTCCGGGGCCCCGACGCTGGCACGGCAGAGCCCGTACATGAACCCCGACTCGATGGCGATGCCGGCGGCACGTGACCGTGCCCGTGCGTTTCAGCATGCGCGCAACAACGGCATCGATGTCGAGAAGTACATCTCGTTGGGCGAGGTACAGCGCGCCAACTCCTCGAAGCCGCCGATGTCCGGTGAGGCCAGCGTTATCGGCAAAGTGGTGAATGCGCCGGCTAGTGCGCCTTCCACAGCAGCCTCGAGTCGAAGCCCTGCACCGGCCAGCTCGTATGGTGCTCCGGCTCCGTCGTGGGATCCCAGGTCGGTCAGGGATCCGGTGAGCCGTGCTCCGACGTCCGCGGTTCCGTCGACTGTCGGCGATCCTGCACTGCAGCGCGCGCCCATCATGGGCCAACAGCCAGACCTTCGCCCTGCGGCAGGCCATCTCGCTCCGGCACGCGATGAGTACCCTGCTCAGTCGCCGAAGCCGGTAGCACCGACGATCAACGACCCTGGCCAGCTGGCTCCCACTGCTGTGCCTGTCGGTCAAGTTCGCCCAGTGGATGACGCCACTGTTCAGCGCTTCATGGGCGGTGCGCAACCCAAGCCGATGGCAGCCGGTCCTCTAGATCCTGGGAACAAGCCGTACGTTCCTGGTCAACCGCAGCAGAATCAAACCGGGCGTGTCGGTCAAGCGGCACCGGCCAGCAAGCCGGGTCAGGTGACGCCGGCGGCCGGCGCTGCTGGTCCTGTGGGCCAGGTCGGGGCGCCGCCTTCGTCCGGTCCTGCCACGACAGTCAGTGGTCCGCCGTCCGGCGTCCTGGCCCCGGCTTCGACAGCACAACCGTCGGCCGGTCAGCTGAATCCGGCTGTTCAGCAAGCTGCAGCTCTCGGGAACATCCCGGTGGCCAGCGCGGAGCAACAGGCCAACGCAAAGGCGATGGGGCAGGCACAGGCCCTGAAGAACATCCCTGCACAGCATCAGGAGGCTGTGAAGAACATCGCCAATGACCAGACCAAGACTCCGGAACAGAAGACGAGTCTTCTGCAGGATACCTTGGGGCTGTCGCCGGGCGCTGCCGCCGCACTGCTCGTTCTGCTGGCCGGAGGCTACGTGACCGGCAAGGGCATGGAGATGACCGGCCGGATCATCGGCGGCGCCGCGGCCGGCTTCGGTGGCGGCCACGGTGGGCCGGCGTTCTACGGTTCCGGGATGGCGGCCGTTCCCTACTGAGGTAGAACAACCGGGTGAGCCGGTTCAGGACCATCGGCGAGGCGGCGCGGGCCCAGGGACCACAGAAGGTCGACCGTGGGGCCAATGGGCGCCGCCTCTGCCGTTGGTGCTCCAAGGAGGTCCCCAGGGGCCGCCAGACGTTCTGCTCGGGCAAGGCGGCCGTGTTCCGCCGGGGGGCCATCGTGGTGCCCGGGACCGGCTGCGTCCACGAGTTCCTCTTGCGGTCCCGACCGGAGTACGCCAGGCGCCACGTACGGGTCCGTGACCAAGGGGTCTGCCGGCTCTGCGGGCTCGACTGCCTGGAGCTCCAGAAGGTCGCCAGTCGGCTCCGCGGTGGTGACCTTCAGGCACGATTGGAGCTCCTCGAGGACCACGGGTTCCGACAGAGCGACATGGCCAGGCTCTCGCTCTGGGAGGCCGACCACATCCAGCCGGTCTGCGAGGGCGGCGGGCTAGCGCCGCTTTCGAACTTTCAAACGCTGTGCCTTCCATGCCATCGCGCTAAAACGAGCGCGGAGGCTCGAAGGCGAAAGCATGCTCGGTCACGTCTACAGGATAAGGAACGTTGAATCTGGTCGCGTGTACATCGGAAGCACGCGAAACGTCGACGCGCGGCGCAAGACGCACTGGCGGCACTTACGTGCGGGCAACCACGACAACAGCCATCTACAACGCGCATGGGACAAGTACGGGTCTGACTTCTTTGTGTTTGAGGTTCTGGCCTCTTTGGAGGCAAGCAACCAGGAGCTCGCTGAGTGTGAAAATGGGTATGTCGTAGCTGCGCGTGCTAACGAGGGTGTTTACAACCTCAGAGTTGTATCGGCTAGTAACGCAGGTTTTCGTTGGACAGCTGATCAACGAAAACGTGTGTCAGTTGCGCGTAAGGGACGACCCGGCAAGAAGGGGTTCAGACACTCCGAAGAGACAAAGACTAGGCAGTCTGCCGCGGCGCTTGGTCGGCGTATCAGCAAAGAGACCTCACAAAAAATCTCTGTCGCAAACACTGGTCGTAAAGCAACAGCTGAGACAAAGGCCAAGATATCGAAAGCACTGACCGGCAAAGCCAAATCCGCAGCACACCGAGCAGCGATGAGCAAGAGCCGAAAGGGGCGGCCAAGTGTGAACAAAGGCCGAATATTCGGCCCAGAGGTGCGTGCTAAGATATCTGCCGCCAAAAGAGGTCAACAGTCGTACACGCGCACCGCGGCGACAAAATCCAAGCAAGCCAAAGCTGCGTCAGTCAGATGGGAGGCGCGCAAGGCTGCTGGATGGGCACCTAAGCCGCCAATTCCTTGCGCACACTGTGGAAGACCCCGCAAGGTCCTGAGGAGAGGCCAATGCGGCGCATGCAGTGAGTACATGCGAAAGCGCGGGGTGCCGAGACCGCTGCCTGAATGCTGAGCCTACTGCTCCCACCAACGATCAGCCGGCACGGAAGCCGGCGGTCTTGTCGGTTTCGGTACCGACGACACCTTGGGGGCAGTTCCCATAGGGACCGGTCGTCGCACCACCCTAGGGGTCGGCGGTGGGTTGTTGCGACGGATCGCCAGCTCGATCGTGGCACGGTCGAGTACACGGCGTTCCTCCTCGGTCAGCTGTGCAACGGACGTTGCTCCTTCCATGAGCCTTCGCAACAGCGCCTCGGCGACCTGGTCGTAGCATTCCGGATGTTCGGAGAAGTCCATCCACAGGACAGCAGGATCCTCGCCCAAGAGCTCGGCGAAGTTGCCTGACCTGGTCTCGCTCGGCGTGATGCTCTCGGTATTCAGCAACTCGATGAAGCTCGGGAAGGTCACCGAGCCCAAGCTGCTGGAGGTACTCTTTGCCTCCTGCCACTCCTGAAAGAGCGACGACAGCACGGACCCAACGGTCGTGTCGGACGGGTCTGGGGTTCTTCGGTGCACTGTGGAGGTCTCCGATCGAGCGAAGGTAGGACTTGATGATCGCCTTGACGATGGTCGATGTCGACGGAGGGGGTAGCTGTCTCATTCGACAAGATCGGCGTACCGCATATCGGATTCGCTTGATCTCATCGCGTAGATCGGGGTCGAGTCGTAGATCGATCAGCATGGGTTTGTAGTCGTCGAGGAGGGTCGGAAAAAACTACGGCAGGCTCTCTCGCTCTCTCATACTTTTTTTCTCTACCTCCTCGACGACTACGTATGAACTTCTCTGAAACTACAAAACCAACACCAATCCCTACAGAAGAAGGGGTTTGATCCACCACTGCACGACGCGTGGCGAACCAAGGGTGGTGCTTCCGGTGGTGTCGTTACGGAACACCTGGTCGATCACCCGGCCATCCCGGACGCTCCACCGACGATGCCGTCGGTGGACCGCCTGGTGACCCCGTACGTTCTTCTGCCCACCGTCGACAGAGATGATCTCGCCCTGTTCTGGCTTCACCTCCATCGACATGTACATGTGCTCACTGCCCCCGAGACCGTTGTCCCCGATCAGCAGGATGTCTCCGCCCTCGGGCCACTCGACGATCTCCCCGTTCAGAACCTTCGGCCATCGAAGAGCGTTGCTGTCGGCGCCCAGGGCGTACATCCGGCTGATCGCCGTGGTCGACCGGTACGGGGGTGAGATCCTGCGACTTCGGATGCCCCACATCCACAGGATGCCGGCAGCCACAAGACCACAGGTCGACATGGAGCTCGCCATGGCGTCCTGCTTGTACTTCGGCTCTCCGTACCCGATCAGGTTGAGGAAGTGGTCCCTCGAGGACGGGTCCGCCGGGTCCGCGGAATGACCCACCTGCTGGTGCGCGATCTCCAGCAGCATGTCGATGTCGCGGTCACTCACGGCCGACCACCCGTCCAGAAGAAGTGACGACCCATCGATCCTTCGCCGCCGTCAGGTACGCCAAGGAGATCCAGCAGTAGCCTCCGAACCCCCATAGACGGCCCCAGGAGTTGCGCAAGAGGGCTCGCTGTCGCTTCGGGTCGTAGCCGGTCACCACCACCGCATGTCGCCCTCTCGAGACCTCCGGCGGATCGAACGTGAACTCTTGACTCGATCCGTACTCGAGGAACGCCTGTCCGACGTCGATCCCGATGATCATCGGTAGACCTGAGTGAAGTGCCACCAGCGTCTTGTGCTCGATGCTGTCGCTGCTGATGCCGTCCTCGATCCGGTATGCCCTGACGTCGAGGTTGCAGTCCGCCTGCTGGTACGCCTCCACCGACGGGTGCAGTAGAGCTGTGCGTTCCTCGTAGGGCCACGTGTCTTCCGGGCACACGCCGAACTTCTCCACGCCCTTGAAGAAGCTTCGAATGTAGGTACCGACAAGTTGGTCAGCAGTGCCGTCTTCGAGGCGCGCGTTGTAGTGGCTGAAGTTCCGGCTTAGCTGCACGACCTGGTAGTCGTTGTGGCCCAGCACCGTCTCGATCGCGTCGCAGCCAGCGTTGGCTACACAGAACGGTAGGTTGCCCTGGACGGAGATCGGGGTGTACTCCAGCAGCCGCACCTCGTTCGTCATGCCAGGCTCGTACGCCGACACGACGCTGAACGCGGCTGCGTACTTCTGGAAGGTGGTGTCCGACGGATGCTCCGGGGATACCAGAAGTCCATCGAGCCTGTACCCCATATTGACTTCGTGCATCATCGCGACCCCGTACAGGTGTTGATCTCGTCGCAGTCTTTGATCGTTGCCACGCAGGCAGCGTTCATCGTGTTGCCCTTGTTGATCTGCTCGATGCAGAAGCGCTCGTAGGGCTTGCCAGCGGGTGTTGCCCGCTCACGGCACCCAAGCTCGTTGAGCCGTTTCTGCGCGGCCGCGCAGTTGGCCTGGCGTGCAGCAGGGTCTGCGGGATCCGGCGGCACATTCGGCGGCGGTGTCGGTCCGCACGTCGTGAGAGCTAGCAGCAGTACCAACTTGTTCATGAATCCTCCTGCGCAGATGGTAGCAAAAACGCGGCATAACAACAGCGTAAGGGACGCCTCTTCTGCGTCCTGCCGACATCCACATCTTTGGAGGCACAATGCCCACCATCACTACCGCTGCATCCGCGAAGCTCCGCGCTGAAGCCGTGTCGTTGTCCCGTAAGACCGCTGCCCATCAGTTCGAGCTGGCGCGCTGCCTGTACCACGCCGATACGGACTTCGTCGTCCTGCAGGTCGACGGCGAAGACGTCGATACCTTGGTGGTCGAGTCCTGGGGCTACACCAGCGCGGCCCAGTGGGCGGAGCACGAGCTCGGGCTGCACATCACGACGTCACGCAGCTACATCAAGGTCTACCGCCTGTTCGGGGTTCAACTGAACGGCATGTGGACTATGGATCAGCTGCTACCGATCACCAAGATGATCCAGCTGATCCGTGTTCTCGGGCCCGGCTCCAATCAGCGCACCGTCACGGCATGGTTGAATCGTGGCCGTACGCTGTCGTGCTGCGACCTGACCGATGCGGTCGACCGCGCTGTGCATGGTCTTCCGCATGAGGGCTACCGCAGCTTCTCTTCCCGCTGCACCAAGTCCGACTACCTCGTGATCAAGTCAGCCATCGACCGGCTGGCCGGTCGGCGCAGCGACGACCCCAAGACCACCGGCTACCTGCTGGCCCGCATCTGCGAAGACTGGCTCGAGCGCCAGCCCGCGGAAGAGGGGAATGATGCTGGTTGACCTGGGTGCAGACGAAATCGGCATCTTGCTGCATGCACTGACCGTAGACGAAGTCGGCCACACACCTCTCTCTGCGCGTCTACGTGAACAGTTGCCACCGTTCGAGATCCGCAGGCCCAAGGCGCGGGTCAATCCCGAGGCTCTTCCGTCTGCTCTCGCCGACGGCAAGTTCATTCGTGACTGGGAGGTCTTCGCCGTACATGGCGATACATGCGATGACGTAGTTCGCGATGTGGCCGCATTCCAGCAGATCCATCTGCTGTATGATGATGGGTGCGCCTGTGACGTCGAGATGGTTGACGACTCCCGCACCGAGCGCGAGATCGACAACGAGTCGGTGCTCAAAGAGGTAGCCGATGCCGGTCTGACGATCGTCAAGCTACCGGATTGGCTCGGTAGCCCGTACTGGCGTTGGTACGTCGTGGATCTCAACGGGTTCGTGCGCGACGTATTCAGCGAAGTGTTCGATTGTCTTTTCAGTGAGCTGTACGTCAAGCTTATTCAGAAGGACAAATTCCTGGACCTTCATGTGTGTAATCATGGCGCGTACAGCCAGGACTGCTTTCAAACGACGTACCAGCAGCTGATGACGCTCGATCAGCGCGTGCTGACCCTGTGGATGGACGCATCCGGGTTCACCATCGAGTTTCAGTCAGCTGCCGATGAGGAGGCACTCAAGGATCCCATCGCCCGGGCTAGCAAGCAGCTACAGAAGCTGTACAACCGATGGTTCGACTACATGGCGGGCCTCGATAAGGAGTAGTGATGAGCGACTGGACCTACAACACCAATCACGGAATGTTCCTACTCAAGAAGGAGAACATTCCGAAGGCCGTCAAGGCGATCGCCGAGATCAGCAGCTTCGTACACGAGGATGACGAGTTCGGTCAGGCGCTGTCGAACTTCGGACTCGAGTGCACGGTGGACAAAAACGGCAACGTCATCGACATCAGCCTCAGTGCCAGCAACTACTCCGCCGACATCGACAACGTTATGTCCGCGATCGCCGAGTCGGTGGAGCCCGGCAGCTACCTGGTGTTCTACGGCGGTGGGTCCGACGGATGTTGGGCTCTGGCCTACGACGGGATGATCGCCACCGGCGAGGACATCGAGGCCGTCATCCTGTCGGACCTCAAGACGATGCTTCGTGCGCTGCGTGCGGCGGGCTCGCCCTGCTACAAGGAGATGGTCAAGCGGTACCCCCACGTCAGCGAGTCGCTGCTGGCAGCGGGTCTGGTGGTCGGTGCCCGTGTGCGCGCAAAGTGCACCATCACCGAGGGCGGGTTCGACTACAGGCCCGACGAGGCTGCCGTGTTTCCGGACAAGCGCTACATCCACGCCAAGTCCGGCGACACGGGGACCATCATACACGTCGATCCGCGCGACTTGCCGACTGTGCTGTTCGATCGTACCGGCACGTCGACCATCACCTGCGAGGCTGAAGTCGAGGTCATCCAGGGTGAGCCCTCTACCTGAGGATGTGCGTCTGATCGTTGAGTGCCTGTACCGTTCGGTGCGGGCGCTCAATGATCAGAACCTGTTCTTTCCCTACGTGCAGCCCAACCTTTGCGGAGCCTGTGGGGTCGCATCCGAGGCGCTGCACACCTTGCTGGAGCGGCATGGGCACAAGTCAGAGTTGCTGGCCGGCATGCTAGATAGCCGCGACTGGCACTGCTGGGTTGAGCTCGATGGTTGGGTGCTCGATGTTACGGGCGAGCAGTTCGGATTCGATCCAGTCCAGATCCTCGAGCAGCGACCAGGCCGGTATCGCGAGGTTGTTTCGTGGAAGCCCCACGCACCAACTGGATCGGTCTACGAGCACGACATCAAAGAGATTCTCAAACTGGCGCAGGAGTACATCGATGAGCGAAGATGACCGAGGAACTCTCATTCCCAAGATCGTGGCGCTACTGAGTGCGGCATCCGACGAGTACGCGGAACGCGACGACATCATGGCCAACCTCGTCAACGCGCTGTCGCTTCTTCAGCACGCGGCGTCCGAAGACGTCAAGTCGTTCGCCTCTGGAGTGGAGTGGCCGGACTTCGAGAAAGCGCACGGTCTGTGCATGCTCTGGTACACCCAGCAGGTTCGTGCCGTCAACGCCACGATCGACAAGGTCATGAGCACACCGCACGATGTTGGCGCAATCGTGCGGATCGCGCTTCTGAAGTACGACTTCGCGATCGTCGACGACGGCGAGGAGAACGGCATCATGGTGGTGCGCGCTCCCAACGGTGACAAGTGGGACTTCACGGTTCCGAAGAAGAGGGTGTGAGCTATGCCGGTATCCCCGATTCGCAAAGGACAGTACTGGGCCGTCAAGGTCGATGGCAACAAGAATGGTGACCTCATCATTGGTGTGGTGAAGTCGACTAGACTCAACGGCGACGTGATCCTGCACAACCTCTTCTACGAAGAGGGCGACAAGAAGGGACGTAGCGTCAAGGCGGACTACGTGCTGCTGAAGCGCAACAAGCTCGTCAGCAAGCAATCCGCAGAAAATATCGTGCAGGTCTACAGGGAGATGCTGCCGAGCGGCCAGAAGAAGGCAAGGGACGCGGCCCGCGCCGAGGCGATCGACCGGTGCCCGGAGATCCGACGTATCAAGCTCCCGACGGCACAGCTGGAGCTTTCGCTGAAGAAGCCTGCCGCCGACCGGCTGACGACCAAGGAGCAGATCGCCAGGCTCGACGCGCTGGAGCAGCAACTTCGCAAGATGGCCGATGAGCTGGCCACTCTAAGGAAGTCCCTGTGAAGTTCCAGATCTACCACCGATTCTTCAACTTCATGGAGCAGCCACACCCTGCGGCCGTGTTCGACAAGGAGCTACAGGGGTGGACGGTCGAGGTCGACGACCTGGCACATCTGACTTCGCTCATTGGCGATAGCTGCGCCGTTCTGTTCAACAGCAAGCCGGATCTTCCGGTGATCGAGCTGCGCGACGGGCTGGAGGAGAACGAAGATGAGTGATTCGTACGACCACTGGTCGGCCGCGCTGCCGATGGCGGAAGACCCCGACGAGTTCAGCCGTCAGGCCGATTGGCTCGCGCAGGTGCTGGCTGACCGCGACGAGGATGAGGACCCGACGGTCTTCGTCCACCTGATGCGCGAGCTCGGCCTGCAGCTCGAAGACGACTTCGTCACGGAGTTTGGATGGCCTGGCTTCGAATGGTTGATCGAGGACGATCGTCAGCACCTATGGGTGTACTGCGAAGACCAGGCCGATCTCAACAATCTGGTGACGATCGTCCAGGGCTTCTTTCGCAAGTTCAAGCCCGATGGTATCTTCGCGGTCGAGTGGGCCACCACGTGCAGCACGCCGCTGCTCGACGCTTTCGGTGGTGGGGCCGTGGTGGTGACGGCTACTTCTGCCGATTGGTTCACTACGTGTGACTGGGTCAGCAAGACGGTTACCGTCATCAAGAGCCGTAACGCTGCGATGCCCGCTGCGTTGAAGTCGCAGGAGGCCATGGTTGCATCCGTAGATCGGCTAAACCAATTGCAGTTTTCAGAGACGGCTCAACAGGCTCTTGCAGTGGAGCCGTCACTGCGGGACTCCGTCAAGGTGCACTCACTGAAGGTACCCGAAGAGAGGCCGCACCAACTGTGGGACTTCCTGCAGAAGCCCAGGCAGGATCCACCGTTGCATAAGGTACTCGAAGCACACGCCAGCTATCCGATCACGGTGCCGAAGAAGGACAAAGAAGGTGGTTGAGCTACACGAGTGCCGTCCAGAAGATGCAGAGCGTATGTGGGACTGGCTCGGCTACCGTGGCGGCGTAGCGGTCTGGAAGTCCATCGATCTGTCACATCCAGAGCTCTCGTGGTCCACACCAGCCAAACGCGAGGATGGAGAGCCCGCGACCAAGCCGACGTGGCGTGCCGCCGACAAGCCCCATCGGACCATCACTAATCCTGAGGAGATCGTTGTCGTTACACGCCGCGAGGTGAAGCGGTTTCGTGTAGCTGTGCGCGTTGGCCACGGTCTCACGATCAACGTAACCGACGCCGGCTCGAGGCGGATCCGCAGAGAAGTGGAGAAGGCTGGTGACGATGCCTCGTACGAGTTCGACTACTTCAGTCAAGAGGCCATCATCACGGTGCCAGATCAGAAGGTCCCGATCGCCGAGTACATGACGAACCTTGAATTGTCCAAGTAGCGGACAATCAAGGTATAAGAATCAAGAAGAGGGTGTTGCCGACCATCCTCGTCTTCTACTCCGCCCACAGTAGCGCAAGGGAACCTGCGGTAGGGCGTGTAGCGTGCGCATGACAATGACGTCGATGCGCCAGCAAAGGAGGTAGTTTCGGTTTCTGTCTGTGGTTCGTTGCTTCAACTAAGCTGTTGATCGCGTCGGTTAAGTGCCCGCCGAACGTACGCAACAGTTACGACTCCCATCCCAGGAGTCGTTACGCGAAGGGTTACCGGATGCCCACTACGATGCGGAGCAGTGTGCTCCACACCGCAGTCTCCACCCGGCCGAGGGCAGTTTACTTGGTCACAGGTCTCGAGGTCCTGCTTCCAACCTTCACTGGTAGCTTACGCTTATCTGCACGTTCAACGTGATAGGTACCCGCCCCCGAAAGGGGGCGGATGCCATTTAGCTACTAATCACGGTATAAGCAGTCCGAAGACAACCAGCTGAACTCTCAGCATAGGAGGGAACGTGAAAGTACGCAGTAGTATCTGGATCTCTGCGTTCATTGCGGGTTGCGCCGTCTTCTACCAGTTGCGGCGACCTAGCTCAGTGACGTCGGCACCGCCTGCGCCGACCTGCCGTGTGCCGATGATCGGCAGCTCCGCGGTACCGGCAACAACATCGACCGAGACGCTGCTTGGTAACTGGTCAGGGGCTTCGGACACAAAACTGTCCGTGCAGCGCCACTCGCATCGTCAAGCCTTCGTACTGCACCTGACTCGTGGTAAGGATGTCTTGACGTGTGAGTTCACCGTCATGTGGAGGCCGAAGTTCGATCCCGAGCTGAACCACGACCCGTACAGGGCCTGGTGCAACGGCTTCGGCATGGCTCCAGGCACGCCCGCCACTGTGACGTTCTCGTACTACCAGGGAAACCTTCTCGGGCTGCAGGTTCATCCTGTCAACCTCTACATGGAGTTCTTTCGATGATCCACTTCTGCGCAGATGAGCTACAGGCCATGCAGGTTGTCGTCGCGCACGGGTACGATGCGCTGGTGGCGGTACTGCACGCGCTTCGACGCACGGTGCTTCGTTTTCGCGTATGGCGAACGGAGCGGCATCTTCGTCGATGCAACGGGCATGTGCGGGTACCATGATCGTCAGCTGCAAGTACGAGCTGCAACAAGGAGGACTTTACGTGCTCTGGGGCCTCACAGGCGCCCATGCCCACGTACTGGGCACGGGCACCCAGGTCTCTATTGTCTTTGACAGCGGCACCTTCAGCATGGTTGCGCACGGTGTCAAAGAAGTCGTAGACGAGACGATGAGGGAACGCCGTGCACAGTGGCGTGCACAAGGCGCACCAACCATGCACCTGGTGCAGGTCACGTTTCCAGAGAGATGGCCCGTCGACGAGATCAACGAAGTCATGTCGGCGCGGAGCCAGAATGAACTGCAACCGCTACTGAAGCGGTTGCTCGACAGAGCTACAACCCTTGCACTCGAGAGCCCCGATGAGTCGTTCAGAAAAGACCAGGCACGGCATGCGCTGCCAGCACTGGAAGGACACCATGCTGATGTCCAGGTCTCAGAGGCACGCGTGGTCAAAGACGAAGAATCGACGACAACGCAAAGTCAGGGCTGTTGCCAAGCGGGCCCTACGGAGGACGCATGAAGCACTGGGCGTACTCACTTCGCAGTGACGGGCGTTCGCCGGACGGTCCGGCGGGTCGTTGGCTGTACTGCTACAAGCTAGGTGTAGAGACGACGGAAACGGATCTGTTCGTACCAGCCAGCGAAGATGAGTACGAGGGAGCCAAGCCCGGCGACAAGCTGTGGTTCGTCATCGACAACGCAGTGGTAGGCTGTGCGACCCTCAGTCGCCGTGAGGTCAACTTCTGCCACAACGTTGGCGAGCAGGCTGAGCTCTACTTCAATGCGGTCACGATCGGCTTGTGGCCTGATGGTCCGATGGCCCGTTGGGCGATGGAGACCAGGGAGGTACCGAGCAACGTCGGGGAGGCTTGGTACCGCGAGCTTCGTAAGACGCTGCTCGCAAACAAGAGCATCACGGATCCGGCGTCGACTTCATCGTGGAACCGGTACAAGGAACTATCGAAAGAGGACATCGAACGGCTTCGAGCGCGTTCACAGAGGGCAGGCAACCGATGACCGACTCAGTCAACATCAGGTGGGGTAGCTACCGTGAGTTCTCCGGGCCGTGGTACTCCGGCACCATTTCGTTCGAGCTACCGGATGATCCGACCGAGGATGAGAAGATCCTGGCGGTCGTCACGGCAACCGAGGGCGGACGGTACGACGCGATCAACATGTACGATCGCATGATCCTGTCGATCGGACTGATCCAGTTCGCCGAGGCAGGGCAGTTCATGGCCAGCCAGCTGCTCGGAGCGTGTCGCAAAGCCGGGGCACCCATGGACAGGTTCAAGGCGGAGTGCCGGCGCAATGGGTGCACCTTCGAGCTGGTCGACAGCGACAAGTGGAGATTTCGTCTGGGTGAACTCGTCGTCGATACCATCAAGGAGCAGCAGCAGCTATTCCTTGGGGGCTCTTCCGGTCGCACGGACGCCTGGGACAGCGTGCAGCGGCAGACCGCCAGACAGTGGGCCGCCGCCATCGCTACCGATCTGCAACATCCGCGGGCACTTGCGGCGCAGAAGCTGTTCACCGTCGATCATCTGATGGGCTTCGTGATGCCAGCAGCCAAGAAGATGCTGTTCAGCGATGAGCTCAGCGAGACGCCGGAGCTGCAGGCGGCACGTGCCGCCTACGTCAGCTTCGCAGCCAACAATCCGACGATCGCGCAACGCTCGCTGATGGCCACCGGCTATCAGCCCACTGAGCCCGGCTTCCTTGTGGACGTGCTACGTAGGCTCACATTCCATTCGGGAATCGCCATCTACCCGGATCGCTACAACAAGATCCGTCCGGTGTTGGAACGCTGCTACGGCGTGGACCTTCCTGACTTCGCCGCAGAGCTACGCGTCCCCGCGCACACGCCATCCATCGTGCGGCTTCAGGAGATGCTGTTGGTGCTGGGCTTCGACCTCGGGCCAGCGGGTGCAGACGGCGTTGTTGGCCGTAAGACCACCGACGCGATCATGACGTTCCAGTCTCAGCAGCGCATGACCATCAACGGCCTGTTCGACCATCACACCGTTCAGCGCCTGCAGGCGTTGACACGTCCAGGAGCAGCATGAGAGCTAGCTGGCACGATTACTTCTTGTCGATGGCTTCCACGGTGTCGACACGCGCTACCTGCCTTCGCAAGAAGGTCGGAGCCGTGATCGTCATCGACAGAACCATCATTTCGACCGGTTACAACGGTAGCCTTCCCGGAACAGCGCACTGTGACGACCAAGGGGTTGGCTGCATGATGGAGAACGGACACTGCGTCCGCACCGTCCATGCGGAGGTCAACGCGATCGCGCAAGCTGCCCGCAATGGCCATGCAACGCGGAACAGTACGATCTACTGTACAGCCAGCCCGTGTTGGCCGTGCTTCAAACTCATCGTCAACGCCGGCATCACGACGGTTGTGTTCGAGGAGTTCTACCGCGACACTCGCATCATCCAGGCGGCCCACGATGCGCGCGTTCAGCTGATCGCGCAAACATCTTCTGGTCCCGTGATCGTCTACACCGAGGAGGACGCAGATCGCATCCTCGGCTCTCGTGCAATTGACCAAACTCAAGTGCTGCACGATGATCCGGCGCCGGCCGGGCATGGTGTTGGCCCCAGCGAACTGAGGTAGCGATGATCAGCATTACCGATTTGCAGAGCCAGCACAACAGCTGGTGCACGTACAACTTCGGCAACAAGCCCAACGGCTTGCGGCATCATCTGATGGGGCTCGTGGAGGAATCCGGTGAGCTGTGCCATGCCATGCTCAAGAAGGAACAGGGCATCCGAGGCACACCGGAACAGCACGATGCGAAGGCCAAGGACGCCATCGGTGACCTCGTGATCTACGGGCTCGGTACCGCCTCGCTACTGGACATCGAGCTAGGTTTCGCGCTTCGTTGTAGCTCCTTCTACGATCTACAGAGTTCGCGCCAAAGTGTATACACAACACCGTTGTCAAAGATCGCGCTATTCGCCGCGACGGCGCTAGACGCTGTAGCAAACGGTGCCGACCCCATAACAGTTCGCTGCCACTTGGTCCACATGTTCGAGGCACTGGCAGACTTCTGTGCGTCTCGTGGCTGGTCGCTACAGGAGATCGCGCAGGACACCTGGAACGAGGTCGGTAAGCGCGACTGGGTCAAGTACCCCGAGACCGGCATGCCGACCTGACAAACATCGTCATGCTGTCGATCTTCTCTTCCATCTTTAGAAGATTTGCGGCATGAACAACTAGATCCTCCACCGGATCAAGGAGAACCACCCCATGTCCACCAACATCGATACCGTCAAGGTTTCTCGTGCCACCGTGCAGCAGCTGCCGGCCGGCTGGCTCGAGGACCTACCGTCCGACGAGTTCAAGAACAGCCGAAGCCAGCTCAAGGGCATCGAAGAGCTGGCCAAGTCGCTCAAGTCCGGTCAGGTCGAGCCGCTGATCGTGGTCTCGAAGAAGCTGCCCGGCGGGGCGCAGCCCCTCAAGGGCCTGAACGGCGAAGCTCGCTGGACCCGCTACTACATCATCGAGGGATTCCGTCGTCGCGCGGCCGCGATGTCGATCAGCCCCTCGTTCATGCTCAACTGCGTGGTGCGCGACCTCAAGGACGTGCCGTCGCTGCAGTTCGACAACTTCGTCGGCAACCTGGACCTGCGTCATCAGCTGCCGGTGCTCGACGTGTGTGACACGATCGTGCGCCTACAGGACAAGGGGTTCACCGCGCAGCAGATCGCCGAGAAGACCGGCAAGCCCGTCGACTGGGTCAACCAACACGCGATGGTTGGCCGAATTGCCGTTCCGGAGCTTCGTGCCGCCGTCGAGCTGAACCGAGTGTCGTTCAGCATCGCGTGGGGGATCTGCCACGAGGCACCGTCCAAGCAGCTCCCGGCGCTGGAGAAGATGCTGAGCGAGCCCGTCATCGCCGAGGTCAAGTCGATGGCGGAGCTCGAGGCCGTCAGCCCCGGCATCACACGTCAGGAGGCCGAAGCGGAGGCCAAGTCGAAGGGGCCGAAGCCCAAGAAGACCACCAAGAAGGAGGCTGCCCGCGCAACCGGCAAGGTGGTGCGTCCCGGCATCCGAGACGTCAAGCGGCTCTACAAGCTGTTCGATCCCGAGGGTGAGGGGTTCGACGCCCGCACCCGCAAGAACATCAGGGTTCAGACCACCTACCTGGTTCTCAAGTACATCGTCGGAGAGATCTCCGAGAAGAAGCTCGTGAAGGAGCTAGGCATCGCCTAGAGAGGAAGAAAAAGAATGGACGCGAAAGAGTTCGAGAAGAAGCTCAAGGGCAACGGGTTCAACGGCGTCGGCGGCGCGCGCAAGTCGCTCGGTCGCCTTGGTCTCGACGACAAGACCAAGGCGAAGTACGACGCGATGATCGTCAAGCACTTCGAGGGCCCCGGTGAGGAGGCCGGTGACGCTGCCGTGGACCCGAAGCCGGCTAAGCCCGCGGACAAGCCGACCGCCAAGGCGGCCGCGGACAAGCCGACCGCAGAGAAGACGAGCAAGGTCAGCCAGCAGCTTCCGCTGCCGTTCAGCGGTCAGGTGCAGGCGATCCCATCGGCCGTGCGGTACAGCCTCGACCACAGCTTCCACACGTACGCCGCCACGAGCGCGGCCGGCATCATCGACACGCTGACCCAGGCGAAGAGCCGCCACGCCGACATCGACCTCAGCGTGATCGACCACGTGCTGATGCCTCTGCTCGAGGAGGCGTCGTCCAAGATGGCCGATGCGTACCGTGCTGTGTGCGCTGATTTCGAGGAGGCCAAGCCGGTCCCGGAGGCCAAGACGACGCTCGGTCGTCTGCAGTCCGGTGTCCGCAAGGCGCCGACGCCGGTCGAGGAGCCGGAAGAGGACGAGGCCGAGTAGCAGTCCTGCTGGCCGTTCGCCGTAACTGAAGCCGGGGGCCATGTGGCCTCCGGCTTCTCTCTTTTAGGAGACACCACCATGCTGATCCACCACTCCGACCAGAACTACAAGGATGCCGCCAAGAATGCTGTTCAGCGTACGGCGGACAAGTTCCAACAGCAGATCGACAAGGGGAAGTCGCTGATCTCGACAGCCCTGACCCGCATCCAGAACGAGGTGCCGACCGATGTCCTGACGTCCTCCGAGAAGCTCAAGTTCAGGTACAGCAAAGAGGATGGTCTAGAAGTCGAGATTCCGAAGATCGGACTCAATGGCGTGCACAGCAACGCGTTCGCCCAGATGGCCGCAACCGTCGGGATCAACGGGTTCAACGAGTACGCCCAGAACCTGCTGAAGAAGGGCGGGGCGTTCGGCTACCACGCGGCCGGTGAGCTCAACTGGCACATGGCCGAGCTGCAGCAGCGTCGGCTGCTGCGCGTGACCAACGGAAGCGTCCGCGGCTTCCTCAGCGACACGTACCGACCGGTCGACACCCGCGCGATCTTGACGGCGTTCATCGAGGAAGCCGTACAGCGCCTTGGTGCTCAGCCGATCGCCGTCAACATCACCGATGTCCGCTACGTCATCAAGGTGGCGTACCCGGAGGTGCTGCGGCCCACCGACGACGAGGTGCTGATCTACGGGATCGAGCTGTACGACTCCGAGTATGGTCGCGGCAAGACCGGCATTCGACCGTTCATCGAGCGGCTCTGGTGCACCAACTTCGCGACCCTCGAGGAGACTCTCGGCAAGATCCATCTCGGCGCCAAGCTGCCGGATGACATCGAGCTCTCTAAGAAGACCTACGCACTCGACACGGCCGGCACGAGGTCTGCGTTGGTCGATGTCACGCGGGCCCTGTTCTCGGAGAAGCGCATCACCTCGTTTCTCCAGATGGTCAAGAAGGCCAGCGAGGACAATCTCACGTGGACGGAGCTGCGCCCGCGTCTGGCCAAGCAGCTACTGAAGAGTGAGATGCAGCAGGCGGAGAAGATCTGGACGTCGCAAGATGACCAGACCGAGATCATCCCCAACGGGCACTCGACGTGGTCTGCAAGCAACCTGCTGAGCTGGTTCGCCAAACAGACCGACGACGATGACCGACGCCTCGATCTGGAGAGGGCGGCCGGTGCGCTGGTGCAGCGGTCGATCCAGTAGCTAGAAAGAACAACGGCGGCAGTTACCTGCCGCCGTTGCCCTCCACCTACTGCCCACCGTCGCCGCGCCGACTCGCTGCTTGGCGATTGTCAGTAGATCGTAGTCGGTGCGGTCGTGTCAACTTCGTTTTCACTAGCCCTACGAGGCGCAGCATCGCCTCGAAGTCCGACGTGCGCATCGGCTCCCACCACGGTATCGGCGACTGCTCTAGGAAGCTGCACAACGCCTCCTCGTCCCCGTACGGACGGGACACCGTGGCGGGCAACTCTTCTAGCTTCTGCGCTCGTGCGGGATCCCATCCGATGGTCGGCAGCTTCATCTGCTCCCAGATAGGGTAGCGTGGCATCAGCATGTTGCCCAAGTAGTGCACTTCGTGGTGCATCAGCCACAGCTCACGGTGCGGGTACATCCCTCGAGGAATCGCCTCGCAGAGGATGTGCTTGTCGTTCAGCATCGTCTTGACCTGCACGTGCACCACGGACCACCCGCTGCCGAGTGCGTCGAAGCCACGCAGAGGGATCAACACGTCGCCGCGTCTAGCCATTCTGACCTCGCAACTTGATTAGATGGTACATACAACCGTTCTCCACTTCGGGGCTGCCGAGCAGCATCACGTCGCCCTCACGTCGCGCACGGTAGACCCACGTGCGCCGGATGTGCGGCGACTCGAAGAAGGCCGTCATCCCATCTCCGCCACGGTGTACATCGAGAAATGCGTAGGCTGCCGTTCTCTTGATGGCAGCCCGCAGGTGATCCTTGATCCACCTCACAGGATCGACACCGCCGGGGCGCGGGAAGATCAGCACGTCGTTGATCGATCCTCCGTCGTCGGACTTGATCTCCCGTCCTGGCCACAGCAGCGCGAAGCTGCCTCGGTTGCCGTGGTTGTACTGCTCGACCGCTACCTCGAGCACCGCTTCTGACCTGCGAAGGATGCCATCGGAGATGAACTGCTCCGACGACACGTACTCCACGATGCTGCTAGATCGACTGGTCATGTAGACTCCCTTCAGTGTCCTTATACCGCGTGCTTGCAGTAACATGCGCAGCATGGTCAGCGAGCAGATGCTGAAGCTACAACGGTCGATGCAGCAGCGTGCTCAGCGCATCAAGGTGGCCACGTACGCGGATGACGTGGTGATCAAGCCTGCGCTCAACAACGCGTTCATCGTAGAGGTTTTGTGGAATAACAGAAAGGAGAGTACGCAGTACTGTGTAAGTCCAGCGATGGTGTTCGGCACGTCGGAGCGCTCTTCTCATCCGACACCGCGCATGACGGCGTGCCAGCTGATGCGCACCGTGATCGCCAAGGTGCTGGAGAGGAGGTTGTGATGGCTAGCTGGCTCATCGGAGACTTCACATGTCCGCGCTGTGGCAGCCATGTCTGGAGCATGAACCCCAACACCGGCGCCGGTCAGTGCGACGGCTACGTCATCACGGCCGACAAAGCCGGAGCTAAGTGCTCTTTCACGTGGTCCCGGGAAAAGGAGGACCATCTTTACATCAACCCGGATCCGCTGGCGAAAGTTTTCACTTCACAAGAGTAGCGACTCCGCGTACAGTGGGGTCTCCACCTGCAAGGAGCTCACCATGTCCAGTTTTCCCAAATCGCACGAGCAGTTCATCGAGGACGTGCGCAGCATCGTGCTCAAGTCGGTCCCGAAGACCGTTCTCGAGGATCGTTCGATCCTGACGGAGCTCGTCACGATCCATCGCGCCGTCGGGCGCATCCTGCACCGTCTGCAGGAGCAAGCCGCAGGGAAGCCCACTCAGAAGAAGCCGGAGCCGCACCTGAAGGTCGTCCGTACCCCGCCGGCTGCCGTGGAAGCGTACCCGGTGGATGGCCCCACGGTGGGTGAGCTCATGGTGACCGCAGTGTCGCTTCGTGTGCAGGTTCTGGACGTCATCGTGTCGTCCGCAGACTACGCGCACAACAACCAACTGCTCGCGGAGCGACTAGGTCGCCCGATCGAGCAGATTCGACGCGCTACCCTGGCGCTCACCAAGCAGGGCAAGATCACGCACAACGCGGACCGCATGTTCGCGCCCTGCAGGCTGACCTGATCAGCACGCACCCACCGTTCACTGAAGGGGCGCCGTCGGCGCCCCTTCGTCGTTTAGGAGACCGTATGCTCGTACAGCCGATCGATATTCATCCGTGGGACGTCGAGGATCTCGAGTACCTGAAGAAGTCAACCGATAAGCCGGCCGTTCGCGTACGACTGGCCGCCGACGGTGAGCTCGAGGCGATGTCGCGTCATCGTGGCATCGAGACAGTGATCTTCGGGATCCTGCACGAGTTCGCGCTGAGTCCGCAGGGGCCCGACATGGGGTCCATCATGGCCATCAGCACCATCGTGCGCGACACCGTGCTCAAGATGATGGTGCTGAGCGGGGATAAGCCTGGCAGCTACTACGTCGTCGATTTCCTGCACGCAGGCGTCTTCGCCGTCATCGAGACGGACTACAACGGGGTGCTGCAGCGACTGATCCCGCCCGAGAACGAGTCTCTTACCGCTGTGCGTGCGCCGGTTCCGGCCAGGGACACGGTGACGGTCGAGAGCCGCGACGAGTCCTGCCGTGTGTGCCAGAAGAAGTTCGTCACGGGTGACATCGTGCGCGAGGCCCTGTGCGCCGCACACAAGTCCCACCCCGTGCATCACCGGGATTGCGCCGCTCGCGCGCGCGAAAAGGGCATCCAGCTGGGGTCGTTCGGCGTGTTCAAGAACCTGGACGAGATGTCCGATCCGGTCCACGCACAGAACTATGAGAATGCACGAAAAGAGGCAGAGGCGCTCTGCGATCTGCACGAGGAGGACGAGTAGATGCGGTTGTCGGCCGCGGTGGAAGAGCTCGACACGCAGCTCATCGAGCGCGTCGAGCAGGCAGCCGACACGGACCCAGATTCTACGCAGCCTCTGATGTGGTTTCGTGAGCGTGCCACGGTGTACGCGACCGAAGGAAACTTCAGCATGCTGCGCAGACTGGCCAGAATCGCATCCGAGTGTGCGGCCGCGTGTGCCGCTGGCAAAGGCCCGGAGCCGACGTTAGGGTCCGCTGGCCATTACCAGGCCGTGGCCGACATCATCGAAATCTGGGTCAACGATCAGTAGTGCCGTGGAAGGGGGACGTCCCCTTTCCACTAGCACCAACTTCGTTGGGTTTCACGGCATAAGCACCTTGAAGGAGACTCCTATCTCATGAAGAACGACAGGTTCATCTGCACAGCATTCATTCTCGGTGCCGATCTGCCGATCAACATGTGCACCAAGACACGCAAGAACGGACGTGGTGCGTGGGGCACGCTGACTCGCCCTGGCGCGCTACGGCTGAGCTACCGACTGGACAGTGGCGTCGGCACCATGCTGTCGTACGAGACGTGGCCGGTGGCCGTGCGACAGCTCTACAAGGGGAAGACCGTGGTGCTGCTGAACGGCGACGAAGGGCCCACCAAGTCGACGCGTGAGCATACCTGGGCGCTGCGGATGGAGCTACGAAGCGGCGGCATCAGGCACTTCACGGTGCCGTTCGCTGCACTCAACCTGGCCGGAATCCCGGATCGCGATCTGCAGAACATCGAGGTCGTCAACACGACGCCGGACCGCGAGATCACGAAGTACCGCAAGTCCAAGTACACCAAGGTCCCGTACCCGTATCAGGTGCACTTCCTCGGTGAGACGCTGTTCCGCTACCAGGACCGCATGTACGTGTGCGGGCTCGACCGCAACGATGACCCTGCGCGGCGCAACTTCTACCTTGCGCGTCTGCCGAAACATCGAAAGCCCCGTACGGTCGATGCGGCCTTGGCTGCTCTGCGGCCCAAGGATGTGCCGGCCGACACGCCTCGACAGGGTGAGTGGTTCTTCGTGCCGGTAGCGGAGAACTTCACCAGCAAGGCAGCGATGATGAGCAGCCTGCCGATCCTCAGCGACACAGCCGAGTATCAGGCAACCGCGCCGCTCGCTGGCCGTGAGCGTCGACATGTGGCGCACCGGATGGTGCTCTGGCAGGGGCGTGTGTACGTGCGTGGTCCGATCCGTGATTCTGACCACGGTACCTTGCAGCTAGGCAAGGTCTGGCATCGTGTGGTCCGCAACCTCGCCGACGGCAGCTGGGGCATGCCGACCGCCGATGGCAAGAGAGCGAAGGTGGACTGATGAGCCGAAAGCACTACCAGAACCTGTTCATCGGAGAGTTTGGCAGCGACATCATCAAGCGAGTCGGCCTACAGACGTGCATAGCGCAGTCGCTGGACGTCGACGACGCTGACGACCATGTCTACATCTGCGCGGTCATCCGCGACAGCAACGGAGACGAGCGTCGGGTGGAGCTGGACGACGTTGGTGTAGTCTACTGCTGCGATTGGTCTTTTGAGGATCTCAAGTCCCGTGTGGCGGAGCTGCTGGCCATCGAGGACGACGACGGGCTTGCTGCGCTCGACAATCGACTCACTAGCCTGGGTTTCGCAAAATGGCACGAGTAGCACGACATGAGTGGGAGCTCGTGCTGGTGACGATCTTGGTGCTGGCCACCATGGTGTACATCCGCCTGTGCTGCATGGGATGACATCCGATAAGACACAGGCAATGCTGCTGGTACGCGCGCTGCTCAGACAGTTTGCCGATAGTGGCTGGGATATTGGGCAGCGCGCAGACCCAGGCGAGCTCGACATGCCTCTGTCTCGACGCCTTCGCCATCTCGTCTGGATGCTGCAGGAACTGCTCAAGGACGGCAGCGTGGCCAAGGCCAGGGCGTGGACTGGTTTCGTGCACGGAGCCCTGTGGGCTCTAGGCTTCATGACGATCAACGATCTGAGCAAGTTGGTGGCGGCCGACAAGCCACCGGAGGAACGACATGCAGGTCAAGAACATTGCGGATCTGAAGCGCCTACCGATCGGTACCAGGCTGTACCTGATCCGCAACATGCTCGGTCCGTGCAACCCGAGCCTCAGGACGATCCAACGTCCACGTAACGGCGGCATTGTGCTGCGCGTCGAAGACCCGGATCACGTGCACAAGGGAGCCGAGAGCTTCTTGCCGCTCAGCAAGGCGAAGTTCCGTGCCACCGACGGAGGCTTCGCAATTCTGCAGAATGGCGAGGTCGCGGCCGAGTATCGGTTCGACACAGGGGAGCAGAGGTGAAGAAAGTCATCATGACGGTCGAGCTACACGTGCAGGTACCCGACGACACCGAAGTCAGTGGGCTCTGTCTGGGTAACACCAATACCGACTTTCGCGTCGAGCACGTCACCAAGGAAGAGGGCGAGCTAGGTGCGGTCGTCACGGAGTACGGCATCATCGACGCCCGGGAGGACACATGATCATCGGGATCGCAGGAGTCGCCAGATCCGGTAAAGACACGGTCGCCGACCACCTGGTCAAGAACTACGAGTTCGTGAAGGTCAACCTCGCCGACCCGATCAAGCGGGCAGCACAGGCGTGGTACGGGTTCACCGACGAGCAGGTCTGGGGGCAGGACAAGGACAAGCCCGACGAGCGCTACCCGGTGGGTGTGCGGGGTCTGGTGGGTGAGCGGGTCATCTATCGTCGCGGCCCGAAGGGGCATCTGCACGAGCACCACGGCACCATCCGTGAGATGCTGTTGGAGAACAGAAAGCATCCGATGGCACACGTTCTGTTCGATGGAGACTACGACGTCTTGGTGGCGTGCTCGCTCGAGAACCTAGACCTAGAGCAGCCCTTCCTGACGCCACGCCACGCGTTCCAGATCATCGGGACCGAGGTCGGGCGTCTGATCTACCCAGACACCTGGACACGGCTGGCCGTCAGCACCGCCAAGAAGCTGCTGGCGGGCGGCTGCCGGTACAACCAGCGGGAGGGGCTGGTGCCCGGTTACCCGTCGGTCAAGGGCGTGGTGATCGCCGACGTTCGTTGGCCAGCTGGCAACGAGGGCCAGGCCATCCGCGCAGCAGGCGGGCAGCTCTGGTGGGTGCAGGGGCGCGGTGGTCTCGAGGGCCAGGCGGCCCAGCATACCTCCGAGAAGGGTCTGGATTGCCCCGACAGCACGTTCCAGCGACTCATCAGCAACACGTCCACGATCGAGGTGCTGCACGCGCAGGTGGACCGCCTGATGCGGATCGAGGAGCTGAAGAAGGAAGTCCAGCGGGATATCGATCAGGGCAATCTGCGGCCGTACGATGATGCCTAGGCGGACGTTCCACCGTGGAAGCGTCAAAAGTAGCGGTCTATTCCCGAGAGCGACCTAGCGAAGTAACCTCAGCGGATGCCCAACATCCAGCTGACCCCTGACGAGTTTCGTGCGATGGCCTCGATGGCTCGGTTTGGTGCCGACACACCCGACCGAGCCAGGGCCATCGACACGTACATCCGCGCAATCGAGGATCGCAACGGCATCCACCGCTACACCCTGTGGGTGCAGTGGCAGGAGGCAGGGACACCGTTGCCGCCCTCGACCAACTTCCCCGAGAAGTGGCCGCCCGAGCTCCGTGAGCTGCTCGAGCTCGATCGGCCCATCATCAAGAGCGACGTCGACGCCCTGCTGGCTCGCGTCGCCCGCAGGCCCGTGACGGTCCTGGTGACGGCCGACCCCGGGCAGCTGGTCGGCTGGACCCCCTACGGTGCGTACTTCGGATGAGGTGACGATGGCGTTGATCCAACTAGAGAGTGAAGCCGCCAGCATTCGGCTGGATGAGTTTCGGTCCAGGCACACACTCGAGCCGGTGTACGACCTCGAGGTGCTGAACGTGCTGACACGCGAAGAGCTACTCGAGCTCGCCGACAAGATCAGGCAGACCTTTGGCCCGCCAGCCCAAACCCCTACCGAGCCCTAGCAGGAAGTTCTCATCCCAGGACCACCACTGGGTCATCGGCTCCGATGAGGTCGGGTACGGGGCCCTGGCGGGCCCCTACTGCGTGGCGGCCGTGGCGGTACCGGAGGACTGGGAGTGGGCTGCCCTCCGGGACTCCAAGGGCTTTGGAGCACCCAAGGTCGCCATCCCGAAGCGTCGAGCCATCATGGACGCGTTCGTCGAGTTCGAACCGAACCCGTTGACGTGCTTCACGTTGGCGGATTCGAAGCAAATCGACATCATACGCAATCCGCACAAGCTGATAGGCGACATGCACGTGGACGTGCTGAAGGACGTGCACAGGCGTCTCAAACAGTACGTCGGGTCTCCGCCGCCCGCCGTGGAGCTCATGGCCGATGGCGACCTGGAGCTCGGCCACGACATCAAGTCGATCATCGAGGGCGACACGTTCGTGCCGGCCATCATGCTGGCTTCGATCCTGGCCAAGGACCGACGCGACGCGCTGATGATCCAGTTCAGCCAGCGGTACCCTGGTTACGGGTTCGAGCGAAACATGGGCTACGGGTCGAAGGAGCACTACGAGGGGTTGGAGAAGCTCGGACCCTGCCCGATCCATCGCCGGTCCTACCGGCTCACGAAAAATAGTTCGTCCCGATGACAAATCTTTCTTGCAGAGGTCGATCCTTGCGGTTATGGTCACTTCTGCAGCGACCAATTCGGTTGCAACGACTCACAAGGAGCACTCTCATGGCAGGCAAGACCGGGGCGAAGAAGGCCGCGAAGAAGACGGCGAAGAAGGCTGCGAAGACGGGCGAGGGCGTCGGCCGCAAGGCGGAGCGCACGCCGGCGAACCAGTTCGTGACGGCGCAGAAGATGCTCAACGGCATCGCCGACAAGCTCACCCGCATCCAGGGGCGCGCCGAGATCAAGGGCGACAAGGACACGGGCAAGCGCGTCGACAAGGCCCTCAAGGCGGTGCAGTCTGCGCTCCAGGCGTAGCACTCCCTCGAGGCAGTACTGAAGGGCGGTCCCCACGGGGGCCGCCCTTCTGCGTTTTGGAGGTCTATGTGACAGGTCGTAACAGAGTCGATTGGGCGTTCCTTCGTCGGGCACAGCTGGCCCGCCGCGTCTACCAGGAGGCACTCGAGGCCACCGATACGTTCGAAGGGCCGCTCGGCACCATGATGGTCTACCTGCTGGGCGCGATCCTCAAGGGGAACTACGCCGAGATCCGGATGGACAACGTCGAGGGGAACGAGGTGCACCAACTGCTGAGCGGGATCTTTCCAGCAGAGCACCCCGTGTGGGCGTACATCGAAGTCACCAACGAATCCGAGGAGAACTGACGTGAAGGTCAACAAGAAGCCGATCGTGATGGTGGATCAGTTCACCGACGCACTGCTGTTCGAGATGTTCGACCGGGCGATGAGCGCCGACAACGTTCAGGCGCTGTACGACTTCGCCGACGGCACCATGCCGCTGGTGGTCAAGGCGTTCGAGAAGGTCAAGAAGAATCCTGCTGGTCCCCAGACCGGCATGTGGCGGCTCATGACACTCGTCACCACTGCGGTGGCGTCGCGGGCCAACGAGATGGCCGATGCGCACGAGTCCACGCTGGATGACGTCGTCACGGCGCTCAATCTGGCCAAAGACACGATGACCAAGCATCGGAAGAACATCCATCGGATCATCGCGCTCCTGAAGGCCATGCAGGGCACCCTGGAGGGCCACGCCGTCGACATCGCCCGCTCTCTTGCGCAGACGAGAGCCAACGAGGAGCGCATCACGGCACTGGAACAGCAGGTCGCGTCTCTTCAGCATGAGCTACGCGCACTGGCCGTCGGCAACACCAACACCTGAAGGGGCACAATGATCACCAAGATCTGCCGATCACTCGAAGACGCGTTCGAGCAGTCCGAGAAGCTGCTGGAGAAGATCAACGCCGAGTTCACCACCGACGTCGAGAAGGCCAAGAACCTCTTGCCGGTGCGTGACCAGCTGATCCGTCAGCTGTCCCTGCGGGAGCAGCTGGAGACGCAGCGGGCACAAGTCGACGCACAAGACGAGATCGCCACGGCGCTCCACAAGATCGCCGATGGCAAGATCAACATCACCAGTGATCCGTTCGACCCTGATGCCACGGTGATGCCGACCGAGGCGGCCGACCGAATCAAGGCGCTGGAGCGCGAGCTGGCTGACGAGAAGCGTGAGCACAACGCCCTGCGGACGGCGGGTGTGTGCGTCGGCAAGCAGTACCGGGATCTCGAAGAGAAGGTCAGCGCCCTGCAGGCCACCATCAACCAGAAGGATGCCCGCATCGGTGAGCTGACCGGTCACCTCGAGCGGGCCGCAGAGGCGTTCGCCGAGGAGCAGATCGCCACCCAGGCGGACAACGACGAGATCAAGTCCCTCAGAGGCTGGTACGACGAGCTCCAGGCGGAGTGCGATGCCCGAGGGCACAAGATCGCCGGGCTCGAAGGCGAGCTGCGGCAGCTGAAGGACCAAGCGGGGCATGACCGCACGACCATCAAATCGTTGAATCTGCAAATCGAAGGGCTACACTCCGACAAGCACGCGCTGTCGGTGACAAAATCCAGCCTGGCCGTTCGGGTGTCGGACCTGCAGCGGCAGCTCAAGGAGTGCACCGAGGGGTGTGACAAGAGTCTCGATCAGCAACGTCTGCAGATCGATGGGCTCGCAGGGCAGCTGAACAAGCTGAACGACGCCCTGGGTCAGCGTGACGACCAGATCGCAACCATGCGGGAGGACAACGTGGTCCTCTCGCGGCGTAACGACGCGCTCAACGAGGGCATGCAGACCCTCGATGGGATCAACGTCGAGCTCAGGACGAACAAGGAGCTGCTCGAGCAGAAGACCACGAAGCTCGAAGAGGAGCTCGCCACCGCCCACAAGGAGATCAAGTTCCTCAATGATGCGCATGACCTGCATGTTCAGAATGTGGAGAGTGCGCTCGAGGCGCAAGCCAGCAGCCACTGCGCGACCATCGAGAGCCTGCGTCAGGACATCGTGATCATCACGTCGGACCGTGATGCCCTGCGGTCCGAGAAGGAGCAGCTGCTCAAGCGCATCGATGATCAGGAACATCAGCACTCAACCCAGCAGGCCCAGTGGGTCCAGGACAAGGGTCGGTTCACCACTCAGCTCGAGCAGCTTCAGGTGAAGATGGGGGTCACCAAGGCTGCACTCGACCTGGCGGTTTCCGATACCGAGCGGTACTTGTCGGAGAACCATCAGCTTCAGCGGCTACTGAAGCTGAAGGACCAACAGGCCGACCAAGTACGGGAGGAGATGCAGTGGCTGAAGCAGCGGCTACTCGAACAGCCGACGGCTCCGGTGGTTGAAGCGGTACCAACCGGCACAGATTCGTCCATCTACCGGGTAGTCGACCCCATGACGGTCCGGGTCGTTCCGTCGCTCCACGGGCGTCTGCGGGCGACGTTCTTCGAGTTCCGCGACAACGTGGCTCGGTGCCGCCAGTGGCTGTCGCAGCATCAACCAGGGACAGAAGATCGTCCTGTCTGGGCGATGATCAACACGGTCCTGGTCGATGTCCCGACCCTGTACTGGTTTGCCCCGACCAGAGAACAGAACCAACAGGAGATCGACTGGGACCTGCTCAACCGGCTGCGGTACCACCCTAGGCGGTTTCCTTTCCAATCAACAGGAGATTCTGTCGGATGAACGAACGAGACCCCCAGTACATCCTGTATGGGTTCGTGATCCTCGGGATCATCGTGATCCTGATCCCGAAGGTCATCGCGGCCCTCATGCGGAAGCCCTCCGCGGCTGTTTCGCCGGCTCAGCAGCCGTCTCTGCTGGCTCTGCCGGAAGATCAGCCGAAGTGTTTCTGCGGTGAGCCTGCTGTCGAGCCCTATCCGCTTCTCCGTCGTAGTCGCTCTGCGTTCGGTGTCTTGCGCGACCATCTGATGATGCCGCCCAGCTACCGACGAGAGGTTCCGGACGAGAAGATCGCCAAGAAGGAGCTGTGCGCGAGCCACGCTCATCTGGCGGACGCGAACGTCGACGAGTTCATCGCAACGTCGGTCAAGAGCGCGTTCGTCCGCGCCTACCAGGAAGTGGCCAAGGAAGCCTCGACGTTCGAGACCCAGGGGCTCAAAGAGCGTCTCGAGGCCAGCCTGACGGATAAGCAGAAGGAGGAGATCCGTCGGCGTGAGCAAGAGAAGAAGAGGCTCGCCCAGATGAAGGAACAGAAGCCCGCCGAGCCGAAACCCCAGGAGGTTCCGGCCCCAGTTGCCCAGACGACCATCATCCCGCCGGCTCCGGCGGCCGAGGAGAAGACATCGTGAAGCGCACCCGTATGTTCGTTCTGTCGTGCATCTCGTGGACGTGGCCCGCGTTGTGCCCTGCGATCGACGCCACGACCCAGCCCAAGCCGGTGGTTCTGTGATGGGCAGCAAGGACCATGTGCTGTTCCTCGAGTGCATCAACTCGAGCAAGTACATCCTGAGCCTGGCCTTGACCACGGAGGCTGTTGGCAACATCCGTCGGCTTCGCGCGGTGCGTCGCTCGCTGACTCAGTTGTCCGACGACGGCGCTGTTTCGAGTGAATGCCGTGTTCGCCGACACACGGCCCTTCCGTTCGCGTTGGTGCGGGAGTCGCACGTCAACCTGGACGCTGGCTACGTCTACCATCGTGGGGCGCTTCCGGCTGGGCGTATGGCGGACAATGGCCGGGTGTGCGTGGGACAGGATGAGTTCTACATCGTTGCGCGGTTCGAGCCCCGCACAGCACAGGGGATGCCGCTCTACCTGGAGAGCTACTCCATCCCGTACAACGTGCTAGATGCCGTGGTGGGTACCGATGCCTGAACCGCTATCCACAATCGAAGTCACCACAAGCCTCGGCGACGTCTACCGGTTTCCGGCGATGCAGCAGCAGGCTGTCCGCTCGATGTTGGTTCAGTTGGAGGTAGACCGACTGCAGTACGAGAACCTCGTGCTGACCAACGTGAGCCAGGCCGTGCTGATCCTGAAGGTCAGGACCATCGCGTTGGTTCAGGTAGACGGCGAGCTCCGATGGACGAAGCCACAGTGAGGCTTTGAGAGTGGCGGCCCCCTGCGGGGCCGTCCTCTTAGCTACTGCAATCCGCTCGTCAAATCGGGCAAAAGAACCATGAGGCAGCGATGTCCACTTGTTTGAACTGTCGTGAACCAACAGCAGAGCCGGTCTTCCACCAGGGGATGATGCTGTGCAGCACCTGCGGGCTCTTCGCCAACCGGTTCCTCGAGGGGCTGCAGCAGCAGGCCAACTGGATCGTGCGGCTTGGAGCCGAACAACTACGCGACGACATCGTCAACGGTCGTCTACAGCCGCCACCACCCGATCCGGATGGCACTCAACCGGAACCGTCGGTCCAGGAAGTTCTCAGAACCATCCTTCAGCTACAGGAGCAACGAGATAGCCGATGAACCTCAAAAAGATCGACGACAACATCGCGGCCATGGATCGGCGGCTTACCGGTGCCACCAAGGGTCCGTGGACATCGCGTGGTCAGGAGGTGCGGGCTATCGCGGCGGTTGCGGACTGCTGTGAGGGTTCCCTCGCCTCCGTTGTGGGCCCTAGCCAGATCATCAGCAGAACTGCAGCTGCACGCAACGCCACCTTCATCGCCCACTCTCGAACTGACATGGAGCGGCTTCTAGGAGTGGCGAAGGCCGTGGTGGCTCTTCATAAGCTCCTCAAGAAGGAGCTCAAGCAGCGGAACTTCTCTACCACCAAGTCCAACAAGGTGCTGCGCCCGCTTCTCGATGTGTTCGCTATTCTAGAGGAAAAATGAGTCAGTTCATCGAGCTACATCCGGTACTGTTCACCATCCTGGCATTCCCGTGCGTGGTGACGGCGTGCATCGCGGTGTTGCTGGTATGCGTCGTGCTGGTGGCGCAGTTTGTTGAAGTGCGCTGGAGTAAACGCCAATGAACATCTTCATCGTCGATTCAGATCCCGAACAAGCCGCCAGAGCCCTTTTCGACAAGCACATCGTCAAGATGCCGCTCGAGAGCACTCAGATCATCTGCACGGTGTTGCACGACCTGGGTGTGAAGGACCTGCAGTACCGCCCGACGCACCGCAACCATCCGGTGGTCCGCTGGGCCGGCAGCGCCGCCAGCAACTTCGATTGGTTGTTCACCCATGCCCGTGAGCTGTGCAACGAGTACGAGCGCCGTTACGGGCGTGTGCACGCATCACGGCTCGTGCTGGTTGATGCGGGCCACAGAACAGTGAACTTCCCGTCTCGCGCCCGTACCCCGTTCGTGCAGAGTATGCCGGAAGAGCTCAGAGGACCCGACGCGGTCGAGGCGTATCGCCGCTACTACCGGTACAAGATCAAGATGAAGCCGCACCTGGCGCGCTGGACCGAGCCTGGTTACCAACCCGATTGGCTGAACGAGGGATACTGATGCGCCCGCTACAGCAGCCGAGTGAGCCGACCGCCACGGTCAGCAGGATCGAAGACAGTAGTGCGGTGAGCCTCAACGTCGAGGTGAAGCCAAAGCTGACGCGCTTTCGAGCGTTACGCACGATCGTTCTGGCAATGGCGTTTCAACCGTTCATCGCTGTGTCCATGGAGCGTCTCGCCTCCAGCTGGGGCAGCATCGAAGCAGCAATGTGGGCGTTCATCTGGGGATGTTCGTTCGCCACCTCCGTGTACGCATCTCTACAGGTCTACAGCGACAACAGCTAGGAGTCTCAACATGCAGATCATCATCGTGATGCCCAACGGTACTCGCCACGTTCTGTTCCATGGCAACGACGATATCGTCTTCTCCCCGTCGATCGGGGAGACCATGACGGTCAACGGCACCAAGTTCCTGGTCCACACCATCGACCACGCCGTCGAGACCTTCGTCGCCTTCGGGTGCGGCGTCGTGGTGCAGACCGTCCTGACGGTCCAGCTGACGAACGTCGGCCTCTAGGAGCTAGTGAAAAGCGGTCCGGGTGCCCGTCTGGGCTCGGCTCGCTTTTCACTAGCTCACGGAATCATCTTCAGGGCCTCCGCAATCGAGCTGCCATCGTTGCGGAGCGTCTCATCCAGCATGGTGATGTCCTCCCGCATTCCGGGGATCCTGACCAGCCGCGCCAGAAGCGCGCCACAGTAGCCGATGCCCTTCGACACCTTTCCGCCCGGCGCACTTCGGATCTTCTCCTTACCGGCGCCGATGTTGGCCTCGATGGGGTTGGCCACCACGGTGGGCGCCTTGGCCTGCTTGGGCTTCTTCGCGGCTTTGCTCTTCATCGGCGTCTTCGCCTTCTTGTTGGTTGCCGCCTTCTTCTCGGTGGTCCTTCGGTGTGCAGGGCCGCTCTCCTGTGCGAGGCGTCGCATACGCTCCAGATAGCGTTGTTGAGATGGTACGCCCATCGGACTCACCTGCAGCGGCTCCTCCCAGTACAACGGCAACGACCCGTGGAGCTGCAGCTCGTTGTACCGTTTGATGCCCTCGTCGGTGAGCTCTGCGGACCGTGGTCCATGCGGCGCTTTGGTGGGGAAATGGATCAGTGCGCTGAACCCCGGAAGATGAGGCTCGATCCTGTTCCAGGTCGTCCTCTTCAGACCGTGCTCACCGCTCAGAAGCAGACGCGTGGCCGCCTCGCCAACGCCTAGCAGCTTCGCGGCCTCCGGCAGAGTCTTGGCCTTCTTTCGAACCTCGTTGTAGATCAACCTGCTGATCTCGTGCATGGTCGGCCTCCTGAAGACGAATCTCAGTCTTCATAGTTGTTATGCCGGCTGTTGCTTGTTCTTTACGCACAACGCGGGCCTTCTGCGGCATAACACCAATGTAGGCAGCCACCATCGGAGAAAGCCGTGTTTCGCTACATCGACTACATCGGGCTTTTGAAGCCTGGTCCGCACAAGCCGATCAATCCAAACCTCGTGAAGCTGCTTCACGAGATTGCCAAGGAGCACAGCAGGTCTATGCCGTTCAAGATTCTTCTGCCCAACAACCGACTCGAGCATGTCCGTCAGGAGATCCAGGATCTCGCCAAGCGTGGCAACGTCACGTTCGAGGAGTACCAGGCGCTCAAGTGCAACTCCTACGAGTGGGAGCACATCCTGCCGCACCTGACCGACGAGGCGTTTGTTCACGCGGCAGAGCACGCAATCGGCAACTGCCACTACCAAAAGTCATTTCCGTGGCGCAGTTACAACGAAGCCGTCATGGGGTTCTACGCTCCGGAGCTGGTGCGTCGAATGAAGAAGCTCATCTCATCAGACAAGAAGGATGCGTAGCATGCTTAGAGCCATGTTTCAGCTACCGAACAGAGATCGAGTCTTTCTCGAGGTCGAGCATGTCCCACGCGTAGGCGAGCACATCCGCTTTCAGCATTGGGGGCAGGAGCACGCGCCGACCGTGTACAGGGTGATCGACGTGGTGTACCCGGTGCGCCAGATGCTCCCTGTGTCGTCTGCGCCGTACACGATGTTAAACGTAGAGATCTACTTGAAGCTGCCGGCGGACCCCCGCGATCGCCACTACGTAGAGACCCCGACGGAGAGGTGATGCGGAAGCCGCGGGAGCTAAGTAAGTCGGCGCTTCGCCATCTTCTGTGGCGCTGCGTCGAGAAGTATCGTGAACAGTTGGCCGCCGTCGGTTTCACTCACGTGAACGGGAGAGAACGATGGCGGTTCTTCAAGTACGCGCGGACGCGTCTGCACCTCGCAGAGGCAACAGTGCAGGACGCCTACGACTTTCTGAACGACACCACGGAGGAACATGAAGCTCGGTGACTGCATCCACTTCAACGGCATCCAGAACAAGCTGTGCGAGGCCGGCGTCGACTACCACGATCTCGCCACTCCACGGTACAACTTGCCGTGTCTGACCGGCTTCCTGGCGGAGACGAACAAGACCCCGGATTGCCGGTGTTCGAAGTACCAGGCGGCCACAGAAGAGGATGTGGCGAAGGACCGTGCGGAGATGTTGGCCGCGGTGGCTGCCCTCAACGACGAAACATGTCCGCAGTGCCGGGCAACGCTACAGGTCCGCCAGGTCGGCGGCTCCAAGGCGATGTTCTGCGCCACCCACGGGTTGGTGGCGCAGTTCTGCAACGTATCGGAGGTGACATGAGCGACAAGATCTCCACCACGATGGTGCTGCGACCCATCGAGCCCGCGGACCATCCGCCCGGTCTCTTCAATGACGAAGACGGCCCCTACATCATCACGGCCATCCACGGTAAGGCCCACCTGCTCTGTTGGGTCCACGACGACAGCGAGCTACAGGATGGCGACATCGTGTTCCACGACGCCTACCTGAAGTCCCAGGCGGTTGAGTTCGATGAAGCCGACGAGGGCTGTGTCGCGGTCGAGCTGCAGCTGGGGTTCAAGTAGATGGCCGCCCGCACGTTGGGTAGTCTTCGGTCTGTTTCAGTGGCCTATCCGCCCGAGCACAGGCGGCTATACGAGCCGTACGGTGACGTCACGAGGGATGCAGTCGCAGCACTGGTCGACGGGTTGCGCGCCCAGGGCATGCCCGACGACCTGTCTGGGGCGCTGACGTGGTTGAGCGATCGGCACAAAGTCACGGAGAACAATGGCTAAGGACAAGATCTACCAGACGAGCTTCTGTAACCAGGGTCATCGGCTACGTGATGGTAAGCCGGTGGCCCACGAGTGCTTCATCTTGCCAACCGCGGTGCTCGAGGCCGAGATGGCTGGAGACACCAGCAAGATGCTGGATGCGCTTGGTAACTGGAAGAACAGACGTCGCCACAACGGAGTGAAGGGTCATGACTGACGGTGTTGGTTCCATCTCGACAGAGTTCGTCGTCTGGTGTGGCCGCTGTATGGACTGGGATCGAAAGAGTGCTCCAAGAGCCTGGCGATCCGCAAGTGGCGAGAGGGCGGATGGAAGAAACTGAAAGACCACGGTTGGGTGTGCCCGGGGTGCATCAAGGTGACGGGACAGCCAGTGCCAATCGTTGGGGAAATCAAAGATGTGCCCTGCTGAGCCGCGCCTCAACGCATCGGATTCTGCGGAAGAGTGCGCTGCGGTGGCCGACCCGTATCGAGTTGCCACGTTCGAGGCAGCGGCGGGGCAGCAATGCCGCGGCTGTGGCCATCTTCCGACAAGGATCGTGCGTCTGCGCGTTGGTGGCTGGACCGGGCTCATCCTGTGTCTGGCCTGCCAGCAGGCTATCAAGGACGCAAAATAACCACTTCACAGCAGAAAGGTGCTTATGCCGTTAGTTGAGTCTCTCGCGCTGGCGATCCATCTGGTCGCCGGACTCCCGGAGCGGCAGTCGCGCCAGTACGCGGACCTCGTCCACCAGGCCACGCGCGACAACGAGATCGACCCGTGGATGGTGCTGGGGATCATCCAGACGGAAAGCCGCTTTCACCGCTCGGTCGTTCGGCACGAGCGCGACGGTACCTGCTCGGTCGGGCTGATGCAGGTCAACATCAAGGACTGCTCCGAGGCGCTGATGGCCGAGCTGCAGGACCCGGCGGTCAACATCCGCCGCGGCGTGGGCATCATGCTGGCCGGCAGGCGCTACTGTTACGTCAATCGTGGGAAGTGCCCCAAGGGGCCGATCGGCATCTACAATCCACGCTCGAAGGAGTACGCTAGCCGCGTTCTCCGGAAGGCGAAGGAGATGAAGCATGCCGGATCTACTCGACCCAAACAACGTAAACGAGCTCCTGTACGGTGACTACGCGCTGAAGTGCAAGGTGTGCGGGGCAACCCGCACACTGCACGAGTGCGTAACGAGTGGCCTGAAGATCGGCGATGTGATTCAGGTGGGCGGCGACGACTACTGGTACGGCCGGTGTCGTCGCTGCTCTCGTTCAAACGTCCTCGAGGTGACGTCCGTGCCGGACTCCGGTGCGGTCGTCGAGGAAACCCCTGGCTTCTCGAGGTTGCCGACCGTATGAGCGAACTATGCGAGCTGCGAGGGCTTGATGGCAGGGCGCTCCTGAAGATGTCGGAGTACTCCATCAAGCTCGCGATCGTGACCGACCACGCGCGGGGTGCGCTGTTCAGCAGTCACCTCGCGCATCTGACCAAGCTGGCGATGACGGTCATCTTCAGCGGCCAACCGATCGATGCGCTGTTCAGCGGCTCGATCTGGATCGGGGGGCAGGTCGTCAGCACTGGCCCGTTCCACTACCTGCGTGGGGAGCTCTCGAAGCCCGGCATCGTGCCGGCGTCGCTCAAGGACTTCTGGTTCGTGCGCGTCGATGAGTTCGACAAGGGCACCCCGCATCAGCAACTTCTAGGGGAGTTTCTCGAAAAGTTGCCAACGTGACAGTCACCTCTTGACGCGCATCCGTTTTTCGTAGCTACTAGGTGGACGTACAACGTACGTCCTCCGTTGGAGGTCATGGTGGAGAAGAAGAAGGTCGAAATGCAGCTACCGGACACGACACCGCGCAGTGCCGTGCCGTACGTTGACCCGCGGCTGGCCAACTCGGCAGCCGCCCAGTACCAGGCGCAGCTCGCTGCTCGGCGGCAGGCGGCGCAGAAGGAGCAGCGCACCCCGATGCCCCGGCTGGACGCTCGCAACTTCAGCGAGGGCATGACGATGGCGCAGAATGCGGCCCAGCAGGCGCTTGCCGAGGCGGGTGAGCTCACGATGGGCGCTCCGCCTCCGCCGATGGCTCCCCCGATGGGCAAGGAGCGCATCCTGCCGATGGACATGCTGCCCAACACGGCGATGGCCGATCCACAGTTCCAGCAGGGCATGGGGTCGATGCAGGCGCTGAGCCAGCCGCATCTGGCCAAGAAGTACGGCGTCGTGCGCAACGGGCAGTTCATCCCGCCGACCGCGCTGGCCGACAACGACAACAAGGCGAGGTTCAAGCCGGAGACCATCGAGGCCGTCAAGGCGCTGGCCGAGTTCAACCAGCAGCAGGCGCAGCACACCGAGCACGCGTCCGACAAGCAAGTCGAAGAGGACGCCACGAAGTCGGCCTCCGGTGCGGCCGCTCGTCTGGGGAATGCCCCGGGCGACACCCGTACGTCTCCGGCGACCGCGGAGGACGTAGAGGCGCTGGCCAAGAAGAACCTGGACGACTTCGACTTCGATGTCTTCCGGCAGATGATGCAGCGCGACCTCATCAACAACGAGGAACAGCGTCAGATCATCGAGTCTCGGTGCGAGAAGCTCAACATCGAGGACGCGATCATCAACGACTACCTCGAGCAGCGTGTCCCGATCATCCCGGGAAAGTTCGAGCCCACGTTCCGTACGATCTCCGCCGAGGAGGAGCTCGCGCTGAAGCGTCTTCTGATGCTCGAAGCGCAGAAGCTCAAGATCCAAGAGCACTACCTGCTGGACAAGTACGCCGTCATGACGGTTGTCGCCGGAACCGTGGCGATCAACAACATGCGGCTACCGGAGCACACGATCGTTGGCGCCAACGGCATTCCGGTGTTCGACGACGACCGCTTCTGGCAGAAGTTCAACGCGCTGGCGCGTAAGCCGATCTTCATGATGGCCAGCCTCGGCGTCCACTTCTTCTGGTTCGACATCCGATGCCGCAAGCTCGTGGTGACGGAGAAGGTGGGAAATGGCTGAAGACTCCCGAAGGGTGGGCTAGAGCCAAGCTGCTCTTTCACACCCTGCAGGGGCCGCCCAAGAGAGGGTCGGTTCGGGAGTCTGCGCTGCTTCTGTTCGTGATGATGCAAGACAACATTCAGCACGCACAGCTAAGGGCCCTTGCTCAGATTCTGGTGGACAAGACCGAAGGTATGAAAGCCTTCCAAGAGTACATGGAGATCGCATTCCCGTACCTCAAGACAGTCAAGAGCCGTGAGGTCAGCGCGATCGTGGAGGTCATGCGCCGCGAGGCAGAGATCGGCCCGTTGGTGATCACCAAGAAGCATGAGAAGACCATCGATAGTCGGCTGAAGCGCGCCAAGCGCGTTGCGGCCGCGCCGGAACCCGTTGGCTCGGTCAGTCCGAGCCTTCTGCAGAAGATGGGGCCATCCATCCCATGGAAACGTTGATCAAGGAAAAGGAACTCATTCGGCTGTGCCCGAAGTGCATGAACGGGCAGCACGTCGATGTTCAGGCGGTTGCCGGTACCGCGTCGTGTGGCGAGTGCGGTTGGACCGGACTGGAGAAGGAGCTCATCGCAACGCTTGGCGCCAGCCAGGCCAATGCCGAGCTAATGCTCAAGGCGTTCGTCAAGGAAGTGCAGGTCACGCTGGCGCAGCATCTGTCGCTTCCTCTCGGGCGTCTGCTGGTGAAGTTCGGCTTTGTGCAGGCCACCGACAAGGCTCTCTTGTCGACGTACCTGATCGCGGTACTCAAGAGTGTGATGAACGCCATCGTGCTGACGTACTCCGATGACGTTCGCAAGAAGCACGTAGCAGAGGAGGCACGCCGTGGCCGAGTACCCTGACAACGACGAGTTGCCGGTCGAGACCAACCCGGTACCGCCTGGCGACAACTTGATGTGTCACCGTTCCATGGAGCGCGTCTGCGGTCCTGACTGCATCGCGTTCCTTGTGACCCCATCGAAGGAGCACATCGGGCAGCCCTGGGCTCGTTGCCTCGAGCTGGTCAACGGGTACCGCGAGGCCAAGCACGTCAACATCATCGCCCTCGAGCTCATCAGGTGGAACAAACGAGAAGATGCCCGTGAAGCCGACGCGCATCGTCGACTTCCGATGGTGCCGCGATGAACGCCCCGTACCGGGCACAGCCACCTGTGGAGCACAGGGCAATCGCCGATGAGCGAGACGCTGGCTCCATGCTGCTGATGGTCATGCTGTTCGTTGCGGTTGTGGCAGGTGGAGTGATTATCGCGGCGTTAGCTCCGCCAAACCCGTACAAGTGCTGCACCTGTGAGGAGGGTACACGATGAATCACTTTGCCATGCCGCCGGATCGCACCCCCAATCTCGTCGCTATGGCCATGTCGGTATTCGGCCTGTTGATGTTGGGCGTGTGGTTCGTACTGTCGGATGACGGTTCGAAGCCGTTCGTTCCCGAGCAGCCGTGCGCTGGCGGTCAACCGGTGGGTCTCATGTGTCAGTCGAGCGGTCTGCTCTACCACTGTAGGCAGTACCGGGTCGTCTACTGGTGCCCCCAGAAAGACAGCAAGTGATGCACGCCAAGATCACAGGCATCGAGAACCGCATCGACCTTGGCACCAAGGCCGAGACCCTGGTGGCGGTGCTTCAGCTGCCGGACGGGACCGAGCTACGGGCGAACATCTCGCCCGACATCGCGTCCTACATCATCCAGAACACCATGACGGCGGAGCCTGCGCGGCCGACGCCGCCTGCACCTCGAGCGCCCACGCCTCAGGCACCCCAGGCACCTCGAGAGTCGTTCACCCTCGAGGCCGAGGCGCCGGTCTTTGGCGGTGACTTCGAGGCTCATGTGCCGGAAGAGGCGGACGATTACAGCCGTCCACCGGCTGCCGCCGCAGAGGCGACCCCGTGGGCGTCACAGGCTCCGCCGCAACGGCCGGCGTGGGATCCTCGTCAGGGGCCTCCACCGGTCCGCACGATCCAAAAGGATGATGCTGGCAACCCGCAGGTGGCCGGACGCAGGCCACGCCAGCAGTTCGATGGCGACGAAGACGGGGTGCCGTCCGTATGATCGTCGTGCAGTGCTCAATTTGCTCGGAGGCCGCGCGCGTCATCTGCACCGAGCAGCAGGCTATGACGCTCAGCCGCACGGAGTTGCAGTGCTGGGGCTGTGGAGGTCGAGCGGTTACGCTGTCGGAGCTCGCAGCGGTGGAGCGCGGTCTTCTACACAGCGGCACCCGCGAGCTCACGTACGCCGAGACGTGTCGGGCATGCTCTGGCCAGGGACTTCCGTCAGAGCGTGCGTGTTCTCGTGATGCGGTCGAGTCTCTTCTTCGTAACAAGCAGATCCACCTGATCGGCGGTCACAGCGTGTCCGACACGCGCTTCTGCCTCGAGTGGATCGAGTTCGACAGCGGACACAGGATGTACTTCGGGGCGTCGACACACGGCGCCATCGTCTACAAGATCGTCGAGCCCAAGGAGCCGAAGTGCGAACCGTCACCCTGAAGTACCACCGTGAAGGAGATTCGATTCTGTCGTCGGGCAGCATCACGGTCGAGGGTCACCCGCCGATGGCCTTCGGGCAGGAGGGCTTCAGCCGCATGATGCGGTTGGTCCACTTGCAGCTGCAGCCGGGTGACCGTCTGCTCTTTCATCGTGATGATCGACCCGGCCTGGTTCCGATTGAGATGGAGCCCGAGTTCGTCGAGATGCTCCGTACCGATCCGGTTCGGGCTATCAAGTCGCTGACGTACGAGCCCGACCATCTGACGGAGAAGAACCCGCTCGCTGACGCGCTACGTCGGCCGCTACCGGTGCAGCGCCCGGTGGACCCGATGACCGACCACTTTCACGGCACAGTTCACTACGGCCGCCGCAACGGCGACATCGAGTGCCCTGGCTGCGGCATGTGGTCGACGGTCTACGATGTTGACCGCGTGTTCGTCTGTAGGAAGAAGTGCCTGGCACTCTTCCGAGTGCTAGAGCTCGGCCCGCACATGGCGACCTTTGACGCGCTTGAGCTTCTGTCAAAGCCGTTCGATCGTTTCTACATCACAGAGAAGTGGAATCCCAACAGCCCCTGGATGTCCCGCCACGACCTCGAGGAGCTCAACCGTAAGTGGCAGCAGATCAAGGAGTCGACATGAGCATCGTAGGTCCCAACAACTCCCGTTCGCGTTCCGTTCGCATCATGGGTGGTCGTTCCGAGCGCAGCAAGCGGCCCGAGATCGCGGCCCCGAAGCAGCTGCTGGCGATGGCGCCTATGCAGCTGTTCAGCGTCTTCTTCTCGGATGATCAGGGCACCGTTCATCCGCGGATCGTCGGGTACGACGGTCAGTCGTTCTACTTCATCGGCGACGAGCGCGAAGCCAAGAGCCTGCAGATCCCGAGCGACTGGCTGCAGACCGCCATGAAGGCGAAGCTGGCCGAGCGCACCGTGACGAAGTCTGCAGGGGCCCCGCCCTCCGACGATGACGTCGACGTCACGGGAGAGCAGTGATGCCGCGACCCCAGGTGTTGCGCTTTACCCAGCAGCAGTGGGACGACATCAGCCGCTTCTTTCTGGAGGTCACAAAGGACACTTCCGCGAAGCAGCCCCTCGAGGCAGGCGTCAAGGTCGAGCTCACGGATGAGCCGCTGGATCTCAGCGGCCAGCAGAAGGAAGGCGAGTGATGCGGAAGCCCATCCGAGGCGTACCGGCGGACTCGATCAGCGTGGACGAGCCGGTCAACTTCATGAGTCAGCACGAGTACGACGCCATGTCCGACAGTCTTGCGCGAGATCCGGAGTGGTCTGGCCGCGCTGACGAACCGGTCGATCCCCTGAAGACCAAGCCGTACGCGGACTACCTGCTGGTTCGCGTCGATCCGTTCCGTGAGGAGAAGAACGGCATCATCCTGACGGGCAATCGGGAGACCGAGCACGTCCGGACCGGCACCATCGTGGCGGTCGGTCCTGGTCGTCGCACCGACACCGGCGTGCGGGTTCCGGTGGACGCGCAGGTCGGCGAGCGGGTCGCGTTCCTCCGCTGGCACCAGGAGCACACCCAGGGGAAGAAGCTCACGCACCTGCTGGGGCAGGACCACATGCTGCTGCGCGAGTGCGACATCCTCTGCTGTTACCCGGCAGACCAGCTGTTGGAGTTCAACTGACCATGCAGGCCACGACCGAGGCAAAGACGAAGTCTCTTCAAGATCTGCGGCTGACGATGGACAATGCCTTCGCGAAGCTAGGCGTTGTCGGCCACATCGAAGAGACGACAATGGACGGGTTCCGGCTAGTGGTCGTGAGCCCTGGCGGCAAGACTTACGACATCACTGTGCCGGAAGAGCTGTACAAGGAAGTCTGCGAGCTGGCGGAGTTCTCTCAGCCCGGTATGCCGCCGAAGCTCGAGACCCCGCTGTACAACGAGAAGGCTGACCTGGCCCTAAAGGAGGCCATCGAACACCCTCCGCTCATCGCCACACCGGCAAACCTGAACAGCGACATGTTCAGCGCGGAGGAGATCGTCAACGCGTTCAAGAACTCGTCCCAGCAGGTGCCGCTGCCGATGGCACACGTGGTGAAGGAAGTGACGGAGCAGCTGGATCGGCAGGACAGCGACTACACCATCAAGGTGCCGCCCCCGTACCGATTCGCCATCAATGGTGTCTGGTACGGCACGCAGCACGAGACGCTGACGGCGGAGGAGCTTCGCGTGATTCCGACTCCTCCGATCTCGAACTGCCAGTCGCTGTACATGATTAGTACAGGTGGCGTGCGAGTCTTGCCGGTCTGCGTGACACCGTTCACCAGCATCGACATGACCGTCTACCCGAAGTTCATCTCGAGCGTGCTGCCTGCTACGGAGCTGGAGGCTGTAGTGGCGCATCTCGTCGATGCCCCCTCCATGGAGACACCGGTCGAGAAGAAGCCGTTGCAGTCCCACAGGGAAAAGATCCAGGATCAGATCGCAGGCATCATGCGCAAGGGCATCGAAGGGTCCGTGGGGTTGCCAATTCGCTTCGACTTCAGTGGTGCCCTTTACTTGCTGAAGGAGGGTAAGGCCATGCGGCGGGCTGCCTGGGACAGCAAGATGCACGCACGCGTCCACTTCGCAGACCCAGGTGTGTCAGTTCTGCGTGCTGCCATTCGCCCCTGCTTCGTGGCGTACTACGGCGATGGCACATGCCGCATGAACCACCAGTTCAGCGAGGCTGACCTACTGGCCGAGGACTGGTTGATCTACAACGGAGGTTCGTGATGGCGCTTCTGACGCTTGCGGAGAAGGAACGTCTCAAGCAGCTCGTCGATGAGTGCCAAGGCGGGTTGGTGTCTGACGAGCTGCTTCGTCTGACCGACAAGCTCGTGGGCAACGACGCGTTGTTCACGCTGATGGGTGTGGCCATCGGCGAGTCTGCCCAGTACACGCAGTTCGGGGAGCAAGACCCGAAGCTGTGGGTGCGCGGCTTCACCGACAAGCACATCACAGTCTTCGGTCCGCTTGGTGACCTGTACCGCGTGGCGGTGCCGGATGAGCTCTACAGGCAACTTCACATCAGCATTCTCAAGAAGGAGGCGCGCAGTGAGCCACAAGAGTGAACGTTTCGGGTTCGATGTCGCCATCCAGCTGCTCAAGAAGGGCAAGAAGGTCACACGCGGCGAACTGCCGGGTCAGTACTTGTTCTGCGGCCGCCAGTGCGGTGCAGACCTCCTGACGGTGTCGGTCGAGGAGCTGCAGAAGGCAGTGTTTCACCCGCCGGCCATGCCGACCGGTGACATGCGGTGCCACATCTTCCTGGTGAATCGACGGGGCCGCATTGTTCCGTCGTGGGAGCCCGAGCAAGCCGACGTCTTCGCCGAGGACTGGAGTGAGGTGCACGATGGCGACTGAGCTGTTCGGCTTTGATGTGGCGCTTCAGCTACTAAAGGCCGGCGGACGCGTTGCTCGTACTGGCTGGAACGGGAAGGGGATGTTCATCTTCCTGGCGAGCTGCTCCCCGAATGAGATCGTAGGCAACGGACCGGGCACGGACATGTTGAATGCCGACAGTCAGTTCATCTGTATGAAGCCAGCACACGGTCCGCTGGTGGTAGGGTGGCTGGCTAGCCAAACGGATCTGCTGTCGGAGGATTGGGAGGAAGTGCCGTGACGATCGTCATCACGCCGAACGACATCCTCACGGCGCTCTGCCTGGGGTTCGTCATCCTGTTCATCGGGTTCGCGTCGTGGAAGTCGGACCGCGATGCTGCCAAGCGGCGCAACAAGGGGTCGACATGATCATCGAGGAGCTCAAGCAGCTGCTGGCCGAGAAGGCGTACCGCGCGTACTGCGCCGCCAGGCAAGGTGAACCGGCGCTACAGTGGCAGTATCTTCCAGAGGACGAGCGCGCGCCCTGGTTCGAGGTCGCCCACACACTGATGGAGAACAGCCCCGCGCCACTGACGGTGAAGTGCCAGCTGCTGACGGGCCAGATGTCTTGTTACGGGGCACAGCCGATCAGCTTTACCATCTATGCTGACGACACGATCGTCGGCATCTCGAACGCCGTCGAGGAGTTCCGATCAAACCTCGAGAGCATCCTCGGCGAGGCCGGTACCGTGCGGTCTGCGGAGCTTCCCAAGTGAAGCGTCGTCAACCGCCCGCGTCGACCCAGAAGGTCGTTCTAGAGTTGACTCCTGCAGAGCAACAAGAGATCAACGAGATCCTTCGTGACGTCGCTGCCTGGACCGGCCGGTGGCTTCGTCGGACCATCATGGAGTACGTCAAGAACCATGTAGGAGGTGCCCGTGCTGCTGGTCGTCCCAACTGATAAAGCGACCGTCGAGATCAACTTCATGTGGCTGCCGTCCTGGCTGACGTTCAACAGGAATACGCTCGAGAAGTTGGATAAGGTCGTGTCCGAGCACCTCGTCGGTAAGGCGATGACCGAAGAGAACCTCAAGTTGGCGCACGATCTGGTGGTCAAGGAGATCGTCGCCATGTTCCCGCACTTCAAGGGCCTCGACGACTACCTCGATGCGATCAAGTTCGTGAGGACCCCGTGAGCCAGAAGGCCGCATCCGGCAAGCGCGGCCGCTTGAGTTTGCGCATCAGCCAGCGGCTGCTCACGAAGATGCACGCCTTCGCAGAAGCGCGCGATGTGACCCTAACGAGCATCGTAGAGGATCACTTTCGAGCTATCCTGGAGGCCGAAGAGTCCAAGGACACGACACCGTACGACGCGGAGTCCATCTGATGAAAGAGATTCGACAGACCATCCGTCTTCCGCAGGGGCTGGGCAAGCGCGCCATCGTCGAGGCGATGGAAGCGTTGATCAAGATTCCGCGTGTGCAGTACCCAGTGACGCTCGACCGTCAAGGTGTGCACTTCACCCGCGTGGTCGATGAAGGCGAGTCGGATGCGCCTGCCGAGATCACGCTCGAGACGGTGAGCCCCTGGGAGATGATCCGAGTGGCCGGGGAGATCGTGGAGCTCGAGACACCGACGCTGCAGGACAACGCGGCGGTCTGCCTGGCATGGCTGTTCGATGCGATTCAGCAGGCGCGGCTTCAGCCGATCGCGTTCGTGCTGGGACGACCCACCTCGTTCTGGAGCTGGTTCAAGGACACGACACGGGTCTCGTTCGTGAGCCACGAGGAGCTGTACGGGTTGCCCGTCTACACGGACCCTCAGATCACCTCGTACAGCTTGTTCCTGTCGGCCGGATACGGTAGCTCCACGAACCTGGCCAACACGCACATGACGTTCAAGCTCACCATCCCGCGCGGAGAGGAGGACCAGTGAAAGACTTGTCTCTAGCTACCATTCAGACCGGCGTCATCACCCCCGACATGCTGGGTGAGTTCCAGCGCTGGAAGTCGCCGATCGAGGTGCCGGATGGTCCCGTCGAACCGCCTAAGACCGCGGAGGCCGCCGTGTTGGCGCTACAGCAGGCCGCTGAGGCGACCGATCAGGGGCCGGTGGTGCTGACCGACCCCGACGTGATCGCTCGGTACAAGAAGACCGCGCGTCCGGCGCAGCTGCACCTGCAGTACGAGCTGCAGGAGCTCACCATCATGGCGGAGATCGGTCGCAATGCACTCGGCGAGTACCTGCTGCCGTACAACGATTCTTCGATCATCGACGTGCTGACGAGCGGCGAGTCGTACGTTCGCTTCTGCGTGCCGCCGCATCCGGAAGGGCACACGCAGCGCATCTTCGAGGATCCGATCTACCCGGTGTCGGCGGTGCCGCTCTACCTGGGTGACGCGATGGTGTTCGTCGCGTTCAAGCCCGCTGAGAAGCCGACGTGAAGTTCACGTACACCGACATCTCAACGGCGCTCGAGGAGACCACCAAAGACTTGATGGTCTTCCGCACCGCATTCAACACGCTGCAGCGGCGGATCACGGAGTCCAGCGACGCGGGCAACGATGGTCCGATCTCGCTCATCGGGTGGGCCGGCACGGACGCCGTCATGGGGTCGTTGACCTTGGCGTTGACGGCCATCGAACATCGGCGCGAGGAGCTCCTTGCTCTTCGAAACCGGCTGTCTCCGGGTGATGCCATCGAGATCACAGAATGAGCGAGGAAACGCTATACGAGGCGGTTGGCCGTATCGAACAGGCGCTGAGCGACCGCGGGTTCATCGTGCGGAGTCGTATGGTGAAGCCCACCAAGCTGCGCCTGCTCGGCAAGGTCGATGCGGGTGTGTCGATGCAGGAGTGGCTGCCGTTCCTGAAGCACTTTCGTGACTGCGCCAACGGGTGGGCCATCGACACATCCAAGCAGTACTTCACGCTGAAGGACGATGAAGGTCGTCTCGGTCAGCAAGTCTTTGGCTGGCGCTTCATCATCGATGCGGCGTCGATCGAGGGCGCCGCAACCTCTATCGTGTCGGCTATCCGTTCAGCGCCAGTAACACGAGGATACGTCGAAGACGTCGCACGACTTCCGGGGCAGTACGGCGCCGGTGTTCGTCCGATGCCTCTTGTGCGCAAGCGCGGCGAAGCACCGTACAGTCCGCGGAGGTCGAAGTGAGCGTTCAGCAGACACAGGCGAGTTCCATTCGCGATTCCGTCGATGTTCGGGCACTGTCGGAAGACGAGCAGCTTGCCCTCAAGGCCCGGCAGGACAACCTCGACAAGCTGTTGGCGCGGAAGCAGATCGCCAAGTACAAAATCGAGATCCTGTTCGGCACGCAACGTCGCATCAACGGACTCACGGTCGGCGTCATGTCGTTCTACGAGTCTGGCACGAAGCTCAACGGCGGTGGCGACGAGAAGGTCTACCTGTGTCCTGGTCGTCGTCTGGGCAAGAACACCTGCCAGGCCCCGATCTGTGCTAGCCACAGTGGGTTCGGATTCCGTATCTGTCCCGTGTGCCAGTCACGGTGGACCGAAGCCGAAACAATCGGCGAGTTGTTCTTCAAGCTGCCCATGCAGAAGTGGGCCGAGGCTACCTACAACCTTTTCCGCGACTTGCAGTTCAACGCCGACATCTACCTGAAGTACCACCCGACGGACATCCGGGTGACGTCGGCCCTGGAGATCGGCAAGCCAAGTCAGGGCAACCTGCTCAACAAGGCACGTCAGGATCGTGGCAAGCACATCTACCCGCTGCGCAACATCATCAAGGACAGCGCCGCGGGAGCTAGCATCGACAAGCGCTTCTACGCGTTCCTGGTGGCGTGATGGGCGCGCGTGAGCAGCAGCTCGAGCTGCAGTACCGTAGAACCGTCTGGGCCCATCTGGGTCGTGCGCTGTCCGAGGACTACGTCGAGCTCGACACACCTCCGCGCAAGCAGCTGACCTGCGAGGAGGCCCCCTACGCGGAGCGGATTGTCCCGCAGGCAGTGCTCCGCGACATCTTGCAGAGGTTGGAGCAGTTCGAGGTCGAGCTGCTGGATGAGCTGTCCAAGTACGAAGTGAGGAAGATCGATGAGCGAGCAGGAGCTGAAGGCGGGAAGGCAAGCGGTGAAAACCGAGATGCTGATGGACCAGCACCGTCGAGAGGTCGAGGAACTCGGCAAGGTGGCAAGGGATCTGCACGAGATGCCAAGCCAGCCGAGGGAAAAGCTCACCGATCGCCTGCGAAGCATGATGGGTCGTCAGCTCGACGGAAGTCTCGTCAAGTGGGCACACCTGAAGCAGCTGATGGGTCATCTTCTTGATGGCCTCGACGGCATTTACGAGATGATCCTGAACCAGCAGATGACGCTGGAGCGACACGAGGATGTCACCAGTTCCGTAGTGAGCGCGGTTCAGACATCGATGGATCAGACCACCGCCACGCTGAACCACCATCTGCAGCAGCTGTACCAGAACGACATGGCGCTCCGTGATGCCCTCGGTGGCGCAGACGAGAACATGGCGATCTACCAACGGGCCTTCAACGACATGTGGGTCGGCATGCCGTACCTCGGCTGGCTCAATGGCGTCGAGGGCGAGACCTTCGAGAACGGCCAGCGACCGATCGACTGGGCGCGCTACCGCGGAGAGTACGTGGCGGCACTTGGGTTGGCCGCCTTCTGCGCCGGTCATCGAGCGTGGCTCGAGCAGCCGACGAAGGAGCCACCGGTCGAGCCGGTCGGATACTCTGAGAGCTCCTCGGCACCGAAGGAGTTCGATCCCGAGGAGGGCGCCGTCATCTTCGGCGACTGAAGGAGGCACCATGTCGCGTAAGGTAACGATCATCCCGGCCGGTCAGCAGTCCACCGTAGTTCACCAGGGCGCCAAGGGCGGGCCCCGCAAGATGGCCTGCCCGAAGTGCAAGAGCCAGTTCGTCTCCGAGGTCAAGAAGACCAACGGGACGTCGGAGTACAAGTGCGGCTGCGGCTGCGTATTCGGGAGTTCCACGCTGTGATCGATATGATGACCGACCTCGATGTGTTGGCTGTGCACCGGCTGGACTGCCAGGTGTTCGAGCGGGACCGCTGGTCCTTCGAGGCGGTCAGCAGGGTGCGCGAGCTCGGCTTCGGCCTCATGACAGATGACCGCCAGGGCTACTGCCTGGTGCACCGCCAGGAGGCTTACGACGAGCTCGTCCGCATCGGCGTCCTGGAGTCGGCCAGGCGTCGGGGGCTCGGCGAGGATCTACTGCGCGCGGTCATCGAGCGGTCACCCGTGCGGTTCCAGACCCTGATGGTCCGCGCCGACAACGAGCCAGCGAAGGCGCTGTACCGTCGTTTCGGTTTCCTTCCGATGGGGATGCTACCCGCCTACTACCACGGCAGCGTCGACGGTATCGTGATGGGAAGAGATGCCAAGATGGCCGCCTGATGAGGTTTTCCCCTTGATCAGCTGAGTGTCATGTCACATAGTGTCTCTTGAGCAAACGCTCCAGGAGGCTCTGTGGGCTTCAGCTGAACAAGGAGAACGGTCATGACGAACATTCGAAATGGTGCTGCGGTGGTCGCGCTCGACGCCAACGGTGATGCGGTGTCGGTGCTGGTGCAGATGATGGGCGACGAGCTGGAGGTACAGCCGGTGGACGGCAGCCAGCGTGTCGACTTCGCTGCCGTGCGGCGTAGCCTTTCGAGGGAGCTTCGTCGGCCGATCGTCCCGAATGAGGTGTACCGTGCTCAAGGTCGAAGCCGAAACTGACCAGAAGGCCGCGATCGAAGCGGAAGTAGACGCGGACATCGCGGCCTTCGACGCCTGGTTCCAGTCGCTGCCGAACGACCCCCTGGTGAGGTCCGAGAAGGCGGCGATCAAGACGTACCTCTTCTACAAGCTGCGGGGTAAGGTCCGTGGCGCGTGAAGAGGTCGTCAAGATCCAGTGCGACCGGTGCCCCCGCGTCGAGTACCAGCCGAAGGTAGAGCAGATCGCCCACAGACCTGCCCTCGAGGTCAAGTGGCCGCTGACGTTCGAGTTCCAGGATCTCTGCGGGGCCTGCCGTCAGCAGGTCAACACGCTGATCGATGAGCTCCGTCGGAAGCGGGACAAGGCGACGCCGGAGCTGTCGGGTGCCCCGCGGAAGAAGCGCGAGCCCAAAGACCCTTCTGCCGAGAAGGCCGCCAAGACGCTGGTCGCCAAGGCGGATCCGCGGGCCGACGTCCCGAAGGCCAACCCGTCTGGCCACGTTCCGAAGGTCGATCCGCGAGTGAAGTAGTAGCTAAAAGGAACGAACACTCTCCGAAGAGGGTGTTCGTTCCTGGCTTCACTAAGCCCCGTCGCGCCGGGCGACGCCAAGCTCAGCTACGCCAGCATGGTGCTGCTCAGCTCTGCTGCGCGTTGCGCCGCCTCGCCACACCTTGCTCAGCCTGCCTGGCCATTCACCTCCTTACTCGGTGTTGCCATGCCCAGCGCGGCCTGCGCTGCTTCGCGCATCTTTGCCACACCCCGCTCCGCTCCGCCACGCCTGCTTTGCCTTGTCCTTCCTGGTGTAGCTAAGCCTCGCCGGCTTTGCTTTACCGAGCTGCTCGCAGCGGTGCCATGCCACGCCGGCTCTGCGTTGCCTGACCGAACTCGTCTATTCCATGCTCCACCTCCACTGCCACGCCTGCCTGGCCTGACCAAGCCACGCCGCGCTGAGCCTGCTTGGACTCGCTCTGCTTTGCCACGATTCGCCAATCCAAGCCCGTGATTGCTCCACCTAGCCTGCTTGGCCTTGCTTGGCGTTGCCAAGCCATGCCATGCCCGCTGTGCGTTGACTAGCCATTCCTAGCTACGCCCTGCCCGCTTCGCCATGCTCAGGCATGCTGGGCCACACCATTCTTAGCTCAGCCAGCTTGGCCGCTAGACCGCCTCGATATCGAACGTACCCCATCCCTGACCGCAGGAGGTCTTGGAGTCGGGTCTTCCGGCGCCGATCCCGACCTGCACGCCGACGCGCGCCAGCAGGTTGGTGACATCGGACTTCGTGAACATGTCGGAGTCGTACCGGACGCGCAGACGGATCTGCCATCCGGTATCCCACTTGCCACGCGCGCGGATGTCGGCCACGCCGGTCTCGTTGCGGGTGGCGCTCTCGAAGTGCTGCGGTTCCCCCTTCGTGAACAACACCAGTGGGCTGGCGTCGTCCGCGTCGATGCCGTCGGCGACCACGAACAGCGCGAGCTTCGCCAGCGTCATCTTGAACCCGACGATGCGGCAAGCGCTGACGAGGGCCTGCCTGAAGCACGACGCCGGCACGCCGTACTTGCCGTCCTCGGTCGCGTGCATCGACTGCTTGAAGCACTTGTCGAAGTCCTTGGGCTCGCGCTTGGCGCCCTTGCGAGCCGTGGAGCCGGCTGCCTGCTTGGCCCGCATCATCTCGCGGGCCTCCTGGGAGAACTTGTTGCTGACGTACGGGGCATTCCCGGTCAGGATGAACTCGGCGATCGCGAACTTCGGCGGCGGGATCTGGCCCTTGGCCTCGGAACCAGCATCATCTGCGGTCTTCTTATCGGTCATGAAGGTAACCTCCTCATAGTGCTTATTCCGTTGTTTAGCGCGATTTGTAGTACCTAGTGAAACGCGCGCCCCACGCCGGGATGCACGTTTCACCGCTTATGCTCGTCGGAATGTCGCCAGCCCACCGTCTTTGGTCACCTTGACCTTGGAGAGCAGGCAGGACTGCGCGATGCGCTTGAGGAACTCCGGCTGACTACCGGCGTACCAGTCGTATACCAGCTGCCCGTGCCGATCGGTCACCCATCCAGCGGACTCGTCGTGCTCGTGCCCGCTGCCCTCGCAGGCATGCGTTTCGTTTTCCACGCACGCGCAGCACACCACCGTGCGGCAGCACGTGCACGCGAACCCCTTCGTGTGCAGTCGGCTACAGTACTCGCAATTGAACGCCTCGGATTTGCCGGCCCTCACCGGGTACAGCTCGAAGACGTTCTGAATACGGGCAGTGTGTGGCTGTTTCCGTCCAGCTACTGCCACCGTCAGGTCTTCCGGTCGCAAATGCTCCATCGGCGGTCCCTCGTCGGCGAAGAACGCCTCACGTAGGGCTTCGATCTCTGCGTGATGGTAGCTGGCACCGTACAGGATGCCGTACTGGTCCCAGAACTGCTTCAGGCGCATGTGCCAGTAGCTTCGACGCTCACTGCGCGTGCCGTCGCGAAGCTCCTCGAAGCACGTCCGACAAGAAAACGTGGTGCGGTCACGTCGGTACTGATTGATCTCGTAGGTCGTACGCGCGAACGCACCTCCACAAGACAGACAGCGAACTCTCCACTTCTTCTGCTTGTCTATCGTGGTGGCGATGCATGCCTCCACCACCACTTCGTGAATGACCTGTCCGGTTAGGTCATGTTGTCGCCAGGGTTTGGCGTTCGTTGCGTCGTCGTCGCTAACAAGTAAGCTGATGTCGGCCATCATCCCTCCTTACGACTGTTATCTCGTGACTATGCCTATGTTTGCGTAGGTGTAGCTAAAAGAACAGGCATCCCCCTTTCGGGAGACGCCTGTCCCGGCTACTGCTCGATCAGCAGCTCACTCCTCGAGAGCCGCGATTCGGTCCTGGAGCTCCTTCTCGGTGAGCGCCGAGAGCTTGCCGTCCTGCTTCTCGGCGAGGATCTTCAGGAGCTTCTCCTTCTCGAGCTTGTTGCTTGCGCGCTTCTTGGCCGCGTCCTCGTCGGCGAGCTTGGCTGCGATGATGGTCTTGACGATCTCGAGCGCGGTCTCGAGCTGCGTCTGTGCCGTGGTCTTCTTGGTAGAGACGAAGCTCTCCTCGGCCGCCTCCTTGACGGTCTTGTTGATGCCCTTGGCGATGACGTCGAGGTTGAACTGATCGGCAGAGCGCAGCGGAACGTCCCAGAGCTGCTCGACCGTGAGGGCTCCTCGGGACGACGCGAAGCGGATCTTGTTGCGGGTGGCGTACAGGAAGATGCTGTCGATGCTCATTGTGTCTCCTTGGTAGAATCCCAGTAGTATTTCTTCCCAGACTTCCTTATTCAGAAACATCCGCCACATCAGGTGCCTACGTGCACGTTGAACAGGCGCTGCTTCTTGCCCTGCTGGACGCGGACGACGAAGGTCTCCTTCTTGGTGGAGGAGAAGCCGAGTCCCGATAGCTGCCCCTCGGTGGGACGGCACTTGGTCTTGTCGGCGATGACCTCGAACACCTTGCGGTGCTGCTCGAGGCGGGGGTGGAGGAACTCGTTGTAGAACCCACGAGTGTCCTCGTCGCTCTTTGCTCCCTCGAGGACGAAGAACGTGTGCTTGTTACCGACGGCGTTATCGCCCCAGTAGTTGGGGCTCAACATCACGGCCGTGACCTTGGCGTAGGTCTCGGTCTTGAGGCCCCACTTCTCCTGCGAGATGGCGGACGCGGTGATGCCCGGGTCACCAGGGTCGACCTGGACGATGAGGCCATCCTTCATGTGTAGCGTGCAGACGCGGATGTCCTGCCCGCTCCTCACGCTTTTGTTGTACGAGAAGTGCGAGACCTTGCCGCCGTTCTCGACCTCGATGACGAAGCCAGGGTTGCTGGACTCGCGGAAGCAGTAGTTGTTGACCACGACCTTGTAAGACCCATCGGGGATCTTGCCGGGCCAGATGACGTTCTCCACCGGCTCACGGGTGGCCCCGTGACCCGCGTTCATGTCGACGTCGAGGGTACCGCCGGTCCACCCGTGCTTGTTGCCGAAGTAGATGCGGTTGATCGCCGCGTTCATACCGCGGCCCGACGGCTGCTCGATGTGGAGGTCCAGGTCGTCGTAGTTGAACCAGCTGAGCGAGACCCGCAGGACGCCGGTCACCCGGCCTCCCGCCTTCTTGACCCGTTCCTTGATGGAGTCGGCAACGTTCCCGCCGTACGACCAGGCGAAGTCGTTGGTCCATCGGAAGAGCTGTCGGGGTTCCGGGTGTACGGGCGCCGTGAGCGACATCAGGTTGCCTGCGTGCTCGTTCTTGAACAGGATCTCCATGCCCTGGGTCTCCGGCAAGACCTTCGTCATGAAGTCGTCGATGTTGATGTCCTCGGCGCGTTCCTCGTCGCTCTTGCTAGAAACGCGACCCGTGGTGGCGTGTTGCATCAGCCTGTCGCCGATGCCGCCCTTCATCAGGGGCTTCACCGTGCCGTCGACCCACTTGACGTCGTTGACCGAGACGTCGCCGATGACCGCGAAGCGACGCTCGAGAGCCGACTCGAGACCGAGGGACTCGATCGTCTCCATCGCCTTCTTCACCATCATGGGTGTGATCAGCGCCGTCGTACGCTTGTAGTTCTGCGGGGCTACCTTGGTCTCGAAGGACCGGACGGCCGCCTCGAGATCCATGCCCTCGGAGAGATCCTGCACCAGCGTGCCGATCACGGTGTTGCGGAACCGCGCACCGGGGCTGTTGGCGTTCGCCCACACGAAGAGGTTACGGTCGGCCGCGCTCTTGGCGTTGAACTCGCGCTGGAGCCTCTGGAAGCCCATGACCGCCGTCTTGTGCTCTTCCCCCCGGTACAGGTTGTTGGCCTGGATGAGGGAGAGAACGGTCTCGATCGCGTCGGGCTTGAGCTCGACGAGACCACGCTCGAAGACTTGCACGGTCGTGCGGTAGTCGCCCCGCACGGTGTCGACCTGGTCGGTCCGCAGGTTGCTGGGGATCTCCCCGGTGTAGAAGTGGTTCCACGTGATGGCCCGTTGCGTCTCGGGATCCAGGGAGCGCGAAACCCTCGCCCCGAACCGGGTTTCTCGCGCACCCACGCGGAAGATGTCGCGGATGCGAGCACTACGCACGAGGTTCCGCAGGACGGTTGCCACGTGGGCGTAGACACCAGGAGCCTGCAGGGTGGCGTGGTCCCAGATCGTGCGGACCTCACGGCCCTCGATCGTCACCACCGTGCCGACTCGCTTGATGAAGTGCCGGCAGCAGCTGCAGTCGTGCTCCGTGGCCTTCTTGAAGATGGGATTGGTCCCCTCCGGAAACGCCTCGAGGTACGCCTGGTAGAGTGCGTCGCCGTCGATGTTGGCCACGAAGACCGGGTCTTTGACCATGTGCTGGAACGATCGCGCCACGATGTTGGCGAACTGCGGGAAGTTGTCGGTACTCATCGTCGTGCACGTCCTTTGGTAGGTGCGTGATGTCTGTAGAGTGGCTAATCCTCTACGCTGTACTTATTCCGCGATCGCCACTGGTTTGCAGTAGCTAGTGAAGAAGGGCTCACCCTAGGGGAGCCGGCCTCGTCACCGCACCACGTCATTCGTCTTGTACTCAGACCTGAGACGTGTGGGCCCAGCCCCCTGCGGGGCCCACGGACATTCGCATCACTTCACCTCCTCTCCGTTGTCGTACTCGCAGAACGGGCCGATGACGCGGCAGGCCCCGATCTGGCTGGCGTGGCGGGCGGCCGTGTCCCAGCTGCCATCGCCCTCGAGCATCATGGCGACGAACTCGCGCCGCGCGACCGGCGGGAGCTCGCGCAGGTGCGCGAGCAGGCCCTCGATGTTGACCGGCATGCACGCCTCGGCCGCTTCGATCAGCTCCTCCTCGCTGGGGGACTGCATGTCTCGGTTGGCCTTCCACTTGCCGATCAGGGTGCCCATCAGGTAGCACCCGCCAAACCACACCACGCTGCCAATAACCACGATCACGATCTTCTTCATGTTACCCTCCGAGTTGGACGTCTCAGTTGACTGCTAGAGCGGCACCCACGGCGGGTTGACCCCACCAAGAGTCTGCTCCTTGTGCCAGGTCACCACACGGTTACGGGCGAACCCGAGGTAGTACCGTATGGACTCGGTATTGCGAGTCGCCCGTGCGACAGCGAACTCCGCACGCTCCCGCTTGGTCAGCAGGATCGTGACGGCACCGCTTGGCCACTCGAGCTTACCGCCACGAATAACCACTTCGACCGGCGCCCCCGTCGCGCCATCGACGTACTCGGGGAACGGGCCGTACGTCTTGCCCGTCACGCGGTCCGTCACCATCGTGGCGGCGTCGCAAGCAGGGAGGATCTTCTGCAGCGTGTGCAGCAGAAAACCATCAAGTATCGTGATGATGGCATCGAGTAGAGTCAGCACGTTGCCTCCTGTTCGCGCCGCGCCGCCGCGAGCGCCGCCTCGATCTTCTCAGGCTTCTGGAAGTTGCTGCCCGCCGCCAGGTACCGCGGCGAGAACACCATCCCCTTGGCCGCGAAGATCTGCATCCAGATGCCCCTACGTCGCTCGAACTTCGCGATATGTTGCTCCGGCAGGAGCATCGTCGCGTCCAGCCCCGTCACGCTGTGGAACCACAGCTGCGCGGCCATCACGACATCCCAGTACTCCTCCACGGACTCGGCCGTGGTCTTCGCCTCGAGGAGTTCGCGGAACTCCGAGACGACGTTCGCGAACGTGTACCGTCCGGAAGTGTATCGGTCGGTGAACTCGGAGATCAGCATACTGCCTCCCTTCACTATTCTTATGCCGCTCCGGACCCCTGAAATTGGCACTTAGGAGCTAGTGAAACAGGTCTCTACCCGCAGGGAGACCGGCTTCACTGGCTCATGCACGTAGCAGCGCGCGGTACGACAGGCTCTCGTTGAACGTGCGCTCCAGCAGCTCGTTCATCATCTGCACGTCGCGCTTGCAGACCTTTGCGATTGCGACGAGATGCGAGAATGCCAGTGGGCGGCCTTTGCTGTTTCTGCGCTGCATGATCGCATTAAACGCAGACTCGTCCCATACCTCTGCCACTGGCGCGTACGAGTACAGTAGAGCGGCGGTACAGTTGAGCTGTTCGGCCAGCTTCTTCACGGCGCTTTCGCCGTAGGCGCTGTTCTTGGCCGCGGCCGCGTCACGTGCGATCGTGTATGCGACTCGTGCGTCGTGCTCGGTGTTGTGCAGCATAGGCTCGCTCAGCGCCAGGTGTCGCCACGGAGGAAATTGTCGATGAGCGCGCGGCCGTAGGCGCGCTGCACGATGTTGCCGTAGTCGGTGCAGAGGCACGAGTTCTCGCACAGGCTGTGGCCGCTCGGCGTGCGGCGATTTCGGCACTTCGTCGGGAGCGCGATGTCGCGCTCGATCCCGACGGCGATGAACTCCAGCTGCTGGGGCGTCAGCGCCGCGAACACCAGCTGGTTGTATTGGCGGTGGTGCAGGTGCAGCCACACCAGCACGTCACCGTGCTGGCCGGAGATCTCGTCGACCCGGCAGTCGCAGCTGCCGTCGGGCGGGTCGACGCCGAGCTGCACGAAGCGGTGGACCGCCTGCGTGCGAGCTCCGTTGCGGACCATGCGGACCATGTTGGCCCGCACGTCGTCGATCCAACGGTGGGCCTCGGGGTGGATGTCCATGTCGGCTCCTTTCACAGTTCTTATGCCTGGTGGGCCGCTGGTTTTTGCCTAGTTGGGCGTGCTTCGAACGCTCCGTAGCCCGTGGTACCCTTGCGGCATGCTCAATTCCGCTGAGATCTCCGGGATGATCGGCCAGCAGCAGATGATGTTTGCTCAGCAGCAAGCATTCGCTCAGCAGATCGGCGCTGGCTTCGCGATGGCCCCTCCTGGCTTCGGCATGCTGGGAGGCTTCGGAGCACCAGGTCGAGTCGGAGAGATGGCGACCGAGCGATTGGCTGGTTCGGCTCTGAACCCTGTGTTCGGTGCCATGCAGGGTACAGGCTCCATGCTGGGCATGGCCGGTACCATGTTGGGGACCTTCGGCGGACCAGCCGGCATGGTGGCCGGAATCGGACTCCAGGCGGGCGGCGCCGTCCTGGGGGCCACTGCCGGGATGATGGGGCAGGGGGTTCAGCAGCAGTTGTTTCTGAATGACACGATGCGCCAGAACTACAACTTCATGGGCGCTGGTCGTCAGGGGTTCAACCGCTCCGATGTGACCCGTATCGGCTCGGTCATGGGCGACATGGTCCACCAGGTCGGTCCGATGGGCGAGCGAAGCTCGTTCGATGAGCTCTCGCGTGTTGCCGGTAAGCTCGGTCAGATGGGGATGATGAACGGTGTGCGGGACGTGCAGCAGTTCACCGCACGGTTCAAGGAGACGATCAACACCCTCAAGACGATGGCCCAAGACCTCGGCACCACCCTCGAGGGGGCGCTGGAGTTCTCGAAGGCCCAGCAGTCGAGTGGCTTCTTCCAGAACGCCGACAAGCTGCGGGCGACTCAGCTGGCTCGCCAGATGGCCCTCAGCGGCAACATGTCGCTCACAGAGATGTCGGCGGCCGGTCAGATCGGCAGCCAGATCGCACGGTCGATGGGCGGGCTTGGCAAGCAGGGCGCAATCGGTGGCATGCGGGCGCTCGGTACGGTCGGGACCGCGACGCAGCTCGGCGTGATGTCGAACGAGGACATCTACAACGCTACGGGCCTCGACGGTGCAGAGGGTCGTCAGGCGATGGCCACCAGGATGATGCAGATCGACGCGCAGTTCTTCAGGTCCGCCAAGGGCCGCTGGATGCTGGCGTCGATGGCCGGCAAAGACGGCACCCTCGACATGGATGTGGTGGATCGCATCAAGAACGGCGAGATGACGGTCGGTGATACTCGTGGGGCCGCGGGCGAGCATCTCGGTAAGGTCGGCCGTGCCAACTTCATCCGCAACGAAGGCAAGCTTCGTAGCGCTGCGATGGAGCAGTTCGCCGGTATGGGGGCCGCGCTGCAGATGCGTCAGTGGGCTGAGGGTAAGGGCATCGATCTCTTCAATGAGAAGGATGACCGTGCGGCCATCTGGGCTGGCAGGCAGTTCGGTACTTCTGCTGATGAGACCGACGCAATCATGAAGATGGCGCGTGACCTGCCGCAGATCATGAAGGAGCAACAGCGAGCTGGACGCCTAGACAAGCAACTGAAGGCGGATGCCGAACGGCGTTCCAACATGGGGCTTGCCGGCGTGAAGAAGCGTATCGATTCCGTGACCCACGCGGTCAAGGAGCGCTTCGAGGAAGCCGGTCGCACGATGATGAACGACGCCTCCAATTGGGTTGATGACACAATCAACGATCTGATGGGTACCTACGAATCGCACATGACGGACACTGCGGCTAAGTTGTCCGATATGGTCGGCGGCGGCGCAGCTGTGCGCGGTGGTCACTTTGGTGTTTCTGCAGAGCAGGCCAACAAGTTCTCCAAGATCACCGGAAAAGACGCGGCAAGCTTCATGGGCGATGGCGGTTTCAAGCGCGGAGCTGCCGGTTCCTACGACATGTTCATGGGGAATGCGCTCGATGAGCGCAGAAAGTTGTTGGGACAGTTTGGCGGTGAGCGCGCACTTTTCGTGGAAGCAGGAGCACGCGGCGCAGTGGACCCAATCAGTGCCATTTCTCGCATGCTGCGCACAAACAACAAGGATCGATTCGTAGAGGCCGGATACGACATGTCTGGCGTTAACGACGACGCATCGCTCGGCAAGAAGCTTGACGAGATCGATCGCATGCGGGCTGCGGCGCGTGGGTCTGACTACGATGAGGAGTTCAAGGCATACGGTAAGCGCGAAGGCGAGATTCTGTCTGATCGTTACCTGAGCAAAGGCTCTGAAGGCATTCGCGGGGAGGGAGAGGAACGTCTGCGCGCGTTCGGCAAGACGATCACAGATCCTCGTCTGCGCGAGAAGTACGAGAACGCATCGAGTGAAGAGAAGGCGCGCATGATGAACTCTGCGGAAGAGGGCGCCGGAGTAAAGAAAGAGCACCGAATTGGCGAGCACATGAAGTCTCCCGATACGGTGATTCAGCGTCGACTTAGCGAAAAAGAGTACAAGGAGCAGGTGACCAGCGGGTTCGGTGTGGAGAACCCGTTCGCTAAGCGCGAGTCTGCCACCAACGTGATCTCCAACGTTGGCTTTGACATTGCGAGGTTGCTTCGCGGTAAGACAGAGCAGGGTAAGGCCAACGCGTACCTGAACTCAGACGAAGCAAAGCAGCTAGCAATGGGGCTTGTGTCGTCCAACCAGGATGAGGTGCAGGCAGCCCGTGACAAGCTGCGAAGCGACATGGAGGGCAGCGAGGGTGTAGTCAACGAGATGCAGAATCGCATGTTGACGGCCAGCAAGTACGCAGAGGCCAAGGCGCGTGGCGCCAAGACAGAAGAACTGGAGAAGATCGCCGACGCTGGAGGTATGTCGGTGGAGGACGCTGACAAGGCGGCCAGTACTCTAGTGATGATGTCGCAGCAGCAACGGCTGGCAAACGGCGAGAAGAGTCGGCAGATCATGGCCAAGGAGGGCAAGGAAGCCTACGACCAGATGACCAAGAAGGGCGGCGTCGTCACGGTCGGTAAGGACGGCAAGACTCTGACTATCTCGGCTGAGGGTAAGAAGTCCCTTGCCGGCATCCAGGGTGGTGAAGAGATCATGCTGGCTGCTGCGAAACTTGCACAGGACCGCTCGAAGCTTGGCGAGGGGGACAGCGAGGGGCAGAAAAAGGCGTGGGATGCCGAAGAGGCTCTGTTGAAGAAGGTCAGCGGCATGACCGTGGAGCAGCAGCGCAAGATGGCGGCCCGCCTTGAAGAACAGGGCGACTCGCGGATGGCTCGCGGCATTCGCGATCAGTCCGATACAATGGCGCAGCTCAACAAGGCCAGAGGCTCCAAGGACAAGGGGGTCCAGCAGATGATGGCCGGCATCCTTGGCGCCGATAGCAAAGCCGTCAAGGAGGGCGTCGGAGACCTCGATCTGTCAAATGATGATGGTGTGCGAGCATTCTTGAAGCGTGACGGCCTCGAGAACAACAAGGAGCTAGCCAAGGATATTCGTGATGCTGTGCGGGCGCAGAAGGCGGGCAAGACGGCGGAAGCTGCAACACTGATGCGCAAGGCCGAGGCAGAGCGCGCCAGCGCCATTCAAACTAAGACCGAGGCCGAGAAGAAGAAGACCGAAGATGGTGGTAAGGAGGCCAAGGCATCCGACAAGGGGACGGAGAAGGTCGTGTCGGGCCTGACCGACATGAAGGGTGCGATTGTCGGTAAGCTCGGCGAGGTGGTTTCGGCCATCAACTCGAAGAATGCGGAGAGGAAGCCATGAAGTCGCTACTGTACCAACCGACCATCGAGAACCCGACACCGCTGCGGCTCCCGGCTACCTGCCTGCTGGGCCGCGAGGAGAGGTCGTTCACCTTGCCGTACCGCGGCAAGATGCTGACGTTCACGGTCCGCAACAAGACGACCGTGGAGGACTCGTACTGCTCGATGGTCAAAGCCATCGCCGTGGCCCAATGGACCGTCAGCGCCTACGGCGGTGTTCCGCCAACCCGCGCGATGAAGGACTTCCTCATCAAGCACGATTCCATCATCTAGTAGCTAGAAGGAAATATCCTCGACGAGACCGTCACCCGGCGCGAATGGCCAGGGAGATCTCGTCGAGGAAGTCACCCCAGCGCTCGTGCTGGCAGGGGTGGTAGCCGCCGAGCTCGGTCGGCCAGCAGTCGAGGGCCGTCTCGAGCATCTCGCGGAACTGCTGGTCGTACCAGGGCCGCATGTCGTTACGCCGCACACGACGGGCGTTGGCCCGCTCGAGCGGGCTCGCCACGTAGTCGCGGTCTACCACCATGTGGATCGTCTGGAACGCGAGGATCCAGTCGCCGCGGGTGAACTCCGCCTGCCACGCCAGGTAGCCCTTGGCCCGCGCAGCGGTCTCGAGGATGTCCATGATGAAGGACGCCCGTATGACCGGCTGTTCGGGGAACTTCTTCCAGCACTCCTCGTGCTGGCCAGGTAGGAGTCTCACTTTGGCTCCTTCTCGCGCAGCCGCATCATCTCGTCGGCGATCAGCATGGCCACCTCGGTGGCGTTCTGGACCTGCTGCTCGAAGATCTCACCGAGCTTGCTGGTGTGCTCCTCGTGCAAGAGGCTCGCGTTGACGCCAGACTGATTGCTGGCCAGCAGCCCCTGCAGGGCCGCCATCGCGTACATGTCGCGCACGTCGAGCGGCTTCACGGCGCCACCGCCCGTACGTGGTTGATGAAGCTGGCCCAGTAGGCGCCGTCGTCGTTGAACTCGCCGTCGATCGGCAGCACCCGCAGGGCCGCGAGGATGAGGTCACGCCACTCGCCGGTCAGGTTGTCGATGTCGTTGAGCTCGATGCCGATGGCGGTCACCTGCTCGCTGTAGTTGGCCGCCGAGTCGATCTTGTTGACGAGATCGGTGTGGCCGGTGCGCTCGGCCGCAGCCCGCATGATCCGCACGACCATCTCGCCGCGGACCTCGGGGTTCGAGGGGTAGGAGATGTCGATCACGTTGTTGCCCGCAACAGCCTGTGCGGACGTCAGGGTCGGCTTGGTTCCCATCACTACTGTTATGCCGTGTTCTGTCCTGTGCTTTGCCAGTAGCTAAGAAGAAACGGCCCAAAGGGCAGCATCTCTTCTCGAAGCGGTGCCCTCGTGGGCACCGGATCTACCCGTCGCTGAGCGCGTGCTCGGCCCAGAACGCCCTCGACTCCAGCACCCCCTCCCAGGTGTCGATGCTGGTGTCGCCGGGCTCACGCGGTGAGGGCACGCCGTTGATGCTGCCGTACGCGGTGAAGAACACCAGCCGGTTCTCCTCCCGCACACCCACCACCACGATGTGGCGGGCCGGGCGCGGCTTGCGCCAGCACAGGCGCGAGGCCACGGGGCGGCCGTTCCTGCACCGGAACGTGCACTCCTTGCTGGGCACCGGCAGGTCGCCCTCGCTGGGGCCGTGGAGCGCACTCTGCAGGTCGGGCAGGTTCTCCGGGAGCTTGAAGCTCCGGAGGAAGAATCCCTGCGCGTCTCCGAGCTGGGCCTGCACCCAGTCGAAGTGGTCGGCGGTGACGCCGTGGTCGGCGTGGTAGACGGTGCGAGCAACGACCGTGCTCGCGTCGGTGGGGGTATTGGTTCCCATCACGACTATTATGCCCACTATGCCCGGTGGTTTTGCGGGTTTGGCCATCGTGGTAAGCTGCCGTGTGCAAGAGAAAGGCGGCTCAAGTGGCAGTTTTTGTGGAGCTCTCGACTGACGCATTCGCCCAGAGCTTCAAGACGATGGCGCAGAAGGGGCGCCTGGAGCACGCTCACGCTGGCGTGCCGTCTGTGCGTCGCCCACTGCGCGGCGTCGAGGTCAAGGAGAACACCCACGCGATCATGCGGGTGATCCGCTCTGATGGCTCCGAGCTGCACCTGTTCGACTCAAGCGACGCCTCGGGCAAATCTGCCCAGTACGCCAACTTCATCCTCCAGACGGTCGCCGAGCAGCGCGTCGAGAAGACTCAGATCATCGAGACGTTCGGCGAGTCCTACATCTTCTTCTTCGGAGAGAAGCCCAGGTTTCTGCAGGTGCAGGCGCTGCTGCTCAACTCGATGGACTTCAACTGGGAAGCAGAGTTCTGGGAGAACTACAACCAGTACCTGCGCGGTACGAAGCTCGCCGAGATGGGTGCCCGTCTCTACATGTTCTACGAGGACATCATCGTCGAGGGCTACATGATGCAGGCGGAAGCGCAGAAGACCGCCATGCAGCAGAGTCAGGTGCAGCTGTCGTTCACGTTGTTCCTGACGAACTACAGCAACATCTCGTTCATCGGGGATCCGAACTACCCGATCCGTGCGGATGTCAACCTTCCGCCCGGCATCGACCTGACGGCTGCCGACGGGTACGACAAGCTATTCGCCCTGTCGCACCGTCCCCCCAGCGCTACGGAGCTCGGTCAGATCTGGCCCGACGAGAATGGCTTCGGCACCACCCAGATGCTGTCGGATGCGATCCGGCAGAACATGACGTCGGCCACATTCCCTGGGCAGGACACCCAGGCATTCATTCGAAATGCGTCGTACGCGATGTACGGTGATGCCTACCCGCCGCCGACGATTCAGCGTTCACTGCCGCTTCGCAGCCTCATCAGTGACAACTACGACGAGTGGACCGGACCTCACGTCGGGGGGCCGCCAGGCTCCATCCCGCCGGTCGATGCGGACGATCGGTTCGTCTACTCGATGACGCAGCTGCTCAAGGAGTACGGTGTTGCCGCGGATAACCCGATCGAGCAGCAAAAGGTTCTCGGTGGCGGTGGTGGTGGCGGTGTCGCCACCAACTCCAACGTCCCGATGTCGGACCGAGTGCAGGTCTGTGCTGATGCCAAGGCACAGTGGGTAGCCATCAACGAAGAGATCGTACGCGCGCGCAATGGGCGTGAAGAGGCGCGTGTATACATCAATGATCCGCAGGGTGAAGCGGAGTCGGATGCCGAATATCAGCAGCGCATCGAGTACTGGACCGTTCGCTTCAACGGTAGTGCAGCTGCGGTGGAGGCTGCCCAGGAGAAGATGCGACCGGTCGAGGAGTTTTTGCGTATAGGTGGGTGTGACCAGCTCGATCAGATCGACAACGTGGTGAACCCGTGACGGTCGCACAGAAGCTCAAGCTGCGGCTGTTCCTCGAGGGCGTCGAGATCCCGGTGATCGCGGCCGTTGTCGAGACCAAGCCCAACGCACCGTGTGTGGCGTCCATCCAGATCCCACCACTGCCCGAGGGCACACGGCTGCACCCACGGACGCTAGTGCACCTCTTCTTCCTCGACTTCTACGAGATCGCCAGCCCGCTGGTCAGCACCACGGGTGCCAACGGCACCAAGGTCAGCACCTACGGGACCGTCGATGCCAACGTCTGGGAGCAGTCGCTGAAGAACAAGGCGTCGCTAGACGAGAACGGTCAGATCATGATTCAGAACCAGAAGGTTCTGGAAGATGACTTCCGTGCCAGCCAGTACAAGTTGCTGTTCGGTGGCGATCTCCTGGGGTGGGACTGGACCAAGACCCCGCACTCCCGTTCGCTCGTCCTGAAGTGCATGGACTGGTCCAACTACTGGGACTACGCGTTCCAGTTCAAGAACACCGACGTGTTCGGCCCAGGGTACAAGGCGCTGTTCTCCGGTGGCGGCACGAACCTGTTCACCGACTTCCTGTCGAGTGCGTCTGAGACGATCATCAACATCATCAACAGTCCGTCGGTCAACTACCCGAAGCTCAAGGGCATGTTGGGCGGCATCGTGCATCTGCTGGAGGCCATCGGCGGCAGCTACTACGAGGGCAAGAAGTTCGCCGGGCAGAACACCTTCTTCAGCCTTGCGGAGCTGCGGCTGCACATCACCCAGATGATCACGGCCTACGAGGATGACCCGACTGCCAAGAACCTCATTCGTGGCGGTTGCGACTACCTGGTGGGGCGCGAGCTCGGCAACATGGGGAGTCAGGTTTCGTTCCGCCAGACGATCAACAGCCTGCAGAGCAAGATCTTCCACGAGACGTTTGGCCAGCCGTGCCCTAGCTACGTGCCCGGCACAGGCAGCACGATCAGCGGGTACGTGCGGGCTCCTATCAGGAACGATCCGGACAAGGCGTTCGTCGCCACGACAGCCGACACGCTCGTGCCGCAGCTGCAGGATCTCATCACGGCCGTCTCGTACACCAACGTCGAGAACCCGCCGACCAAGAGCGACATTCTGAGTCGCATCGCTGCGGTCCGAAAGACCATCGCGGTCACGACTCAGCAGATCCGCACCAAGAAGATCGACGTGGCGGTCTCCTACTTCACGACGTCGCTTGCGTCGGTCGGCAAGGCCGACACGCTCATCCGGATGAAGTGGAAGCCGCAACCGCCCGATCCGGTTGTCCAGGCCATCACGGTGCCGCTCAAGGACGCACTCGAGCAGATGCAGAAGGTGCAGAACCTTGAGATCAACCTGACGCCAAAGAAGACCGCGCGTCCGGCTCGGTTGAACCAACAGATCTTCCGCCCCGATGTTTGGTTCAGTAGTCCGCCGAAGTGTAACGTGCTGTTCCCGGAGCTCTACACTCAGTTCTCCTACGGCCGCAACTTCACTGAAGAGCCGACGCGATTCCTGCTGAAGACCAACGATCAGTTCTTCGGCGAGGACGAGCTGTTCGATCACTTCTACTTCGCCCCGAAGGTGGCGGACATCAAGAAGTCCAAGGCGCTGACGTTCACCAGCGATCTGATGGACCACGAGCTCTTCTGCGGGATCTTCCCGCGCTTCGAGAAGATGGGGGAGCTCAACATCATGGCCGCTCGTCAGGGATCGAAGGATCCCACCCTCAAGAAGGTCGGTCTCGCGCAGCGGTCGGCCAATTTCCTCTACTTCAAGTACCGCTTTGCGGCTCGACAGACGCAGGTCATTGGGAAGTTCAACCCGTTCGTGGCATGCGGCTTCCCCGGTTTGATCATCGACCGATACGTCGACATGGCCGCGCTGGTGTCGGTCACAACCGCGATGCAGCAGACCGGCATGGGGGACTACCGTCCCGACATGTCCAAGGGATTCGTCGGTACGCACTTCCTCGGCAACTTCACCGAGGTGACCCATCAGGTGGACCAGCAGCAGGGCGGTACGACGGTCTACAACATCGGCTACGCCCGGCAGCACGATGAGTCCGTGGAGTTCCTGGGGTCATTGGCTTCTGTGCAGACCGTGCAGAAGAAGACCGACAACGAGCGTTTGCGTTCGACGGACGTGGCCGGCATCTACCCGCCTCGGCCTGGCTCGATCGGGCCGTCTGGCGGCACCGTAAGCGCCGTGCGCGACGCGACCGGCCTCTACAAGACCCAGGAGTACGCCAACCCCAACGCGCTCCAGGAGACCAGTGGCGACGCCTACATCTCGACCACCATGGACATGCGGCTGCCGGTGTTCGTCAGCCAGCAGCAGGCCGCCAAGGGTGGCGAGGGGCTGGCTGGCGCTCCGCGTGTCCCGATCGGTGTGGCGAAGAAGGCCAAGGACTTCGGCCCCGAGATCCCGACGCTGCTCGAGCTGAACCCAGACCGAGTGATCCAGTTCCGCGCGTACCGCATCGATGAGTTGGTACCGCAGTACCGGCAGACCAAGGTCGACTTGCCGGCCGAAGAGTACATTCGGCCCGGCTGGTACGGAGACGTCTGGCACCCGGCCAACATCGGCAAGGCGTACCAGGCGTTCTTCCGCACCGGCTCGATCACCGACACGATCTCCGTGACGGACCCCAGGGCCGGCGGTGGAGTTGATACTTCGGCTCCTGCAGCCGTGCAGGACGCTGTAGCGGATCAGGTTGCCGCCACGAACGGGGAGGATGTTCGGAACTACGGTGGTGCGCTACTGCAGCTCGATGCTGGCTCCTCGATCCAGCAGGCCGTCGAGTTCCTCGTGATCCTCTACAGCTACATCCGTCAGTCCGCGGGCGTAGACGTGGACGAGTTCATTCGCGCGTACGGTTGGCGGCCGGTCGCCACGATGCTCGATATGTTCGGTACGAGCGACCTAGAGATGGACGAAACCGGCACCAAGGTGCTGAACGGCATCGAGGGTTTCCACAGTCGCGCCTTTGGCCCCTACGACAACCTGTTCGGACTCGTGACCCCGGAGATCGAGTCGATCGTCGGGATCAAGCGGGGCTCAACGGCTGCCATGAAGGGTGACATCCGAAAACGTCGACATGACGCCGTGATGGAGTTGGCCAACATGATCGCGTTCTCGAAGGCTTCATTAGGCTGAAAAATTGTGTTACGGTCGGTCATATGGAAGACCAGACGGGTAAACGCTTCGGGCGGCTGACGGTTCTGCATTTCGTCAAGAAAGAGGGCAACACCTACTTCTGGCTGTGCCGCTGTACGTGCGGCACCGAGAAAGCGGTGCGGATGTCCGCCTTGCGCTCGGGCGACACAGCCTCTTGTGGGTGCCTAGCGCAGGAGATCCGCAGGGCGCGCAAAGGAGCAAAGCCAAAAAAGTGGCGTGACCTCAAAGACAAGCGCTTCGGACGTCTTGTGGCCCAGACACACATTGGTGGCGGGCGCTGGTCATGTTTGTGCGACTGCGGAACCGCGAAGGATGTGGGTCAGCACGAACTGCTCTACGGCTGCACACGCTCATGCGGGTGCCTACGGCGCGAAGTGTCGAGCGCCACGGGCAAGCTGTCGCTCAAGCACGGGCATACAGTGGGCAAGCACGCCACCGTCGAGTATCGAGCCTGGAAGGCTATGATCTCGCGATGTGCCGATCCGGCCAACGCCTCCTATGCGAACTACGGCGGGCGTGGCATCGAGGTGTGCGCCCGTTGGCGTGGACCAGATGGATTTGCACACTTCATCGCCGATATGGGGCCACGCCCTGGGGCCTCTAGCATCAAAGGCGGATATTCCATTGATCGTGTAGACAACAGCGGCAACTATCGGCCCGACAACTGCCGGTGGGCCACGCACAGGCAGCAACAGCGGAATCGGAGAAGCAACCACCTGGTGGACTACCACGGTCGTAAGATCACACTTCGTGAGTTGTCAGAAATCACTGGTGTTAGCCATGTAACGTTGCGTTGGCGGCTGGCACAGGGATGGCCCATTGAGCAGGTAGTGCTGCCGGTGATGAGACGACACAGTAGTTAGAAAGAAGGAACAGCTTTCGCTGCTCAACCTCTTCCCGGGCGGGTGACCGACCCGCCCTAACCGGCCGCCGGAAGGAACAGACGACGGCCGATGTTCCTACTGGCGCAGCGCCTTCTTCACCAGCACGGCGAGCACCATGGAGCCGGCCACCGTCGCCACCATGGCGCCGGTGGCCTTCGCGATCGCGCGGAGCTCACGCTCGGCGTACCGCTGGCCTTCCGCGTGTGCCTGTTCGGGCTGCCGCCGCCGCTGCTCGACCTCCGCGAGTTGCTCCGCCTCGAACCGCTCCGGCATGGCGGCGTGTCGAAGGGCGGCCGACCGGCGTTCGTGTTGCTCGAGCTCCGCGTAGGCGTTGCGGAGGCCCTTCAGACGGTTCGCCTCAGCCTGCAGCATCTCCGCGGCGTCTTCGGCCGCCGTCTTCGGCGTCGGTGCCGCCTTCGCGTGCAGCGACTCGATGTTCTTGCGGCCCATGCCGGCGGCGTCGGCCAGCAGGCCCTTCAGCCTGGTGGCCTGCTCGGGCGTGAGGCCCTCCTGTTTGGCCCAGTGCGCGGCCATGCTGGCGATGAGGCCGCTGTTGCCGCCGTTGATGGCATCCTCGAGCTCCTCGGCGGACATCTCGGCGAGCTGCGACGCGAGGTCGATCTTCATGATCAATCACCTGAGCACTTGGTTGTCGGCGAGGAAGTGTGCTCATTACTTCCTTCACTATTGTTATGCCTACTTGACAGGTCGATTTTGCACCGTTTGGGTCCTGTCAAGCCCCAGTAGCCGCCGCAGCCCAGCCGGTGGTAACTTTGGGTCCGTGCAACACCTACTCGACGTACAAATGCGGGCCTTTTCTGACGAGCTGCAGAAGATTGCAGGCGTCATGAAGTACTTGGCCGACCGGGCGCCTGGCGCCGCGGTATCCGCCAAGAAGGCCATCGGGAATGCTGCATCGACCGTTGGCAAGGGCCTGCTGCTCGGTGGCCTGGCGACCGCGGCCGGCGGAGCGCTGGCGCTGATGCCGGACGAGGACACCAAGCAAGCCAGCGACTTTGCCCGTCACTTCGGCAAGTTCAGGTCGGGTCGCCGCCCTCTGCGGGTATCGACGATGTTGGCCAAGGGCATCAGAAAGGGCCGCCCGATCGGCGAGCTCGGGAGGTCGTGATGGATCGCGTACTGCAGGCCGCTCTGGAGAAGTTCGCTCTTACACGATCGGTCAAGGAATGGCGAATTGCGAACGCAGCGGGCAACACCCAGCAGACCAGCCAGATCGCGCGAGGTGCGGCCCAGCTCAATCTGGCGCCTCGACAGGTGGTGGATGTGTCGGGCGGTGGGGCAGAAGCCGGCGTCGACCGCATGATCGGCGCTGCGGGCCCTCGTCAGCGGGCCGCAGACCCGACGTTTCAACAACGGTTCCAGCAGTACCAGGCGAACAAGAAGCAGCTCGGCCTGCAGGGGCGCGCGCCGTCCGCCAACGTCATGCAGTCACCTCAAGGGCGTGCCGCGCTACTACGGGACACTGCCCCGACGCCTGCCCCGGTAGCGCCCAACCCGACCGGTGACCTCGCACGCAAGCTTTACAAGCCCGACTCGCCGATCACCCGTGGTCAGTACACTGGGCAGCTGCTGGATCTGAAGCAGACCACGACCGATCAGATGCGTGCGCTGTCGCCTGAGGCAAAGGCGATGGTGCCAGCCATGTACGGGCATCAAAACGTCGGCACGCAACAGTCTCCGCAGTACACCAGCCAGCACGAGTGGGTTCCGGGCATGACGAATCTTGCCGACGCGCACGGCGGGAACGCCGATGCGGAGTTGGCGCGTGTGCACAGTACGGTGATCGCGCCGATGGCCGCCAAGGGATACGACATTGGCGACACCGTGGTAAACCGAGGGAGTACCTACCGGCACAACCCCGGGAACGTGGTGCACACGCCAGAGGGCACAAAGATCGTCGACTCGCTACCGAGCGCTGTCGGGCAAACGTCTCCGGCAATCAAGTCCTACCGCGAGAACAACATTGCCAATACCTTCGACGGACAGATGTTTGCGCGCCGACACACCGAAGACGCCGTCGACATGAACAAGCTACGACGCGAAGTGTTCAATCCAAGCGGCGCTCTCCCGCATGAGATCGACTACTCGAAGCTCCCTCCTCGTCTTCCGCCGCCCGCGCCGGTGCCACAACCGGCGGCGCAGACACTGCCGACCGTGCCGTCGCCGAAGATGGCATCGATTCGTTCCTCGTTTCTCAACGAGCTGCAGAAGATCGCAGAAGCAGCAAAGTCCGAGAAGAAACCGCCGACTGGTCCGAAGGCAATGAAGGTCTACCGGGAGATTGCCAAACAGTACCCGGAGTTGGTGCAGCCCAAGCAGGCGTCCGCCACAGCAGAGGCAACAGAGCATGCTGGGCGGCGGCTGGCTAAGTGGCTGCACCATCATGAAGACCACCTTGACGCGGCAGGGCTAGGGGTGCTTGGCGCCATCGGCGCCGACCGGATCCAGGCGCACCTTCGAGCCGGCAAGGGCGCCACCGATCAGGACATCGAGCACAAGCAGCTCCTCGGTGAGACCGGTCATGCGGTGCTCGACACCGCTGGCCTCGGGATCTTGGCGGCTGCACCGGCGGCCAAGCTACTACATCGATGAACCACAAGACAGCATACCGGCTGCAGGGGCACCTGAACTTCCAGGGCCTCGAGGTCGCGGTCGAGAATCGCAAGGGATCCGTACGCTCGGGCAAGGACAAAGACGGCAAGCCCTGGCGCACCGTTATGAAGGCACCGTACGGGTACCTGGTCGGCACCAAGGGCAAGGATGGCGAGGGCATCGACTGCTACGTCGGTCCGCACAAGGACGCTCCCGTGGCGTTCGTTGTGCATCAGCACCGAGAGGACGGCACCGGCTTCGACGAGGACAAGATCATCCTCGGTTGTCTCACGGAACAAGAAGCCCGAGAGCTCTATCTGGAGCACTACGACGATCCGAAGTTCCTTGGCCCGATCGATGCGGTGCTGGTCGAAGACCTGAAGCTGGCCCTGCGGAAGAGGAATCAGATGAACAAGGTGACGCCTGCGCTGGTTCGCCAGCAGCTGAAGACCGCCGGCTTCTTCGACTTCTTTAGGCCGTCGGAAGAAGACATCAAGGCTCATGAGGCTGCGGCAGCTGCGCACGATGCGGTTCTGCGTCGTGGTGGAACCGGTCAGGAAGCTGCCGCGGCGTTCGATCGTGTGCTGGCTCAGCACAACAAGACAGCCGCGATGGTAGATGAGCTCAACAAGCTCGGATTCGTCACCGATGAAGACGCCAAACGCAGCCTGACAGTACTGGAGCAGCTCGAGCAGCAGAGGCCGCGGGCTCGTGAGGTCGCGCGTGACGCGGTCGTCGGCGGTGTGCTGAATCCTGTGACGATGAGTGTGGCGCGCAAGATCGAGACCGGTCGCTGGACCAAGGGACACAGCGCGAAGGAGAAGGCGCTGACAGTGGCGGCTGACGCATTCAAGGGCGCTGTCGGTAGCGGTGCCCTCCGACTGGCCCTGCAGAAGTCCAAGGAGACGGCCCACAAGGGTGTGCTCAAGGAATACGTCAAAGAGGTCGATAAGTCGGTGCATCACAAGCACGCGGCGACCTCGGTCGACACGCTCTTGGAGCGCCTGCGGCAGCGACGGCCTGACCTCGTAGGCAAGCTGGCGTTCGAGACCTCTTCGTACAACGGCTGGGGCACCCAGGGCGCGATCCGTACCAAGGAGGACAACCCTTACTACTTTGGCGAGGTCCGGAAGATCCCGGGACCGTACGCGCAACCGAAGACGGCGGCGTACACACGCTACGTGGGTGACGGGCGGCACCACGACGCCGACGAGCACGAAGTCGGGCGCAAGTCGCATCCGATGTCGGCTGCTGCTAAGGCGTTGGGGCTGTCGACTGTAGGCGTAATCGGTGGCTCGCTGTTGTACGATCTGCACGACGCATCCAGACACGGATCGTCTGCGTTGTCGCACGCGGCCGCAGAAGCTCTGAAGAAGGTCGCCATGGAGGAGTCGCAGTACTCGGCCGGCACCGACATGGGTCCGCTGAATGCGCGCAACAACCAGTACTTCCCGGCGCCGCTACATCGTCCGTCTCCGTACGCGCGACAGAAACTCGCAGATCCTGTCGCTGAGCGCGCACTTGCGGCGTTCGAGAAGGCATCGATGACTTCTCCCGCGCAACGCCTCGCACGCACACAACAGGTCGCCACGCATCCTGGGTCGCTGGGACGTCGTGGCGCGTCCATCAACCAGATCGCCAGAACCGTCGGGATGCCCGACCCTGCAACCACGAAGAGCGCACTATGATCGGACAACTCAAGATGGCCTCCGGAACGATCCTCGAGGACAACTCCAACGACCGCCCGTCCACGCCTCGATCGGCACCGTACCGCCTCGATCCGGCGCCGATGACGGGCTCGCCGGCCGTCAAGGAGATCGACCAACAGGTGTCGGTCGGTGCACTCCGCGATGCGTTCAACAACACCAACACCGCCGCCAGCCAGATGCACAGCGACGTCAGCAAGATGATGCCGGGCCTCGGGTCCGCGGAGGCCGGGACGACGCTCCTCGATAAGGCCGCCTCGATCATGTTCTGGGCTCTCGAGGATGAGCTGCAGAAGATCGCCGATCGGGCACGCATGGCCCCGGTTCAGCGGCTCACGCCCGTCACACGGTAGCGCAACATCCTACATACTTCGGGCATAACAACATCGACAGGAGTCGATCATGCCGAATCCCATCGATGAGTTTCTCGACGAGCAGAAGAAGTCGGCAGCAGCAGAAACCAAGACCGATCGGGTTCATCAGCACTGGCACGCCTGGAACGAAGCAGGTCGTCCGCCCGAGCTGATGGGCCCGATGCTCACGCACTTCGAGCCGCTACTGAACCAGAAGATGCGGCTCTGGAAGGCTCCGCACATTCCCGAGGCCGCGTTCAAGGCCGAGGGGATGCTGCTGACGATGCACGCAATCGAGCAGTGGAGCCCCACAGGTGGGGCGGCCCTCCCGACCTACGTCAACACCCACATCCAGAAGCTGAAGAGGTACAACGCCCAACGGCAGAACATGGGATCGATCAGCGAGCAGCTGACGAACCGCATCGGCGACTTCCAACGAGCTCGCGACGACATCGAGGGTGAGACCGGCGTGCAGGCTACTTCCAAAGAGATCGCGTCTCGACTCGGCATGCCGGTACGGCAGGTGGAGCAGCTACGCCGGTCGCTACGGCGGGACATTCCGTCGTCGCAGTGGGAGTCGGATCCCACGCAGCAGGCTGCCTCTCGGATGGCTGAGATCCAGGACCTTCTGCCGGACGTGCTGTCGGAGCGCGAGAGGGATGTCTACGACCTACTCCTGGGCCGCAATGGAAAGCCGAAAGTCACCGCTCCTGGTGCGATCGCCAAGCGGTTGGGATTGACCGGATCTGATGTATCTCGAGCGAAGGCAAGCATCGCCGCCAAGATCGAGAGGTACCGCTGATGCCGTCCGTAGCGGAGCGCAACCAGCGTTTGGATGACCTTCAGACGGCTACCAAGGAGTGGGCATCGGAAGCCCGAAAGGAAATCGACAGTCGGATCAAGGCCGGCAGAAGGATCCTGAAGGGGCGTACAGGATCTGAGCGTCTCAGCGACCAGAACGCGCAGGCCGGTATCGACATCGTGGTCGAGCAGCTCAGCGACTTCCTACAGACGGAGTAACGACATGTCCGCACAGGTTGTGGTGTCGCACGCTGGCGTCGTTACAGACGTCGCCGGGTCAGTCGTACGGATCGGCATCATCGTTCCGGAGCTGTCCAATGTCATGGAGGACTTCGATCAGATCGAGGTGTGGAAGTCCGCCATCGGTGCCAGTGGCCCTTTCTACGAGCTGACCGGTGAGGTCGCTGGCCCTGCGGTCGTTCGGACCGGCTACGACGGCGCCCAGAAGATCGCCGGCAAGGACCTCGTCATCTCGGTCACCGGCACCGCCACCACGGTGACCTTCGATGGTCCAGATCCTGTGTCGTTGTCGTCCATGGCGGCGCAGGTCACGGCCAAGAGCTCCGGGCGCCTGACCGGCGAGGTCGACGGGCTCCGTGCCCTGTTCAAGACCGTCCAGACGGGCCTGCAGGCCACCCAGGAGGTCACAGGCGGGGCCGCAGCCGCGGCCCTGGGCATGCTCGGGCTACAGGCCCACGGCAACGACGGGAGGATCGCGCTGGTCTCGCAGCAGGCAGCCTACACCTTCGTCGATCCGCACGGGTCGCAGGACGCCTACTACACGTTCCGATGGAGCAACAGCGACACGGAGCTCACGTCTGCCTTCTATCCGGCGTTTCGACCGTCGCCGACAACGCGTCCGTCGCCGGAGCAGTACTGCATGGGGTACTGCCGGCTAGTGGATCCGGAGGGCATTCCGGTGGCCAACCGGTCGGTGTTTGTCGGCACGGAGGTGCCCGTCCGGATGGACGGGTCGCTTGTTCTGGGTGCCAGCGGTTGGCGCCTGACCAACACCAACGGCTACGTGTGGTTCACGCTGCTGCGCGGGGCAGAGCTGACCGTGGCGATCAGTGGCACCAGCATCGTCAGGCGCATCACGGTTCCGATCGCTAGCGATGTGTCGTCGTTCGATCTGCTGGATCCCGCCGTAGGGACGGACGACGATGCGTTCAAAGTTCAGGTACCGAACCTGGACTTCGTCGTCCGGAGGAGTCTATGAGCGCAACGTTCGAGCTGCGGTACTACAAGGCGGGCTATCGCCAGGTAGCCGTGATTCCGTACGTCCCAGGTCAGCCGCTCCGTGTGTACCTTCGACAGCGTCATCTGATCTCGGAGCGGCTGCGCTCGAGGTTGATCGACTTCTGTACGAGAAGGCCGCTACGGATGGCGCACGTTCCCCGCCCTGGCGACATCATCGAGATGCAGTAACCGCGTAGGTGACCAGTGTACAACTCCGTCAACATCGTGCTTTCCGATACTACTCCCGCCAAGTCGCCGATCTCGGGTGCCACCGTGTCGGTGTACTCGTTCGACGGGGCTCAGTTGCTCGCTCAGGAGCAATCCGGTGTTGACGGAGTTGCCGCTTTTCTGCTGGCCAGCGGTGAGTACCAGGTTCGCATCTTCAAGGCGCAGTCGACGTTTCAGAATCCACGCTACATCACGGTGGAGGACGACGTCGACAACACGTTCGATTTCGGCGGCACGGTGTTCGTACAGCCCGTGTCGCCGGATCCACGTTTTTGTCTAGCTGCTGGGTTTTTCATTCGCGGCAACGGAGTGCCCGCTCGCGACCTCGTGATGCACTTCGTGCCCCAATACAGGGCCGCCATTCTAGACGGGCGCGGTGTAGTGGGGGAGCGTGTAGAGCTTCGCTTCGACCGCAACGGGTACGGCGAAGTATCTCTTGTGCGCTGCGCGAAGTACGACGTAATGGTCGTCGGAATGGATGATCGGACGCTCTCTGTGGTGGTTCCTGATGCGCCATCGATCAACCTGCCAGACTTGCTGATGCCGATCGTTCAGTCCGTCGTCTTGGAACCGGCTGCCCCGTTCACAGTGGCTGTAGGCGACACAGTGGACGTGGTACCGTCCGTGTTCGCCAGCGATGGGCAACACCTACACGGAACCGCGTCAGAGGATGTTCAATGGAGCACGTCCGATCCGTCGATTGCAGCAGTCAGCGTAACCGACACCAAGCTCACGGTGCTCGGAAGAAAGCCCGGGACAACAGTCTTGCTGGCAGAAAGACGGAACGTCTCGGTTCCAAAGATCCCAGCGGTGCCGATCGTAGGAAGCGGCGCGGTGATCACCGTGGTGTGATTCCACAGATCTTGCTGGACCTATGGCGTCCCAGCGCGGAACCGCAGGAGAACGACGATGCGTCCAACTGCCGTCTGTTGCTGATCGAGATCATCCGTCGAGCTTGCTTCGACTGGATTCTGTACCGTGGCAGCCGGCGCATGGAGCACCGGCTGTTGGCGCATTCGGCGTACGTCTGGTTGTTCATGGAGCAGCCGGGCACCCCAATGTGGAAGACGCGGGAATCAGAAGATCGGCGCGTGACGTCGTTCAACTACATCTGCCGAGAGATCAACGTCGACGCCGACCGTCTACGGAGCATCATCCGACGCATGTCTGTACATGATGTCAAGCGTGTCGATCGCTTTCAACTGAATCGAGCCATCCGGTAACTATGGCGAGCTACACCGACACCGAGATGCAAACCGCCGTCGAGCGAATGCTTGGCAGCGGTACCCGCTTTCGCAAGAACGCACTAGGCGGGCGCGAGCTCGAGCTCGCGTTCTCCGACATTCAACGCTCGCTGTCGTTGGTGTTCATGCTGCGGCCACGCGCCGTGTTCTACGCGATGGCGCTGGCTGCTCGGAAGCTGCTGTCGTTGGTTCGCAACGAGATCGAAGCGCTCGAGGAGATCACTGATCTCGTAGACACGCTGGCACGTCAGTCGGATCCGATCGTCGACATCACACCGCTTGGCAACGCCGCCGCGGCCATCCGTGACCTGACGCTATCGGTTGGCCAACGCGCGTCTGCGCCTCGCTCGTTGGCCAAGACGCCTGCATACGCGCGTTTCGCCAAGAACATCGATGCGTTTGCCAGGAAGTCTCTGGCGCCAAACGTGGTCGTTGGTTCGCGCGTCACCAAGTCTCCTGAAGAGGCGCGGCTGCTCCTGCCTCAGAAGTTGCGTGATCTTGCTACGGCGCATGCCGATGTTGTCCGGCGCGCGGGCCTACTGGTTGCTGCGCTGGATTCCTACAACGCGCTGGAGCTGCCTTCGAAGACCGCATCCGACACGCTGAACCGCATCCGTGCCGAAGTGCTCGACGTATACGCCGCGTACATGGCCGGCTCTACATCGGCACGAGCGGAGATGGCACGCTCGTCATTGCTGACGTTGTTGACCGCGAAGAGCCTGGTACTGAATGTGTCGTCGCTTCATGTGCCGGCCGCATCGGCTGATCTTCCAGATGGAACGACCGGTGGATCATTCGCTTCCAGCGCCTACCCGGCGACACCTGCTGCGCTGACGACGGAGATGCTGGGACCGTGGGCGTTCAACTCGAGTGCCGTGGATCCGGATGACACGAATCGAACGCTGCTGATCGCTGTCGATGACCCGTCGGAAACCGTAACGGTGGTGCTGTCGCCGCCAACAGAGGCGCAGCTACGTGGGTCCGTAGAGGGCCCGTTCCTGTTTACGGAAAACAGCAGCGCCACTCTGCCGTTGTCCGCCGAGCCGTACAACACGACGGGCCTCTCCGACCGCCGCTTTGAGCTCTACCTGTCTCGACAAGGTGTGGGCACAAAGCGGATCGAGGTCACGCTGCCGAACGGTGCCGCCGTGAGCGCGGCGCAGGTAGAGGCGCTGTTGACGGCACAGTTGGCCAGCACGGGCATGTCTTCCGACTTTACCTGTGCAGTAGTGGTCGGTTGTCCGAGGATCACAGCGAACCAACCGGGCCCTGCCTACTCCTGCGTCGTGGGCGCCCGTACGGAGGCCAACGCGCTGTTCGGTCTTACGTCTGGGCACAAGCTGACCGGCACACCGGACAACCGTGAGCTGAGTCTTGTGGCGAACTCCACGGAGTACTCTGTGGCGCTACCGGCAGGTCTGCTGTCCCTGTCGGATGTCGTGACTGCACTGACCGGTCTGGTGCCCGAGGTGGTGCCGTCTGGGTACCCCGCGGGGTCGCCGAAGTACCTGCAGTTGACCTCCACGTTGGCTGGCTACGGGTCACTCCTCGAGATGCGCTCGTCTCCTGCGCAGCAGGTGCTCGGGTTTGTTGCCGGAAGTACAGCCAGGTCTACCTCGATGACGTCTGCGGATGTAGCTCGGCAGCTGTCGCGGGTGTCTCCGCGCATTACCGCAACAGCAGTCGACACCACCGTGCTGAGCAGGGTCAGCGCTCGGTCTGTCGGGCCTGGCACCGTGATGCTGTTTCGGGTATCCGGCGTAGCTGCTGATCTAGAAGTCGTCGGTACGACGGACGTGCGTGCCACGATCGCCGATGGGTCCTTCGACGCCGTTCGTGTGGGGGATCAGTTGCTGGTGATCTCTGGGACCAACGCTGGCAAGTCCTGGATCGTCAGCGAGGTATCGGCCTCGCAGCTCATCGCTACAGGGCCGATCGCTCCTGTGGCTGACAACGACATCATCGAGGTGGTTCCCACCACGGGCATCATCGGGATGTTTCTAAGTATCCCGACGGGGCCTAACGCTGGCGGTTACCGCGTCGTAACGGCGAATCCCGACGTTCCAGCACATGTGCAGCTCGATCGACAGCTAGTCGAGACACCGAGCACCTTCGTGTGCAACGTCTCGCAGCAACGTGTGCGCATCGAGTCGCGTCGAGCGGACTTGACCTCTCGGCTGTCCGTCGATGGCGGTGCGCTCCCGGCGTTCTTCGATAGCTACCCCGTACGGGCCGTCGGCACTTCGCCTTGGTTTCGTCTGCGCAAAGACGCCCGGTACCTGTCGACCTCGAAGTACGAAGTCGAAGTGGGCGATCATGTGGACATGTTCGCGTCCAACTACGCCGCGTACACCAGACGTCACACTGTGGTGGCTGTGTTCACGGCAGCCGATGGTGGCTCTGTCGTGCAGGTCAGCCCGGAGTTTCCGTCGGATGAGGATGACTCTTCGTGGTCGTTTCAGAGCGGTGTGCAGGTGCCGTTCGGGCGGGTCACCAACCAAGACCTGGAGCGGTACGAGACCCTGCAGGCGCGCTTGGCAGCGTGGTTGCGCTTGTCGGTCAACACCAGCGCGTTCTTTCGTACGTTGAACGCGGCGCTGTCTCCGTTGATCACCAACGTGAGCTCCTCGCGCGCCTCCGTGAACGCAGCAAAGGCGAGGCTGTTCGAGCTGCACGATGTTCTCGCTGTGGCTGGCAGCGACGACGCGGTCGCTACGCTCGAGTACGCGTTGGATCAGCACTCGTCAGCACGCGTGCCCGCTGTGGACGACATCCTCACCCTGCTTCGTGGAAGGGGCTGTGGGCGCGCTGCCGATGTGCTGCTGGCTGCGAACTTCCAAAGCTTCTTCACGTTGACCTCCTCGACCTCTTCGTACACTGGTGCGCTGCTGGAGGCGTCGCAGAAGGTTGTACAGAAGGATCTTCCGATCAGTCGGTTCGGTCGCACGTCCGCATCTGAGGCTATTCGCCTAGCGGCCCTACAGGAGAACGACGCCGAGTACGATGACATCGATCCGGAGCAGCCCGACGCTCCGGATGTTCAAACGGGGAATGTACCCTGATGGCTGACAACAAGATCGCAGCATCCGACGAACAACGTGCGGCTTTGGCTGCCGCGTACAACGCGGTACGCGGTCGTGAGCTCTCGCGCTCGTTCACCGTCAGGACCTTCGAGGAGCTCCTAGACATGCAGATCTCGAGACTCGAGGGCGGTGGGGCCGGCTCACGACCCAGCATGAAGGAGCGGATCGACAAGGTGGAGAACGATCTGGTAGCGGTCATCGAGAAGATCAGGTCGATGCCCGACGATGCGTTCAACGACAAGGACGACAGCACGGCGGTAAACACGCCGAAGTGAGGGCTTGTGCTCGACATCCAGTTCGCATTTCCACAGGAGATGATTCCGGTATCGTCGGCCAAGCTCGTCTACGGTCCGCCGCTAACCGTCGACATCATCGGTGAGGATTTCCGACTGGTCGACCAGGTGCTGATCAACGACGTCCCTTCGCCAGACGTCGTGATCGTGTCGCAACGGCGGCTGCTGGCGCAGGTGCCTCCGATCATGGTGCGCCAGCGGATCACGTCCGTCACGATCTCGAGTGCCAGCATCTCGTTGTCGTCGAAGAACATGATCAAGTTCAAGATCGGCGACGCGGCCCGCAAGGCATCTGGCATCATGCGGTTGATGCAGACGTGGTTGAAGATGTTCTTCACCACGCAGGGCACGAGTATCTCCAACAAGAGCATCGGTGGCGGCGCTCAGATGGTGTACGGGCAGTCGTTCGGACAGAACGAAATCGGCAACATCATCAGCGGCATGGTGATCGCTGCGGACACCACCACACGGCAGTTGATCGCCGTGCAAAGCCGTGTCCCGAAGCTGCCCCTGACCGAGCGCCTACTCAGCGGGAAGGTCATCAACGCGGGCTTCAACAGAAACGAGACCGCGCTCGCCATGGGGATCGAGCTAGTATCGCAGTCCGGTAAAACGGGACAAGCCAACATGGAGCTCTGACGATGGCACAGACCGATCTAACCACGTACCTGCGCGAGAGAATGGCGGCCTGGGACTCGACCGTCGACACCTCGGATGGCTCGCCCTTCGACACGCAGGTGCTGCGGCCGTTGCTCCGAAGGCTCGGCACAGACCCGTACACGACGGACCTGACGACGTTCGTTCGTACGCGTATGGCACAGGAGTTCCCGGACGCGTACATCGAGGAGGGCGGCGGTCTCGCAGACCTGCTGGTGACGCCGGTCCAACTGATGTTGGATCCCGTCGTGCGGGAGACGTCTCTCGTCAAGACCCAGCAGTCGATGATCGATCCTGCAGTGCTGACGACCGATGAGGCCAAGGCGCTTGGCGCCAACGTCTTCTCCGAGATCGCCACGGGCGCCTACGCACGCACGACCGTTCGTTTGTACTTCGCGAACCCTCGCTCGACGTCGGTCTCGCCGGCCAACTACTGCTCGGCTGGTGAGCTACGGTTCCTCCCCATCGCCATCCAGTCGATTCGCACCGAAGAGATGGTATTCAACAAGGAGGGCAGCCTCTACTACTTCGACATCTCTGTGATCGCGGAGAAGCCCGGCGATCAGTACAACGTGGCGGCTGGCGCCATCAACGCAATCGCGAATCTCGCAACCGCCGTACGGGTCACGAACAAATTCCGAGCTCGTGACGGGCTACCGGCAGAGACCTCGGAGCAGTTCATCGATCGTGCCCGTCAGGAAGTCACCGAGCGCTCTCTTGTGGGTCTGCGCGGCATCATGGCGCGTCTTCCCGCCGTGGTCTCGAGCGTCCGCAGTATCGCGGTGGTCGGCATGGGCGACCCGGAGATGCAGCGCGACGTGTTGAAGGGCGGCGGTCTCGGGCCCGTGCTGGCCGCCGGTGTGGTTGGCCAGGCAGTCCCCGATGGGTCGCTGACCACGACAACCCGCAGGTTCCGTCTCGGCGAGGATGCCCTGACGGGGGAATCTCCGAACCTGCACTCGCTGATTGGACCGCCTGGGCCTGTGCGAGGTCGGTTCATCCTGACGGTGTTTGGCGGATTCGCCACTAGCCCTCAGGTACGTGATCTGTCGATCGTCAGCGTCGTGCCCAACGGCGGTGCCCCTTCGGTCGAGGTGGACGTCGTGGACAGCGTGCTGCTCGACACCTCGCCGGTGGTCGTGCCGCTGTACTGGATGCTGCGTCGTAGCGAGCTCACCCTCTCGGACATCCCCGGCGGCATCCTCTTCCCCGAGGGCGAGTTCGGCCTCACTCATGTGGACGACGATGTGGTGCACATTGGCGGTGCGTACGATGTGTACTGCCAGGGCGCGGAGCCCGATGAGGCTTCGCTGACGATCTCTACGCTGAGTGACGAGACCCCACTGCTCAGCGGGGCCCGCGCCACTACCTGGGAGAGCCCTGCGCGCATCTACCTCAATGACTACACGTTGGGCACCAACTACGAGGAGGACGACGCGCACTACCTAGAGCTCGAGCGCTCCGTGGGGCGTTCCATCACGATTCCCTCCGGTGTCGCGGCTGGCGTCTTTCGCATCCTACGGGTTGTGCAGCCGTCGGTGCCCGACGACCACCCGTACGTGGAGGTCGATCCGGCGCCCTTCGTACTTGAGACTGGCCTCATGTGGAGCATCTCCGATGAGGTGGATGTCGATTTGGTCGAGCCGAAGTTCATTCGACTGCGCGGCTCCGACCTGTCGACGGTTCAGGGCTCGGCAACGGTCACGACGCTGAGCGGTACGGACATGTCCGAGTTCGGTGTGGCGGCCAAGGACATCCTGAGGGTGCACCGTGGCCCGGACGCCGGGGACTACACCGTCAGGTCGCTGGGTGGCGGTGCCTTCTTCACGGAGGTCGTGGTTGACCGCCCGTTCAAGTCGACCACGTCTCACGTAGACTTCACGATCTTCAAGCTCAATCCTTCCGGCGGTGTGGTTCGCCCACTGCTGCGCGTGAAGAGCGTGGAGCTGCTGGACGCCACCGGGCAGCCTGTCGGCTCCACTGTGCCGTACGCGTGCCCGGTGGACGGGCGCTCTACCGCGTTCTCGAACATCGCACGCGGCGTGAAGGCCGAGGTCACCGATGCACTGCTCGGCATCGTGGGCCGCCAGGCCGGCAGCGGCTACAACGCTGCGGGGCTCACACTGGACATCCTGGTCGACGGGCTGACGACGATGCACATCACGTTGGTCGGCGGCGAGCCCATCTCGCTGTCGTCCATCGTGAGCCAGATCAACGCGGTGTCCTCCGCGGACATCTTGCAGAACATCGCGGTGATCGTGCCTGACGGTGCTGAGGAGCGTCTTGGTCTTCGTGCCATGGGGCGCAACCTACGGGTCACCGGTGGCACCGCGGTCACTGAGCTGTTCGGCGCAGCCGCTGCGTTCGACTCGCGACATGTTCGATCGCTCAGCATCACGAACTGGTCCAACGGGTTGACGATCCCGCTCGAGGACATGGACGTCGTGGCAGTCATGGACGGCGGGCAGGTCGGCTTCTGTCGCGCCGTCAGCGTCTACTCTGGCGTCAGCCAGGCCGTGATGACCGACCGTGACTTCGTGCCGGAGTTGCGGCGCAAGGTGCGGATCGGAGCTCCGTCCCTCGGCAGCTGCCGACTCTTCTTCCTGGAGCCCACTACTTTCGAGGTCGATGCATCCGCGACGTTCACGTACGTCGACGAGAACCTCGGCGACCTGCATTACCGACCCGACCCGACGCTCGAGTACACACGCATTCCGGGTCCGCCGTCCGTCACATCGCCGTCGGATGGCGTGACCACCGGCGTCGACACGCTCAGCTCGAGCTCCATCGACTTCATCAGTAAGCTCGTGGCAGTCGGCGACATCCTGTCGATCGACTCGGGGCCGATCGTTGGATCCGTTGGGCTGGCGGACCCTGTACCGTCGCTAGCCCTGAAGACGCTCGTGCTGTCGATCGCTGGAAGTTCCGACAAGACCATCACGTTCATGCGCGATGATCCGTCGATCCCTGTGGGCGCTGTGACCCGTGCCGCTGTCGCCAAGCAGATCAATCAGGCCATCGGCAAAACGCTCGCTACGCTCGGTGTTGGCAACCACCTGGAGCTCGAGGGTGACGTGTCGATCGTGGTACGCGCCAGCGGTAGCGCCAATGCCCTCCTTGGGTTCAGCGCCGTGGCCGACACGCTCAACACGGCCGGAACACCGTGCCCCAATGTTGGCCGCTACGCCATCACCGCCGTAGCCCCCGGGGCGCTGACGTGTGGTGGCGAGACGTTCACCGCGGCAACGCGCCAGCACTTCCGAGTGATTCGACCTGGTGTGCAGCGCATCGTAGCGACCGACATGGCGAAGAACCTACTTCCTAACGGACTCTACTGGTTCGACGTAGAGCTCCTGTCGGAGGGACCGGGCGACACCTGGAACATCTCCGCGGGCAATCTGATGACCGCCACGGGGTATCGGTCCGACGGGTACCGGTTGTCGACCCGCAGCCAGAACCTGACGTTCTCTACAACCGAAGACGTCACGATGACGCTGTCCCCGACGATCCTAGAGGTCGGTACATCCGACGATCCTGAGAACGCCACACATCTCTTGGGCCAGGGTCTGCAGGTGATCTACTGGCGCTCGCAGACGGTGGCCGATGCGCAGAACTTCCTGTCGGCGTCACTCGAACGTGTCGTCGATGCGAGCCCGCTGGCCCGCCACCTCATCGTCCACATGGTGCGGTGCGCCCTGACCTACATGGGCGGATCTGCTGAGTCGGTCGTGCGCCCCGACATCCTCGACTACATCAACGGGCTGCTGCCCGATGATTACATCGAGGTCAGTGAGCTGATCAGGTTGATGCAGCGCCGTGGTGCCGTCTCGATCGAGAACCCGATCGAGATCATCGCGGTGGTGTTCGGGGTGGACCGTTCCGTCGTGCTGGAGCGCTCACAGAACAAGCTCAGCACCGGGCGGCTCGCGACGTTCATCCCGGATGGGGTAACCGTAACCCGCCGTGTGGCGTAGGCTCCTCGACGACGTTGCCGACTTCGATGGTGAGCCCAGTGAACGGATCCAGCAGGTGACGGCATGAGGTGCAACGCAGGAGAGAACGCGGTACGAGCGTGCCATCACGGAACACGTGCCGCGGATCGATCTCTTCCTGGTACTTGCCGCCGCAGCGATTGCAGTGGAACTGGGCGTACCGCTCGCGAAGGGAGTTGGCCGCAGGAGTGAGGACGTTTTCGTAGCCTTCGATCGCTCGCCACGCGAGCTCAGGATCCATCTCGACGATCGGCATGGTGACTTGGCTCCGGGGTACTGATACCGCTAAAGTGGGACCACAAAAACATGGCCGGTGCAATCTTTCGAGTTGATCAGTCGCCCGGCGCTGGCGCCGGTGAAGATGGCGTGCCGCGAGATGACCTGCACGCTGACCAGGACATCCAGCTGGTGCCGGTGTCGCCCCTCGGCAACACCTCGTACGAGTGGTCCATCGAGGACGCCACCACCGGGGTGCTGTGCGCGCTGTCGGCGCCATCGTCGCAGCTGACCACGCTGACCGCCTTCGGCGGAGCCGGTACCGCGCGCGTCCAGCTGAAGACCAACGGTGGTGGGCCCGGCAACGTGTCGGTTCAGGTGCTTCGCGTGTTGTCGAATGCGCCCGGTCTGGCGACGCCACGTCGTGGATGGGGTCTTCCGGCGTTCAAGGAGTCGGCCGCGGAGAACCGCATCAAGGTCGCCGACATTCCCAACACCAGAAGCTACGCGCCGCTGTTCGAGACGGCCCTCAAGGACATCGAAGAGAACGCGTTCATCGCGCAGGACACGCTGCCGTTCGTGTTCAGCTCCCCGCTGGACGCCATGCCGGTGGCGCTCGACTTCGCGATCCCTCGGGTTGCCCACGTGATGTTCGACACCGTGGCGTTCCGTCATGCGACTTCGAACATCCAAGTTCGTCTTGAGGTGCTGCTGTGGCACCCGACGACGGAGAACCGGACCCGCGTGGAGCTTCGTCAAGCAGGCCCGCCGAGTGTATCGATCGGTGAGTACAGCACGGTGAGTGGGGACGGCCTGAAGCTCGTGTCGGTCGACTACACAGACTTCCTGGTCGATCGATTTCTTGCCGGAGCACACCGCTACGAGCTTCGTGTGGCCCCGTCGTTCATCTCCACAGATCCCGGTGATCTGCTGACGAATCCGTCGGCGTACGCCGTGCATGTGCTGTACGCGCGTCTTCTCTTCCGGAACAAGGTGTAACGATGGCTGCCACCGCGATCATCCGTGCGTACGACACCGTAGCGGCAAAAGACATCTTCTGGACCACCGACACGCCGTTCGGTCTGCACGCCGGGTACCCCGGGCCCAGTGTGGCCTACCCGAACGCGTGGACGGACTTGGCGGACGTCTGCTTGCTGCAGACGCTGCCGTCGGCCGCAACCGCTCCGGTCGTGCAGCGTCCTACGCTGATTCCTCTTGTGGCGAAGCTGTGCACAACAGCGGCGCTAGTGGGGTCACCAGAGGAGCTGGGAGGTTACTGGCTAGACCAGGCAGCACTATCGTGGGCCACTACCGCGACATTGCGTGTGTACCTTCGCACCAGCGACTCGATAAAGGCCGCCAGTGTGCGGTTGTATGATGCCGACGCCGCTGTGTACGCAGCGCCGCAAATCATCGGCACACTCATCACTTCCGCAAGCGTGGCCGGCACGTTGCTGGAAGTAGACGTAAGCGCGCTGCTGACGAATGCTGGTGGCGCCGGTACCGGCTGGCTGCAGTTGCAGGGATGGAGTGCCGGCGCAATCGCGACTGTCGGTAGCGCCGAGATCGAGTTCGAGTGACCGCGCGAGGAGCACAGCATGACCATCAGTAGCGACCCGAACATCAACCCGCCGACCGGTGCAGAGTACCTGCGCCGACTCAAGAACGTACTGAAAGCAGCCGGATGGACGGTCATCTCTTCGTGCAACGGCACAACTGCCGCTGCATCGGACCTGTGGGCCGCCGAAGGTGACAACAACCACGACTACGCGTGGTGGGTCGGCCAGTCGCCCAGCGGCGAGCGGCAGATCTGTATCCAGCGTGGCACCGCCGAGACCCACTGGAGGGTCAAGTACATCAAGGGCGCGTTCGCAGAATACGACAACGGAAACCCTACGATCACGCCCGCTCGCGCTTCCGGGCTCGCCGAGTTCGTGCTCTGCGGCGGAGGCACGGACGCTTCGCCGACTTTCGAGCAGCTCTTCTACGCTGGCGGCGGGGACAACGCGAGCTACCCGTACCGTGGGCACGTCATCGCGATCGACACCACGGATGGTTTCTGGGCGGGAACGTTCCGCGTCGGGACCAGCGTTCCCGTGCTCGGGTTCTACATCGATCCGCTGACGGGCCTCCAGGACCCTGCTGATGTCGACCCCGTGGCGTTCGACATGAAGGGGGAGTGGCTCGCCTATCGGAGCTACCCATGGGACGGGTCCGAGGAGACGCAGAACCTCGGGCCGATCGGCTACTACGCGGGCGAGTCGAACACGCATGTGCGTATGCCGATGTGCTACTTCGGCAACCGCCACTCCCTCTGCGTCGGCGACAACTACGCTCCGGTCAACACGAACACCGGCAGCTACGACACGTTTCCCGTGCTCTACGCGCGGCCGACGAACCTCGGTGGGCCGTTCGGCGCCAAGGGTTACTCGACGCTCTTCAGGTGGCTGTGGAACGGGGCCGTCACGCGGGGCGACATGGTGCCGCTCGATGGCGTCGCGAAGAGCCGCGTCGCGCTCTCCCCGTACAACCGCTACCCGTACATCGCGGTGTGGGACGGCACGTCGGATTGGCTGGTGTGACATGGCCACGATCGACGCAACCACGGGGCTCTCCAGTATCGCCGACGGCGGGGTCGCAGTACGCGCTGGGCGCGGAGCAAGCACGACCGGCGGCGAGATCGGGGGCGGCGGTCCAGCGCCCACGCCAGTCATCTACCTGAACCGCGGCTGGTGCAGCGACCACAGCGCACCCGAGCCGTGGACCTCGAGCGGCGCGCCGTCGGCCACGCGGCTGGGGCACGACATCCTAGTTGGGTCTACAAGTCACGTGGTCCTGCCGTAAGGAGCGCCATGACATCGGCTTGCGCGGGGTACGGGTTCGGCGAAGCACCGTGGGGTGAGGCTCCGTGGGGGGCCCCCACGGAGGTCGCCGTTGGTGGTGAGCTGCCGACGGAGGAGCCGTTCGACATCTACTGCTTCGGTCCGTGTGGCCCGATGCTTGGCGTGCTGCTGCACACGGAGCTATTGGCTACTCATCCGCCCCCGACGGCAACCACGGCCCCAAACGTGGAGATCGACGAAGTACTGCAGGATCTCGTTCTTCGCAGCGACGACGGGCTGGCGACGAACGTGCACGTCAACACGACGGTGCCGGCGCAGCGCACGCTCGAGGCCACGATCCACCTGGTTTCGCTACCGACCGACTTCGCCAACACGACACTACGGCGCGTCTTCGTCGGAACTTCGAACGCGGCTGGCAGCGCGGCTGGCGTGTTCTTGTCCAGGTCCGGGTTCGCCTACGCGGCGCACTCGACCGATCCGCCACAGCCACTTCCGGACAGCCAGCAGATCGTCGACATAGGAGACGACTATCTGACGCTGAGGATCGCGGTAGATGAGGGCGCCGGCATCGTCTACGTGTACGCGACCCGCACAGCTGACTTGCCTAACACGGGCCACCAGCTCCGTTTCATGCTCCCGACG